TGATAAAGTGGAACAGTTCAATATTTCATTTGTAAAATACTTTATTACATTAAAGTGAAAAAGAAAATTATAAACAAATGAAATACTTTAACGCACTAAAGTGTTAAACTTACTCTTGCAGGGGGCAATTACTTTAATACGCTAAAGCATTAAAGCATATTCTTGTGCAGGGCAATTACTTTATCCCTTTAAAGTATTAAAGCGAACACTTGTTCGTTGGTTAGGACTAACTAACTAACAAGTGAAACAAACATACGTTCGTTTCAATAAAAAAAATAAAGGGAACAACTGTTCCCTTTATTTTTAAGCGATTCGTTCCCAACCGCCATTTGTAAGAATGAATGTACCTATTTCAGTACATTCATTCTCCCACCGCTGATATAATTCAGCGGTGATTTTACCGCCTGGGGCGTAACCACCTATGTGGTTGCTGCCCCAGTCGCTTGAGTGACGGCTTAAACCATAGATGTTACCGTCACTATAGACCATGATAGTATCATGGTCTGTTTTGATTTTACCTGTTATTGTTATAATATCCATATTTCTACCTCCGTGTTATTTTAATTTGTACCATTCAACAGCGTCACTACCATTGAACTTAATTAAATAATTTTCTCCGTCATGTAGCGGAGAATGTTTTACAGGTGAATCAATCACCTGTTTATTACTAGCGGTACAATGACCGCCGTCATAAATGAATACGCCGCTGCCTGCGTTCTTAGAATCCTCCAAGAATGTAGCAACGCCGTAATTCTCACCATCTTTTATGTCGGTGAGGACTGGCGTATGTGGTAGACAATAGCCTACCACAACACCTATCAATAACATACAGACTATTTTTTTCATGTTACACCTCTAATATTTCACACGCATATTTTAAAGCGTATTGCTTAGCGTGTGCGCCGTGCCACTGTTTCACTATGTCGTTATAAGCAATAACGGCATAATGAAACATCCATAGAATAGCAACGCATCTGTCAGATGCGTCACTTTCAATGTTTATAAGTCCGTCCTTATGAAACATTGTTTCATAAGGACTTAAAGACTTATAAAGTCTTTTCATGTAGTATCTATCATCTTGCAACATAATTTTCCCCCCTAAAAGAATGTATCCATTACAGCCATTATAATGGATTCCGGAGAATCCATTATGACTGTTTCATCAGCTACATTATTTTCAAATCGGCAAACTTCATATTTGTTAGTCTGACGGTCGAATTCTATATCAACTGTCCAGCTTGAATGACGTGAGCTAAACTCAATGCTGCTATGTCGAACTATACATTCGACATTATTCATATAATATGATTTATTTAAAGCTGCCGCTACTACAGCAGCTATTTCAGTTCTCACGTTAGTTCTGTTGCACTTTAATTTTAACATTTTAAATACCTCCATTTTATGCTATATAATTAAATAGTTATATACATTTTGTGTGGACTTATTTTCTTGCCACCCCGACTTTAAAGCCTATGTCACGCGGTCGGGCGTCTCTGTATGAAGTTGTCTACGGTAGTTATTTTACTACTGTTCAGGCTTGTTGTCAAGCCTGTTTTTTATTTTTTTTTCTTGCGTTCGACCTTAACGCCGTCCGCACTATTATAATAACAAACCTACGAATCAATGTCAAATATTTTTTTTAGTTTTTTTTAATTTTTTTTCAGATCTGTATTTTTATTTGTTTGATGCAACTAATTAAATATAGAATTGATGCAATAGCGACAGCATGAATATATCACATATAGGTTTGTAAGGCTTTAAATTGCGTTTTAAACGATTCTATACGCTTATAGGTATAATAATATCAATAACACATAAAAAAACACTGTAAACGGCTTTTATACGTTTACAGTGTAGCAGGGTATATTTTAATTGTTTTATACAATAGTTGAACAAGTCAACAATATATTTGTTATATTTTTACCAGTTAAAAATATAAGTGGGGCGGGTATATTACGGGTAAATCTTTAAATTGTGAAGCATATCGAGATTGCCTGGAAAAAAACTTTCTTAAAACCATTTTAAAATTAAAAGACGGGAAGTCAAAAGAGAAACTTTCTTAAAACCATTTGGAGTTGCCTTACAGGCAACTCCCAACTCCTATCATCTCCACTATTTTCTTGAAATAAGCAATCACGTATCTCCATTCCGGCAATCTATGAAATTCTCTTTGCCCTATCATTGTCTTTATCTGACCCATATTTGTTACAATCCCCGCTGTCAACTTTAATCCACTTGGCACATTATACAAAAGCGTCAAATACGCATCATCCTTTTCTTCTTTAGAAGCATTATTATATTCATCAACCAATCTTTTAACTTCTTCTTTCGTATTATCAGTAACCCACTCATTAAAAGGATCATTCTCATCTACCAATTTTACGATTCTGTGCATAGTACTTTGAGCTATATACCGCAATTTTCACCGCGGAATAGACTATCTCTTCATCCTAAAAATTTTAGGAGCGATGCGCTACAGACAAAAGATTTTCACTCTGTCCTCTCTGATAATTAACTAATTATCAAATTAGTCGTTACACCTTCTTGCTTTATTATTTCTTCTATATCTTCATCTTCATCAACTATTCTTACTAAAACCCAACCAAAAGAAGTTTTTGATGCTCCACGGACCAAATTCCCAATAGCACGTCCATTAACCTTATAATGTCGTCCAAACTCCATTGCAGAATCCGCGATTACTTTTTCTTTTCCTTTTGCAAGTATAAAGATTCTTTTTCTAGTGGTATTAGTAGATTGAATTGATTGAGAACATACAAGCCTTAAATTATTTTTACAATAATTTCCATTTACATCTATTCTATCAAAAGAAATTGTATTAATAGGATTAGTTTCTGCTAATTTTCTAAATTCATCAATAAAATCAAAATATAAATCTATCGCATTCTCATACTCTAATTTAATTCCGCGACCACCGTAATGTTCATAACCAGAATTATTAGGATTATTACATCTTTGATACATATTATAATATCTTTCCATAAAAACTTTTTTAAATTCATCATTAGGTAAAAGTTTTAAACATCTTTTACCATGTTTATAAATGATTTTTTTATTTATTGCCCTATCAAAAGATTCATAATTAATCTCATCTTCCAGTCCGCATTTTTGACATTTAAGATAAATACGTCTTTGTCCTTCTTTACTTCTCTTATAGTCGATAACCTTATAATCGCCATAAATTTCACCAATTCTATTTTTATAAAATTGTTCCTCACAAGTATGAGCATTATGATTATATTCTCTATAAGCAAACTTCGATAATGAAACTTTCTTTATATTTTGACAAATTTTACATTGAATAGTAGCATGACCATTCTTTTTTTCAATTAATTTATAATCCGTATTTCTTCACCTCTTTTTTCTACAAGAGAAGAAGAATAAAGCAAGCTTGGCACGGTATTACCTTATCTTCTATGCAAAGACTTAGGCTCTCTTACTTATAATAGTGTCTCCACTTTCTAAACCGTTAGCCATTATATAAATGACACCCTATATTTATAGGTTCACATCGTAATAATATAAGAAATTACTCTCTTACACGCCCCAATTCGAGCTAACTATATCCTGGAAATGATACCTTTCCCACTCAACCCACGCCTTATTACTAAGCGTCAAATCAAATCCCAGTAAAATTCCATGTAGAAAATTATCATGTCCACTTCCGCGAGGCGCGTTTGCGAGTTTCCTTGTAATATCCTTAACTTCATCAGTACACTTACTTACATCTGCCGCCATAGGATATTTAGACGCGCGCACTGCATTGCTCATATTATAGATGCATGCGTTAGTAATAATGCCATGCTCTTCAGGCGGCAAACTCTGATAATTATTTATCATACTCTTTTATTCCTTTCTATGTTTTAAAATAAGATGCGCCAGTATCTGACAAATTTTTATCAGAGTCTGCGCGCTCTCTTTTCTTTGCTCTTGCGTGTTAAAATTAATGTCTATTCATTTCCTGCGCTTTAATCATACAATAAGTTGGTAAAAATATAAATCCTAAAATTATTAATATCGCAAACATTCTCTTTCTCCTTTACTTTTCTTCTCTTGCTTCAAATGTTTCTTTTGCTATTGCATCTAAAAATTCTTTTGGTACTTCTATATTATATTCTTTAAAAATATCTGTTACTATTTTATATTTATAAGATGGCGGATTCCGCTTAGAAGTTAAACATACATAATACTTACCTTCATGTTCCAAACTATAAAAATCTAAATCCTCTCCCGCCCTTACATTTAATCTTTTTCTCATATTCTTAGGAATAGTTATTCTACCTAAGTCATCAATCTTGCGGCTTGCGCTTTCATTTATTAAATTCATTTTATTTTTTTTCCTTTCCTTTTGCAATAACTTTTTAAGTGAATTGATATATTTATTATATCATAATTTTTTGTGTTTTCCAATTTTTCTTTGCGCTTTCTTTCTTTTTCTTTATATATTTATTATATAATATTTTTTATAATTTTTATAATAGGGTTTTAGTCTAGACCTCGACACAGTTTTTGCTTTTTTTTGTTTGTTTTTTGTTTACAACAAAATTTTAGCATAAATTTTTTGCATTGTCAAATTTGCTGCGGCGCATTTTTTTTTGGGCAAATACGCTTGACGAAAGATAAAAATTTTGGTATAATATATTTGTGAATTGGTAAAAAGAAAAAAAATTATAATAAGCGGAAGGGTTTGAGAAACTAAAATGCTATTAGATAAAAAAATAACAGACCCAGAAGAGCGTTTACAAAAAGTAAATGAATTTCTGGCAGAAAATCCTAATCCATCTTCTCGAACACTAGAAACCCTCGCCGATTATTTAGTTTTTGCAATAGAAAAAAAAGAACGCTCTAAAGAGGTTATAACTTCTAATCGCGCGACTACTATAGCAAAACGTGAAACTTCATTTGAGGGCTTGGTTTCTCAATTAGATGGCGGCGAAGATGGAATATATAATTTAACCTCAGATAATAAAAATGTGCTTTTAGCTCCTAAAATTACTATTACTAAGCGCGACATAGAAGAAAATAAAGATTTGCAACAATTGCGCGATACAATAAAATTTTGGGAAGATAGACTAAAAGAAACTTCTGAGGAAAGAAATAAATATGCGATAAAAAAAATGCTTATAGAAATGAGAAGAGACCAATACTTAATGAAAATGAGTAATAGACCTCCAATTATTCCTAAAGCAATTACAAAAACTAAGACGGTTATCTTTTTAAATGAAGAAATCTCAATAAATGAAGAAGGCGTCTTTAATATTGAAGGCTTTTCATTTTTAAGAAATGATGTATGCGCGCAGATGCTCCAAAATTATTCGCGGTTGCATCAGGACTGCTCAGAAGAACTTAACGCTGATATGTGGTCCGCGGTACGAGATTTTGATGCTTTAAGCGAACGCGCGCTTTCAAAACATCCTATTCTTTATGCTATTGCTATTGCTAAGATAGATGGAAAAACAAATTCTCAAATACGAGAAAAATTAATGCAAGATTTTAAGGTAGAATATTCAGAAGAATTTATTTCTTCTCTATGGTGTCGCAAGATACCTAATACGATAGCAGAACAAGCGCAAGAAGAATGGCTTGAATGGTATTATACGGAAAAGGAAAAAGGTAAATATAAACGTTGTTCAAAATGTGGTCAAAATAAATTATCTATTCCTCGTTATTTTACTAGAAATAAAACAAGCAAGGATGGACTTTATAGTATTTGTAAAGAATGTCGAAATAAAAAGGTCAGACCTCTATAATATGGTCTGACCTTTTTTTATATAAAATAAAGGAGGTGTTATCTTTTTGGGAAGATCATCAACAAAAAGAAAAATTTACTGCGAAAAATGTAAATCTACATATGTTGAAGATAGTTTTTATAAAAGTAATTTGGAAAAATATGCTAAAAACAATGGTTATATGAATATTTGTAAAAAGTGTATCACAATGAATGTAGACAACTGGGACGCAGATACTTATTTACCAATTTTACAAGAAGCGGACGTGCCTTACATACCGCGCGTTTGGAATAAGTTACTTAAAACTTACTGTCAAGACCCAGCCAAGGTTAATGGTATGACCGTTATAGGTAGATACTTGGGCGCGATGCGAATGGCGCAATATAAAAAATACAGATGGAATGATACTGAATACCTTATGAAGGTAGAAGATAATGAAAAAGAAGTATCAATGCGCCAGCAGGGAAAGACCGAGAGCGAGATTCAAAAGACCCTTGAGGAAGACCGCGCGCCATTAGAAAAGCCAGAAATTTTTAAAGAAGCTGAGCGTAAAGCCGCAGCAGAAAGCGCAACCATTTCTTCTCCTCTTGCATCTAATACGCAATCTGCGGAAGAATTAGGATTAACTGAAGATGATATTAATTATCTTTCTATTAAATGGGGTAGTTCATATTCTCCTGATGAGTGGGTTAAGTTAGAACAGCTTTGGGTTGAAATGAATGAATCCTATGATATACAAACAGCGGGTGAGCGCGATAGCTTAAAAATGATTTGCAAGACCTCGCTCAAGGCCCATCAGTTAATAGATCTTGGAGATGTGGACGGGTTCCAAAAGCTTACGCGCGTGTACGAAACCCTTATGAAGCAGAATAAATTCACTTCAAGCCAGCTCCGCGATGAATCTAAGGGAATTGATTGTCTTGGTAAGTTTGTTGCGCTTTGTGAACAAGAAGGTGGTTTTATTCCGCAATATTATACGCCAGAACCGCAAGACAGAGTAGATGAGACATTGGCAGATACCAAACGTTACCTGCGCACTCTTGTACAAACTGAATCAAGTCTTGATATGTTAATTGAAAGCGCTATTAAAGCAATAGAAAAAGAAAATGAACATACAGAACAGGATGCTATTGATGAAATAATGAAGTTCGCAGATGAAGATCCGGAATACTCGCCTTTAGAGGATTATCAGGAGCTGCGCGCATTTGAGGAACAGGAGCTTGCCGCAGATATAGAAAGAGAGGAAGAAGATGGCGCTTAATGACTTATTAAATCTTTCACATTCTAAAGAAACTGTTAAAATGGGTATGTCTGAAGAACGTCTCAAGGATGCTGTTGCAGAAGGTAGAAAAATAATTTCATTTTTTAGATGGTATCCAGATTTGTTTGTAGATTGGCTTGCGAGTCTGAATCCAGATAATAAATTCCGGTTCTATTACTATCAGCGCGTATTCTTGCGTGCGGCTCTTAGGCATAAGTATGTGTACGCCGTATATCCGCGTTAAGTATGAGCGCGTGTAAAGTAGCAATATTTTACAAAGAATTTATTTAATTGCTGGAACATCTTATAAAAGAAAATCAGCAGCTAAGTTACTTATTTATTTATTTATATTAATTTTATAAGAGGAGAAAAAAGATGGAATGAAAGAAAAAGTTTCAATCAGAAAAAATAATAAAAATAATAAATAAATAAGTAAAAAGTTCAACGACTATTTTATGTACATTTTAAGCAAGATGGAAAAGGTAAACTTCCTTAAAACAAAGGAAAGAAGATATAGTCTAACCTATATAGTGATATATAGCAGTTCATAAGAGAACGTATACAAAGTAGCGATTTGTATAGAATATAGTGGCATACTCGAAGTCGTTCCTCGCGGTGTTAGCCAAGATGGTAAAAGCCATACTCTATCCTAACTCACACTCGTTCGTAACCTCCGGTGGTAAGGAACAGGCCTCTGGTATCTTAGCCGAGAAAGTTGATGAATTATGCGAGCTTATTCCCGCTCTTAAGAACGAGATTTATGAGGGAAGAGGTAAGGGTACAACAAAATCAAAAGATTATACCAAGATATTGTTTAAGAATGGCTCGTATATAGATAATGTGGCTGCCCGTGAGACCTCGAGAGGTAAACGTAGGACCGATGGGACTATAGAAGAGGTAGAAAATAACTGCCTGTATATATCTTTACTGCTAATCCGCAGGGTCACTATCTAGTGGCTAACGGGGAAGGCTGACCGTTACACATGTATGTCAAAACATGTTTAGGCGAAGTTAATCCCGTGTGAAGCCATTATTCTTTATATTCCTCTTTAATTGAGAGGAGATGATACAAATATTTTGTGTTTATAAAATTACAAATTTAGTAAATAGTAAAAGTTATATTGGTATAACAAAAAGAAATCCAAAAATTAGATTTAATGAGCATTTCTCGAATAAGAATGAATTACTTTATAAAGCGAAAGAGAAATATGGTAGAGAAAGCTTTGCATTAGAGATAATAGAGAAAAATATATCAGAAGATAAAATAGATGATAAAGAAAGGTATTATATTAAACTATATAATACTTTAACTCCAAATGGTTATAATTTATCTATAGGAGGAATTTCTAATAAATCTATTTCTGAAAATGGTAAAGAAAAATTAAGACAATGTAACTTAGGAATAAATAATCCAAAATGTAGTAAGTATATTTTAATGATAGATAAAAGTACGGGCGAAATATTAAATAAATTTGGAAGTGCCAGAGAAGCTGGAAGATTTCTTGGGAATGAAGGTAAAAAAACTTCTATCCTTAACTGTTTAAAAGGAAAAACTGAAACTACATTAGGTTATAAATGGAAATATGAAGAATAATGGAACATGTATCGACTATTCCGGGTTAGACTGGAAGTAGGGCTATTATTGATACATAGCTAGGTTTTAGGAAACGAAGCCTATGAAAACCGAAAAGGATATACTCTTAGGGAATTGACACTTCCTAGAGTAAGATATAGTCAATACCGACCGAAAGGTCGGATAAATATGAGTGGGTGTAGATGGCACGATCCTGAATGAAGTCATAATCCCGACAATGAACATTGATAGGCTCGCGGGAGACGGTAAAAGATACGAGAACGAGATGCTGAATAAGAGCCAGATATACGTGACAACCGCTGGGTATAAGAACGAGTACCCATATAATAAGCTCATACAGGTCTTGGTACGAAGTATCGTACAACCAGATAAGGCTATCGTACTTGGAGGTACATGGCGCTTGCCGGTTCTCGAAGGTCTTCAGTCTAGAAATTTTGTTAATGATTTAAAAGCAGATGCTACTTTTAACGAAGCTTCATTTGACCGAGAATACGAGAGTCTATGGGGTGGAACTGTAGAGGATGCGTTTTTTAATGCAGATGCCTTTGACAAAAATCGTGTTATTAATACCGCAGAGTCTGAAGCAAGCAAGAGAATAGGAAAAGGCGGTTATTATGTTATCTCAGTCGATGTAGGACGATTGAATGACTTATCAGATATTACAATCATTAAAGTTAATCCACAAAACTCATTATCTTCATTAAAACAAATAGTAAATCTTTATTCATTAGAAAAAATGCACTTTGAAGATCAGGCGATTCAGATAAAGCGTCTTTATTATAAGTATGGCGCGCGGCGCGTGGTTATAGATGGAAATGGCTTGGGACACGGACTTGTGGACTATCTCGTGAAGAGTCAGGTAGACCCAAAGACCGGAGAGTACTTCCCGCCATTTGGTGTTTATAATGACCCAGACGGTAATTATAAGCGTTTTAAAACTGGCGATACAGAAGATAATGTTTTATATATAGTTAAAGCAAATGCACCTTTTAATACAGAAATGTATACAATTTTACAAGCACAATTAAATGCAGGCAAGATTAAATTTTTAATTGATGAAAGAGTAAAAAAAGAAAAGCTTTTAGCAATGAATCAAACAAAGCGAATGTCACAAGAGGAAAGAGATACTTATTTACGTCCTTTTACTTTAACTTCTATATTGCGCGAGCAGCTACTAAATCTTCGAGAAGAGACCGAGGGTGTTAATATCATACTTAAGCGCGCGAATAAAAATATAAAGAAAGATAAGGTTTCCTCCCTCGGATATGGATTATTCTATATAAAGGTAGAGGAAGATGACCCAAGCAGACGCCGGCGCCACAATATTTCAGAATTTTTATTTATGAACTAAAAAAAATTCTCAAAATTTTGGTCATGTCTTTATAATCGCTTTGTAAGAGTTTTTATAGGTATTAGAAGAGTGAATTTCGATTTTCTCTCTTCTTTACCTCTTGCATTAAGAATGGAGGTGATAATATGTTGGCATCATTTGGCGAAAGAAAAATCCATGACATTCTTGAATCTAATGGAATTGTTTTTCAAGAAGAATATATAATAGATGGATTATGTTCTGAAAATGGAACGCCACTTCGATTTGATTTCGCAATATTTGATGACGAAGGACATTTATGTTGTTTGATAGAATATCAAGGAAAACAGCATTATGAACCTTCACAAAAATTTGGTGGAAAACGAGGTTTTTACCAACAACAACATAACGATAATAAGAAAAGAAGGTTCTGCGCTTTAAATAAAATCAATTTAATTGAGATACCTTATACTGATGAAAATTTAATTTCCTATGATTATATCATGGAGCGCGCAGGACTATTTTAAGAGGTGCAAATAGTGAGACATAGACAAGAAGAAATTCGAGCTAAAGGTTTTGCTTTAACCGAACCAGAACCTACTGGCGCGCCCCTTGATTTTTCAAAATTACGTGTTGGTGTCAAAACACTTGAAGATGCTATTGTAGATACAAATCCTTATAAAAGTTTAGGTTCAAGTAAAAAATATACTGATAAGAATTTTATTCTTAAATCTTTGACTAATAAAGATTTTGAATCTCTTAGAAGAATTTCAAATTTATTCTTTGATAGCAGTGGTATTTATTCACACGCTTGTAAGTATTTAGCAAGTTTGTATAGATACGATTGGTATTTAGTGCCTTATATAAATGATTCTGATAAAATCAATGAAGATAAGGTTCTAAAGGAATTTGCTAATTTATTAGAATTTTTTGATAATTCTCATTTAAAGCTTCAATGTAATGATTTGGCACTTAAAGTAATTAAAAATGGTTGTTATTATGGGTATATTCTTAAAGCTAATACTCATTTAAGTATACAAGAGTTGCCTATAGAGTATTGTAGAACTCGCTACATGAGAAATTCAATTCCAGTAGTTGAATTTAACATGAGATATTTTGACGATAAGTTTACTGATATTCAGTATAGACTACGTGTTTTAAAAGCATTTCCCGAAGAGTTTTCTAAAGCATATGTAATGTATAAGAATGGTAAATTAAAACCTGATTATAGCGGCGATACCTCTGGGTGGTATATGCTTAATCCTGATCTTGCTTTTAAGTTAAATCTTGGCGGCAGTGATATGCCTATTTTAGCCAATGCAATTCCGGCAATTATTAATTTAGCAGAGGCGCAAGATTTAGACAGAAAGAAAATGATGCAACGCCTTTTAAAGATTATTATTCAAAAGTTACCAACTGATAAGAATGGTGATTTAATATTTGACGTTGAAGAAGCAAGAGATTTACATAATAATGCAGTTACAATGCTAAGAAATTCTATAGGTGTTGATGTATTAACAACTTTTGCTGATACCGATGCAATAAATTTATCAGATTCTAATACTGCGACTACTTCTGACGATTTAGAAAAAGTAGAGCGCGCGGTATATAATGAGTTCGGTTTTGCGAAAAATTTATTTAACTCAGATGGTAATATAGCACTTGAGAAGTCTACTTTAGTAGATGAAGCAACTATTCGCACTCTTGTATTAACTTTTCAAGCTTTCTTTGATAGAATTTTAAAACTTATATCAAGTAAAAATAAGAAATATCATTTTAACTTTAGGATGCTTGAAACAACACAATTTAATTACAAAGAACTGTCAAAATTATATAAGGACCAAGTACAAATTGGTTATTCTAAGATGTTGCCGCAAATTGCGCTTGGACATTCTCAGAGTGAAATTTTGGCAATGGCAACATTTGAAAATCAAGTTTTACATCTTTCTGATATTATGATACCACCAATGAGTAGTAACACTATGAGTGGTAAGGTAGAATCTCAAGAAATTAATGCGGCTACCAAGAAAAATACTTCCCAAACTACTACAAAGAAAACTACTAAAGTGGTAGATTCTGAGGAAAGTAAAGGCGGTCGTCCTGAACTTCCCGATGACCAAAAGTCAGAAAAAACTATACAAAATCGGGAAGGTATGAATTAATAGGAGGATAAGATGCATTTAAGTGTTCCAAAAGATGCTCAATGTGAATTTATCAATCTTGAGAATACTTCAAATCCACAAATATCTAAATGTCAGATAAAAGTTTGTTATGTTTCTGATAAACCTAATCGTAACCGCTCCGTAATCACTAAAGAAGTTGCGCGCAATGAACTGGCGCCTTCTCTTCGTGGTTGTCCTATTGTAGGAGTTTTTAACGAATCCAACGAGGATTATGAAGAACATAATAAAACTATTAAAATCTCAGATGGTAAATTTACAATTACAGAAGATACAAAACCTTATGGTTTTGTTGATATAAATGCTCAAGTTTGGTTTCAGAAATTTATTGATGATAACCATATAGAGCGTGAATATTTAATGACTGAGGGGTATATCTGGACGGGTGCATATCCAGAATCCCAAAGAGTTATAGAGCGTGGAAATAATCAGTCTATGGAACTGGATGGCGCGACCATGGAAGGACAGTGGGAGAGAGATGCGAATGGAGAGCCGCAATTCTTTATTATAAATAAAGCCATCATTTCTAAACTCTGTATTTTGGGCGAGGATTTTGAACCATGTTTTGAAGGCGCTCAGATTAAGGCTTCATTCTCATTAGATGAGGGTTTCAAGGAGACTCTTTTCTCTATGGTCAATGAAGTAAAGAAAATTTTTGGAGAAGGAGGAAACCCAATGGATTCTGAAAAGGATAAGAAGCCGGCTGAAGAATTTAGCCAGATAGAAGATCCTACTCCAGCTAAGGAGTTTATAGACCAGCCTAAGGAAGAAAAACCTGAGCCGGCGCAAGACTTTAAAATGGAAGATAAGGAAGAAAAAAAGCCTGAACCAAAAGAAGAAGAAAAAAAGGAAGAAGAGCCTGAAAAGAAGGAAGAAGAACCTAAAGAAGAAGAGCCTCAGAAAAAGGAATATTCTTTAGATGAAATTCCAGAATATGTAGAACTTAGTAATAAGTTCTCTCAGCTTACTACTGATTTTTCTGCTCTTGCGGAAGAGGTTAAAGAATTAAGAGAATTTAAGGCTAAGGCTGAAAAAGCTGAAAAGCAGAAGATGATAGACCAATTCTATATGCTTTCTGATGAAGATAAAGCTGATGTGGTTTCTCATATAGATACTTATTCTCTTGAAGAAATAGAATCAAAATTATCAGTTATCTGTGTTCGTAATAGAGTAGATTTTTCTTTAGATAAGAAAGAAGAAGAACCAGCAGATAAACTTATATACAGTCTCGCAGAAGAAACTGATGATGTTCCGGAATGGATAAAAGCAGTAAAAGAGACAGAGAAGAATTTATAATAGGAGGAAGTTTTAATGGCTACTATGGTAAGCAATGCCGACAAGACATTTAAGGTAACTGTCGGCAATACAAAGGGCGTAAGCTCAAGCCAGGCTGCTGGCGTATCATATGGTTATGCTCAGGTTGAGCCTAATCATCTCTCAGCTCAGAGAACTGGCGCAATTTATGCACAGCTCCCATGCAAGAGCGATATTGAAGTTCTTGAAAATGGTCAGTTTGTAAAATATGATTATCCAGAAGGTGTTGTAGACTTTACTGGTAAGGGCGAATGGATGCTCGTATTTAATGAAGTAAAGGTATATCATGATAGAGATACAGACGCTGATTTTGCAATGAAGAAGTTTAATTATATTGCAAGAGTTTATGGCGCTGATAATTCTTTTATGCCAGAAAATACTAATATGGTTCCGAGAGTATTTAAGACTGAAATTGGTGACATTTTCACTACTAACGCAGTTCAGAATAAAATCGAAGAGCTTAAAAAGGGTGATACTCTTACAGTTGGCGAAGATGGTTTCCTCAAGAAGACAGAGGGCGCTTCTGAGGGTATGATTTGGCAGGTAGCTAAGATTTATACTCTCGGTGATTTACAGCCGGCAGTTAAGGTTCAGAGAATTCAGTAAGGGAAAGGAGGAGATATAAATGGCTATGGAATATAAAGATTTACTTGCCCTTATGAAGGCAACAGCAAAAGCAGCACCAAGCGCGCCTGTTAATTTTAGTTATGAAGGAAAGCCACAGACTTTCTCTTATGAGGCTATGAACGAAACTCTGAGAAAGGAACTTAATGAGTATGTAGGTACTTATGCTCTTTATAGAGAAAATAAGAATATGCTCTTCTCGCTTATTGAAGAGACTATGGATGATCTGCTTCCTAAGAGAGTTCTTGAACAGTATGGTCAGTTCGCAGATGTTAGGACTTTCGCGCAGGGTACTAAACCAATCTTTAAGCATAAGACTGGTAGAATGAGAGCTAAGCAGTTCATTACTAGAGTTGGAATTGCAGGTATTTATGAAGTATTCAAGCTTGGTCAGGAAAACTTTGAAGTACAGACAAGCGCAATCGGCGGAGCTGCTCAGATAGGTCTGGAAGAGTTCCTTGATGGTAGAGTAGATTTCTCAGAGCTTACTCAGATTGTAATGGACGGTATGGATGAGCTTGTTTATAGAGAAATTGCTAAGGCTCTTACTTCTTCTGTTGCACAGCTTCCAGCTGCAAATAGAGTTTCAGCAACTGGTTTTGATGAAGTTGAATTTGATAGACTGATTGCTACCGCTTCAGCTTATGGCGCTCCTGCAATTTATTGTACTTATGAATTTGCTGTTAAGATGATGCCTTCTGCAACTACTTGGGTTTCAGATAATATGAGAGATGAAGTATGGAGAAATGGTTACTTTACTCGTTATAAGGGTAATATTCCAGTAATAATTCTTCCACAGTCTTTCGAGGATGAAACTAATGCAACTAAGGTTATAGACCCAGGTTATTGTTGGATTATTCCAGGTGGTACTGATTCTAAGCCAGTTAAGGTTGCATTTGAAGGCAACACTATTGTTGATGAACTTCCTCATTATGATAGATCAAGAGATATTCAGGTTTACAAGAAGGTTGGTGTTGTAGTAATGATGACTAACAACATCTGCTCTTATGTAGATACTTCGCTTGCAGGTAAGCTTGCAAACGAATAATATAGATTGATTGGGTGGAGATTTTTCTCCACCCAATTTTAAAAGGAGATAAAGGAGTTAAGTTATGGCAAAAGTAAAAAATCGTAGCAATGGAAAAGCTGTTTATATTATTCCAGAATTAGGCGACAAAAGAAATATAAGACGAGAATTTGCACCACACGAAATCAAAGAAATTCCAGCAGAAGAACTTGAAGCGCTGACCTATATTGGTGGTGGTGAGCAAATTTTAAAGAATTATTTACAGATTCTTGACAAAGACGCATTAGCTAAAGTAAACTTAGAAGTTGAACCAGAGTATGCTATGTCTGAGGAAGATGTTAAGAAACTTATGAGAGAAGGTACGTTAGATGCTTTTAAAGATTGTCTTGATTTTGCTCCACAGGCAATTAAAGACATGATAAAAGATTATGCTGTCTCTCTTCCATTAAATGATTCTGCCAAAAGAGATGCTATTAAAGAAATCTTAAAATTTGATGTTGATAGAGCTATCTTAAATAAGAAGGCTTCGGAAGAAACAGATGCTCCAAAAGAAGAAGAAAAAACTCGTAGAGTTGAACCGGCAGCTTCTACTGGCGGGCGCAGAACTGCAGCACCAAAGTATGAGATTATTGACTAATAGATAGAAAGGAGACATATGACTTCTTTCGATGTAATTTATGACCGTTTCCTTGGAAAAATCACTGATGATATGTATCAAGAGTGGACAAAAGAGGAAACGATAGCGGATTGCAGAAATATTTTAGCTGACGCAATTCCTTATTTTGAATTTCCTCGATTCGCAATTTATGATTACGATGAAACTGGGTTCGCCGCCGATTTAACTCAAGAGGAAATAAATATTCTTGCAATTTTAATGATGCGCGCTTGGGTTCAGCGTCAAATAACTAGTATTGAGAATACTCGTATGAAGTACTCGAACGCTGATTTTAAGATGACAAGCCAAGCGAACCATTTAGCTAAGTTAATTTCCCTTAAAGATAATATTTCGACCGAAGAGCGCCATATGCAGCGTCTTTACAGGCGCCGCCGCAGAAAAGAAAAAGATGGTAGTATGGAATCAAACTGGTCAGTTCTTATAGAAAAGAGCGCGTTACGTGACGACTAAATATGGTTTTGATTGTAACCTTGATGAAAGTCGCAAACGCGTGACTAATCAAATATGGAAATTGATTCCACTTTGGGAAGAGAATGCTGATTGGGAAAAACAATTAAATAGTGTAATTATTGAAATAGCAGGACTTAATGAAATTTTTAAAGGACAGGTAAACTTTCTTACACTTTTGTCTAAGCTAGAAGGAATGAGGATTATTAAGCATTTTGAACCTTATAGACGCAATGTGTTTGAGAGTATTACAATGTTCAACGACTTGTACCATGAATAATTTAGATTTAATGAAGAAAAGGCTCGATTGGCAGGGCGGTGACCAAGAGCATAGAATGATACAAGATAAGTATAAAACATTCCTTAAAACTTTGAAATATAGTCATCAAGCTGAGGATGTTAGAAAAATGGGTGAAGATGTGCAGTGGCGCGCGCTTATAAACCCTGATAAAGAAAAAGAAGATTATGATGATAAAATACTTTCTATAGATTTTGCTTCTAAATTTATGCCGGGAGATATATTTGAATGGCTCAATACAGATACAAAATGGATAGTATATTTACCACATTCTACCGAAGATTCTTTTTTTAAAGCAGAAATTAGGCGCTGTAAATGGGAACTTTTTTGGGTAGATGGTAAAGAAAAAAAATCTTCATGGTGTTATATCCAAGGTCCAGTAGAAACGAAGATTAATTATCTGCAAAAGTCAGGAATTAGTATGGATACACCCAACTGGTCTTTAGATATATTAATTCCAAACAATCCAGATACTAAAAAATTTTTTAAGAGATATGCACGCTTTCTTTTCAATGATATGGCTTGGGAAATCCAAGTAGTTGATAGTATTAGTATTGAGGGTATATTACAGATAACTGCCCTTGAATATTATAAGGATGCAGATAAGGATAAGCCAGACGAAGCGCTTGCAGATGCATTTATAATAAAACCTGCAAGAGAAGAGAAATCTGGGGAACATATCATAGAAGGAGAAGGCATTATTCGACCTAAAAAATCTTATGTGTATGGCGCTGATTTTGCTGGCGGCGCGTGGTCAATTAAAGAGAAACGTCCTATTACTTTAGTTCCTCTTGCAGATCAACGTGTAAAATTAGTTTGGAATGATGTAGTAAGTGGCAATTTTACATTGGTGTATACAGTGGAAGGCGCGACTTATGAAAAAATGATTGTGGTAGAATCATTGTTTTAGAGAAAAAGGAGTTTAAAGATATGAAAAGAGTACATTATGAAAAACCTAACTCTAATTTCTTATCTTTGGAAAAAGATTATCGTTTAATAATTAATAAACTTTTAGATAATGAGGATTTTAAAAAATTGCTTTATCGTACTGATAAAACGTGTCTTTCTTCCTCTTGTCCAAATCTTTCAGAAGATGAAGTTTTAGATTTGATTACAAAGAAATATGTTAAAATTGTACCAAAGGTTGAGGTTGACCCAGAACTAAAGGCGCAAGTTATTATTTCTTTTGATAATTTTATTCCGAGTGGAAATCCAGAGTTTAGAGATTGTGACATAATATTTGATATATTATGCAATTTTAAATTATGGGAATTGACTGATTTTCAATTAAGACCTTACAAAATTGCGGGTATTATTGATTCTATGTTTAATAATCAAAAGTTGACTGGTATCGGAACTGTTCAATTTGCTGGCGGGAGTCAAATAGTTGTTAGTGATGAGATTGCTGGATTGACTTTAATGTATTCTGTAACACATGGTAAAGATGACCAAGTAAAGGATATTAAAACTTTAAATGGTTAAATTAAGTCATTTTACAGGTATAGATATACCTATTCCAGAATTAGGACTGGTTTTACATCAACCATCAATTACAGAATTATCATATCTTGGAACTGATGAAATCATTTTCTCTGTAATAAAATTTATCACATTAAAAAAAGAAAATTACTTTCAGAACTTACCGGCTTTTGCGGAAATTACTAATTTTAAAATTTTCTCAACAATACTTCAAGAAAAGGAATCTAAAGAACTTAAAGATAATATTTTTTCACTGTTGTTTATTTTATTTCCTGATTATAAGTTTATGTTTTCACCTTCTGGCGGTTTAATTGCTAATAATGTGGAAACTAAACATTCTGTTCTTATAGATGACGCTAAATTTGAAATATTACAGGAAAAGCTAAGGGAAATTTTTCAGACCTATAAAATATTTGGTGCTGAGAAAATTTATAATCCTGCAAATAGAAAAGCCGCAGAAATAGCGGAAAAAATAAAAAGAGGTAAACAGAAGATTGCAGCTCAAAAAGGTTCTTCTCAAGAATCTGTTTTGGCGCGTTATATTTCAATTCTGTCTGTAGGCTTACATATTAATCCTCTGGAGATTTGTAAATGGACGTTACCTACTTTATATGAAGTTTTTGAAAGATTTAATTTAAACATGGCATGGAATATAGATCTTAAGATACGTTTAGCGGGCGGCTCTCCAGAACAACCGGTAGACGATTGGATGAAAGATATTACATAAATTAAGGAGGTATATCTATGCGTTTAGGCGTACGCGAATGCGTTGATGTATGTTTTAAGGCTCTTGCGAATATAAAAATAGGTAATCATGTATTCAAAAAGGGCGAACCAGTTATTTATTTTGATACAGTAACCACTTCCGAACTTACGGGCGAGTCTACAACCACTTATGCCCAGGGTGGACGTGGTAACTCTAGATTAATCGCGTGGGATTGCTAATTCGCTAGCTCACGAATCAAGGCAACTTGATTAAGAAAAACCTTGTGAATTGCTGGGAAATTTGTTATAATAAAAGAAAAAACAGGAGAAAAATTATGACAGATAATCAGCAGCCAAATCTTGCTTTTAAACCTTTAAAAGAAGATGAAAATTATTTAATTTATTCTAATGGAGATTTATATAGTAAAAAGGTTAATCGTTTTTTAAAAGGAAAAGTTGATAATGTTGGTTATAAAACTTATGCATTAGCTCTTCAAGAAAGAAGAAGTAAATCTGGGAAAAAATTATCTAAAATGGTATATGCTCATAGATTAGTAGCAGAGTATTTTTTAGAAAATCCCAATAATTATGATATTGTTCATCATAAAGATGGAAATAGATTAAATAATAATGTAGAAAATCTTGAGTGGATAAATGTAAAAGAACATAATCAGCATCATAATGTTAATAGTAGTAGAAAAGTTACTCCTAAGTATTTTGAAAAAAATCTTCCGGGAGAACAATGGAAAGTTTTTCCTTTAAATAATTTATATGAAGTTTCTTCTTGTGGACGAGTAAGAAATATTAAAACCAATAGATTATTAAAGATAGATGATTTTCAAAAATATCAAAGAGTAAAATTAAATGATAAGAAACATTATTATTTACATAGAATAGTATATTGTACTTTTAATAATGATTTTAATTTAGAGGGGTTTGTTATAGACCATATAGATAATAACCCTAAAAATAATAAATTAGATAATTTACAAAAAATTACTCAACAAGAAAATTGTTTAAAACAAGATAGGTTCAACGACTAACTCTCAAGTGAGTGAGAAACCAAGCGGTTTCAAAGTGCAAGGCTCCTGTGGTATACAGGATGAAGATATAGTCTCGCCTACGGATATATATAAAACCGTAGTAGCCAGATAATGGCACTCTTACCTAGCAAGTAAGGGGAAGGACCGAGGTGAAAAAAATATAACCTTTACATTCACAGATGCTCTCATTAGCCCTGTGGGTATGGCTATCCTGACCGGTGCGAATTTAATCCAGGCTGATAACACTGAAGCTAACGCAGTATTTGGTCACGAAACAGTTGCACTGATAGCTACTGAAGATGGTAAAGTAAAACTTACTTCTAATGACCCTTCTATTTATGTCTCACAAGCAGGCGAAGTTGATAGACCTGTTTATATTATGCTGTTAGATGAAAATGGTGAAATGTCTGGTACAGCAGTTAAGATTGCAGGCGCAAGTGTAACAGAAACAGGTACTGTAGTATCAAGCGCTCTTATTAAGAAGGGTGATAGAATTATGATAGACTACTATCATAAGTATATGACAGATGCTATGAGAATAGAAATTACTCCAGACCAGTTTGCAGGTTATTTCTATATTGAGGGTTCAACTCTTTATAGAAGAGAACTTGATGGTGTAGACGTACCGGCAGAAATTATTATCCCTAAGGGTAAGGTTCAGACCTCATTCACGTTTACAATGTCATCAAGTGGCGATCCAAGTCAAAATAACAGAATGGGCTTGGCGGCTTAGTAATAAGTCAGAAGAATTATTTCTTTAATTGCGGGAACTCCCTTAGAGCTTTTACAACCAAGCTATTATAGCAATATAATAGTGGCAAGGTTAATGACTAAGGTATGGTAATTATCGTAAAAGATTGGGAAATCCGCAGCTATTAAACTTGATTTTAACTAAAAATTTTGGTAAAATATTCTTGGATGTTCAGACTCAAATATTTCTGCTATTTTGCGAGGAAAAAGTTGGAAACAAGTTAATAGTTCAACGACTATTCCGGAAGGAAGTACCTCTAAGTAGAGGGAAATAAGAAACCCCAAACAAGTAAAGTTGAGGGTGAAGATATAGTCTAATCTTATATGAAAGTATAAGCAGTTAAAAACGTATGCAAAGTAACGATTTGTATAGAATATAAATGACATTCCAGTTCACGGTTGATGCATTCCCAGGCTATGTTAAGGGCGCGAGCCAGAAGACGCTTGCAGCACTCCAGATACTGGGCGCAGATGATAACTATGATGCTGAGGTTGGCGCAGAAACTGGTGAAGTAACTTATAAGAGATATCAGTACAATGAAAATACTGATGGATTCTATTTTGGTAGCGAAAAGCTTACTGGCGACGATACAGAAGTTGAATAATAAATTAAGGAGGGTTTATCCCTCCTTTTTTTTATAGGTGAAAGGAGTTTACTATGAGTGGAATTGGTGATTATGTCCATTATGATAAACTTAATTACATACTGTACGGTATCAATAAAAAAGGTTTTGGTAAAAAACCTGATGAATCTCAAGCCTTAAAAGCGCAGCGCAATAGAATGAAAATTCCTAAGAATTCTAGTATTTCTGCGAAAAATTTAAAACGATTAGAACAAATCTTAAATGCTATATTATATAAAAAAAAGAAAAGTAAATATATCTCAAAGAAAGAAGTTGAAGACGCGCGAGTTCGCATAGAAAAGATTTTAGCTAAATACGATAACTTAATACCTATTATGTGGGAATCTGGAGGTGGAGTTGAAAGACCGGAATTCAAATCCGCGCGCAAGATAAATACCAATAGAAAATCATATGTAAGATTATCAACCGTACAAAATAGACTCCAAAGTATGATAGATAATGTAACAAAAGAAGCAAATAAAGGATTCATTTCTGTTAATACAGCTTCTTCTCTATTGCAACAAGCGCGAAACTTTGAATCGGCTTTTAATAGTTTAGATTTGGAAGGTAAACGAATTTTTAAAGATTCTGAATTTTGGAAATATTTAGACGAAATAAATAATTTAATAGAAAAAGCAAATTTCCCTAAAACAGAAATATTAGAAAGTTTTCTTTTATCTGCTATTAGTTCTGGCATGGAAGCATTAAGCAAAGTTAATGAAAGTTGGGCAGATAATTTAGTTCAAGAGAATCTGACAACTGTAACAAAAACTGATAGAGCTTCAGTTACCTTTTCAACAGGTAATCTAAATCATCTCTCAAGACGCGTTTTAAAAGGAAAATATAATCTATCTGAAAATGCTGAAGGTGGATATGACTGGACGTTTGACGATAGGATTGCAAAAGCAGATATAGTTGTAAATTTTAAGGATGGGAAAAAATCTTTAGGCATTTCAGCAAAAAACATAGGCGTGGATAAAATTGGAATGGTTGATTCTACTCCTTTACTTACTCTCTTGCTTAATCAAAATGCAGATTTTGTAACTCACTATATGAATATAATGAATTATAATGAAACTAGCTCTATAGCTCTAAATAATCAATTAATATTTGATTATAATAATATGGTAAAACAAATTGCTGCAATGAAGGCTTTGCAAGGATTGGTTGGGGATAAACAAGGATATTCTGCACAAATATTAATTGTTAATGATAGAGTAGCGGGACAAGTAAAAGTTGTAGATATGAATAAAATATTTAAAAATGTTAAAAAAGATATTGATAGATATTTTATTTTTCAAGGATTAGATAACGTGCGGCTTGCAAATAGTTGGGCTGGAGGAATAGCTCCAGACGGAGGTATCAATGGTGCAATGACAAGAATTTCTAATACTTTAATGGAATTGCATAAATATAAAATTTCTGTTTCTATGAATAGAACGGCTTTGTATGCGAAATAATTTTTGATATAATATATTATATGAGATAAAGGAGGCTGTTATGGCAAAAATCACTTTTACAAAACTTAATCTTCCTAAAATAAATAAGGAAGAAAAAACAATAGAAATTAATGGCGCGCAGGTTACTGTGAAACAGTTTTTATCGACTGAAGAAAAATTAAATTTAATAGAATCTATTTTAACCAAATCAGTAGATGAAGTATATGGCTATTTTAATCCTATTAGAATTGATTTTATAACAACTATAGAATTAATTAAAGCATATACTAATATTACTTTCACAGAGAAACAGATTGGAGATAATTTATTCAAGACCATGGATCTTTTAGATGCCGCTGGCGCGACTGATATAATTATTGGCGCGATTCCAAAGGAAGAGTACGATAGTATCATTAAGACTATCGAATCTTGTTCTATTGCAATAGAAAGATATAATTGTAGTCTTGCGGGTATGCTTAGTAGAATGCGCGCAGATAATGATGCTATTGCAATGGATGTAGATAAAATAACTGAGGGTTTAAGTCCAGAAAATCTTGAATATGTAAAGAAAATTATCGAAAATGCGTAAGGACATTTTACTGAAAAGCGCTGAATAAAATTTTTATTTAATATGGAAAGATATATCCACCCGTTCTATGGGTGGATTTTTTTATAGATATTTTAAGGAGAGAAAGGAGAATTACATTGGCTAAAGCATTAAATTATAATTTGAATTTTAAAGCCAATACAAAAGAAGCGGAAACTGCATTAAAACAACTTCAAATGCAGTTAGAAAAGATTTCTTTAAAATCCTTTAAAATTGATTCTAAGGGATTTAAAGAAGCTCAAGCAGATGCGCGAAAGTTGCAGCAGGCGCTCAATTTTTCAACTACTTCAACTGGTAAATTAGATTTAACTAAATTTAATTCCGAATTAAAGAAAAGTGGATTAACAGTAAATCAACTTTCAAAACAAATGTTATCACTTGGGCTTGATGGCGAAAAAGCTTTCGCTTCTTTTGCAAAAACTATTTCTTCAACTCAAACACCTATTCGTCAAACAAGTAAAATGCTTGATGAATTGTGGGTTACAATGAAGAATACTATACGTTGGCAGGTTACTACTATGGCGTTGGGTGGTTTTACTGGAGCGATTTCTGATGCAGTATCTTACGCCCATCAGTTAGATAGTGCTTTAAGAGATATTAGAATAGTATCTGGAGAAAGTGCCGAGTCTATGGAACAATTTGCTATAGACGCAAGTAAAGCGGCAAAGCGTTTAAGTTCCACGACCAAGGATTATGCGGAAGGGGCCTTGATCTATTACCAGCAAGGTCTAGACCAAGAAGAGTCAAGAGCTAGAACTGAGACCACGTTAAAGATGGCTAATGTTACTGGAGATAGCGCGGCAGAAGTATCTTCTTACATGACTGCGATTTGGAATAACTATGCAAAAGGTTCAGAAAATCTCGAACATTTTACAGATGTTATGGCGGATTTGGGTGCGCGCACAGCATCTAGTTCTTCAGAAATAGCTGATGGTTTACAGCAGTTTGTATCTCTTGGACCTGTAATAGGACTTTCATTTGATAATGCGGCTGCTGCACTGGCGGCAGTAAGTTCAAGCACTCGTGAATCTGCAGCTACTATCGGTAACTCATTTAAAACCATTTTCGCGAGATTACAAGGATTAAAGCTTGGAGACACTTTAGATGATGGAACGGACTTAAATAAATATTCTGAAGCTTTAGCAACTGCGGGTGTGCAGATTAAAGATTCTACTGGACAATTAAAAGATGCAGACATAATCCTTGATGAACTTATGGATAAATGGGACAGTTTATCTAAAGACCAACAAGTTGCAACTGCACAGACAGTAGCTGGGGTTCACCAGTATGCTAGATTTATGTCCCTGATGGAAGCTAAAGACGCTTATCGCCAAAACCTGCAGTGGGCGCAAAATGCAGATGGTGCAGTAGATGAGCAAATGAAATATTATGAAGAATCTTGGACAGCTGCACAAGATCGTTTTAAGGACTCTTTAAATCAGGTATATAATCAGTTAGACATAGAAGACGGCGCAAAAACTTTATATAATGTACTAGATAAAATTGCTAGTGGTGCGGCAGAAGCGATAGACAATGTCGGTGGTATAAAACCAATTTTCTTTGCTCTTGCAAGTTTTTTAGGCGGAACTTTTTCTTCTCAAATAAGTAATACTTTTTCTCGTTTTAAACAAAATATAATTACTACCATAACAAGTGAAGAACAATTAAAACAAGCTCACCAAGAGATGTTAAATGCTATTCAAGAAAAAAAGGATAGTATTGGGAGCGTAGCAATCAAAAAAGAAATAGAGGGTTATGAACAATTAATCCAACTAAAACAAAAAGTAGCTAATGCTTCTAAAAACTTGTCCTCTGATGAAATTGCTTATAATGACGCAGTTTTACAATCTGTTGAACAATTACTTTTAAAAGAAAAAGAATTAAGAGAATTAAGGGTTGAAAAAGAAGATACCTACCAAGATCTTCCAGAAGATACTTTTAATAATTTTGCAAAAACAGTTAAAGGTGGAAATATTCTCAGAGGAGAAAATGGTTTAGGCGGCGCCAATGAAGAGAGAGTTTCTGCTTTTTATAATAGTAGAAATGTAGAAAATGATATAAACGCTTCAAACGAAACAAGAATTAGAGAGTTAATTGATAATGTTTTACAGTTAGAAACAGCAAACGCGCAAGCTACTGCATCTTTTAAGAGAGTTGAAGAAGCGGGTAAAACTTTTAGTTCAGCAAATGAAAAAGATATTAATAAGGTTAGAGAAAGTTATGCTAAGTTATTACAAGATATAAAAGATGATTTTCCTTTATTGGTTGAAGAATCAAAAAAAGCAGACGTAGATATTGTAGATTCAATAGAAAGTATTGCAACTCAATCTTTAGAAGAAATTAAGAAAAATATTGAAGAAACAAAAAGAAATTTAAGTGACTTACGTTCAAATATTCAAAGGTCAGCTAATTTAGGTGGTCAAGCCTTAAGTGGTTTAAATATAAATCCTAAGAAATTGCGTGAAGCTGCAGAAGGACAAGTAGATGTTATAAATCAACAACGCGAAGCTGCAGAAATGAGACAGAACTTAAAAGGTTCAATCATTGAAGAGCCGGTTAAAAAAGATACTGTAGCACGAATCTTAAAGTTAAATAGTGCTTTAAGTCAGACTGCTTTTGCAATGATGTCCGTAAGAAGTATTTGGAAAGATTTAAGAGACCCAGATATCAGCGGTTGGGAAAAATTAACCAGTATATTAATGAATATTGGTTTTATAGTACCGAGTTTAATTCCAGCTGTAAAACAATTAAACAATTTAGTTTCTAAAGTAAGTTCAGTAAAAGCTGTTGGAAAAGTTCAAGATGTTTTAGATAATGCTGAATACTTGAAGCAAACTTCAAGTGGTGCTAAAAAAGTCGATCGGGCTGAAAAAACAAAATCTGTAATGGATGATTTAACGACTGAGAAAAATAAAGTTGTAAACTACACTTCAAATAAAACAAAACTTGAAGTAAATCTTGCGAATATTGATAAAGAATTAGAAGAAATTACTAAAAAAGCAGATTTAGCACAAGAAAGATTAAGGTCATTAGGAGATAATCCTTATGCAACGTATAGAAAAGCTAAAGATGAAGCTATCATTGCCCAAAAAAAAGAAACCGAAAGCATAAGAGAATCTATTATTGCACAGCTGACTGAAAATGATGCATTAAGAGCAAATGCAATTGCCATTGGTGCAGCAACAGTAGCAGAAAATGGTAATTTGGTTGCAACAGAAGCTAGTATCGCTGCTTCGAGAATACGCGCAGCAGAAAACGCAAAAGAAGCTGTATCTGAGGAACTTGTTAATATCGCACTTTCTGAGGGGATTACTGTTCAAAATGCAGATATAGCTCTTAAATATAAAGGAGTGGCCGCAACATTAGCATTAGCTTTAATGCAAGGTAATTTAGAAGTAGCACTTAAAGCAGTAAAAGCAGCGTATGTAAAATTAGCCGCTTTTATGATAGCAAATCCAGTTGTTGCAGCTTTCGCTGGTATTGGAGTTGTTATTGGCTCTTTATATGCTGCTAAGGCGGCGATTGTAGCTTTATCAGACACTGCTGAAAAAGCAGAAGAAAAAATGTCTGATACTGCTGATTGGGATGAAGCTTCTCAAAAAGTAGAAGATTATAAATCTAAGCTTTCAGAAGTAGAAAGTAAAATTGAAGAGATTAAATCTAAAGGTTCTCTTTCTCTTGCAGATTCTTCTGATTTAACAACTTTAGAAGCTGAAAAGGTAGCTTTAGAGGCACAGGCTGAAGCTGCTGAACGCACAGCAAAAGCACGTGAAAAAGCTTGGGCGTTAAAGTTTGAAGATAATTTTGAAACGTCAACTCATGATGATAGAAAGAAATCTATAAATACTCAAATTAAGCTATCTAATGGTGATGTTATTGGAAGTGCCTATAATGGTGATGTGGTTTCAACTTCGTTGCAAGAAGCACTTAGTGCTATTGATAAATATAAAGCTGAAGGCAATATAGCAATGGCACAAGAATTACAAGAAAAAGTAACTGAACTATTTGGCGCTGATGATGAATATGCAGATACTTTAGAAAATTTTAGTAAATATTTAGAAACACAACCAAAAAAAAATGCAGCTTTCTTTAATGCCGTAGAAGTAATGGCTACGCAGACAGAAGAAGAAGGTCAAGTAATGGGCGACCTTGATTCTAGAATGCAGAATGTAGCTGATATTGAAGGTGTTCAAAAATATTTAGACCAATTAACTCAAAAGGATTTAGATGCTCTTTCAGAAGCAATTGATAATGGAGCTTCTGAGCAAGATATTTATAATCAGCTTAAAAACTTAGGATATGAAGGTTTTAAAGCTTTCTATGCAGGAGTTAGTGGGGCAGGTACTGATGCAAGTCATTTATTTTCTTGGATAAATCAAGCAATTGAAGATGAACGAAATTTAATTGATGGCATGATTCCAAGTATGACTGATGGTTCTGACGTTATGATAGATAAAGTTAGAGAATTTATTAATTCATTATCGGATGAACAAGTTCAAGGCATTATGGAAAACTTAGGAAACCCAGAAGCAATAATTCAATATCTTGGTTTAACTGATGAAGAAGCTAAAAAGATGGGTTATAATTCTGGCTTAGATTTTGCTACTCATTTTGCTCAAGGAATTTTAGAAGGTAAACAAAATAAAATTATTGAAGGCTTAGAAACTGATGATAAAACTAAAAACAAATTATCTCAACAATATGACTCTTTAGAAACTGCTGAAGATAAAGAAATATTTTTAAAAGTTGTTCCAATTTTAAAAGATGAAGATTTGTCTGACTTCGCAAATAAATCAACTAAAGAAGTCCAAAATTATTTAGATAAATATCAAAGTGAACAAAAAGGAATCACTGTTAAAGCTAATATTGAAACAGAAATACAAGCTGCTAAAGACGCAGGAGATACTTATAATTTTGATACAAAAGATGTAGAAAATTATGCTAAACAACTTCAAAGATTAGCAAAAGAAGGAAAAATAGTTAATAAAACTTTAGAAAATAATTATGATGTAGCTCTTGAAATCGCCTTTGCTTATCAGAAGATGAATGATGGTCTTGAAAAAATTCGTTCTGGTTGGAAAAGTTGGAAACCAATATTAGAAAAAGGTAGTAAAAATAATTCTGAATGGTCTAATACTTTTAACAACTATGCTACGCAAATGGAAAAAGTTCTTGGTATGCAATTACAAGGACTTCAAAATACCGCAGGCGAACCAATAGATATTACTTTCTTAGCAGATACAGAATCTTTAAAATTAGCCGAACAAGCTTTAAATGGTGATGCAGATGCAGTTGATAGATTAAAGGCAAAAGCGCAAGAAAAAATCTTTTTTGAAGTATACGCAGATGAAATAGATGATTCTGGTATGAAAGAAGATTTAGTAAAAATGTCTAATACGGTGACAAACTGGGTTAAAAATAATCATATTGAGATTGGTGCTACTATTGATGACTCTCAATTTTCTAAAGCTTTAGGTGTTATGGCTGCTGCCTCAGGACAAACAGCCCAACAAATAGCAAGTATGTTTGGTTTTGAAATAAAAGGGTCTGTTGGCTATGATTTAGTACAAATTGATATGAGTTCTGTTAGTAACGCTCTAGCTAATGGTAGTAAAATTCCTTCTTTAGACTCTACTGGCTTAACGGCAAAACAAACGACTGCTGCTTATAAAGCTGGAAAAACATGGGTAAATATGCCGCATCTCATTTTCGCTACAACTAGTTCTGCAGCTGGCTCTAGTGCTAGAATACCAAAAGCTACCGGTACTTCTGGAAGTAAAAATTCCGGCAAATCCAAAGGAGGTAAAGGTGGCGGCGGCGGTGGAGGCTCTAGTAATAAATATGAGCCAGATAAATTAGATGACGAATTTGATAAATATTATTATTATAAAAAATCAATAGAAGATTTAGGCAAAGCATATGATAAATTATCTGCTGCGCGCGACCGTGCTTATGAACCAAAAAAATACTATGATGATACTGCGGCAATGAACGCTAATATCGAAGCAAGAATTAGAGTATATAATAACTATATAAAAGTCCTTAAAGAAGATGTTATAAAACAAAAAGAAAATCTTGGTAAACTGGGCGCAAAATTTGATTCTTGGGGTAATATGACCAATTATGAAGCTTTTATGAAGAATCGTATGGCTAATTATCAAATGAGATTAAATAAAGCTGGTAATGATGATGTTGCAAGTAAGATTAAAGAAGAATGGGAAGCTGAAAAGAAAAAAGTAGAAAAATGGCAGGAGAACCACGATACTTTAACAGATATTAAGCAAGCAAGAGAAGAATTAAAGAATACATTAATAGATAATAAACTTGATAGTTTTCAATTTGAATTAGACGTAAATACCGATAAAGCGGATGTTGCACTTGACCACATATCTTCAAGACTTTCACATTTAGACCATTATAAACTTAATGTATCATTGCTTGTAGATGTGCAAGAGGATGAATTAGGTGAAATGCTCAATAAACTTGAATATCAACGCCATTATCTTAGACAACTAAATATAGAAGCAGCTACAGATGGCATGAACAAGAATCTGCAAGATGCAATTAATGAAGCTAGGAAAAACATAGATTCACTTGTAACAGATATAGAGAATAAAGTTGATGATATCGGTAATGATATTCAAAAAATATTTGATGACTTAGAGGATAGATTAGATACTACAAAAAATAGATTAAGTAGTTTTGGCGATATTTTAAGTAGTATGAAAGATATTATTAATCTTTCTGGACAAAAATACACTGAAAATGAAACTTTTAAAGCTTTACAATATTCAATACAACAGACGAACAAACAGAATGTAGAATTATTAAAAGGACAGGTAGACGCGCAAAAAGATATCGTTCAAAAACTGAAAAACGCGCGGGAGGAGCTTGCCGGTCAAGGAGCTGACGAAGCGGTCTTAAAGCAGTGGGACGATAAGATAAAAGAAGCTGAAGAACAATATACTTCATTAGGTGCGGAGCTTACAAGCGCACTTCAAGATTCCATCTCTAATATCATGGACGCCGCAGTAGAGGCGCTTGAAGACGCTATGAAGAAAGCTGAGATGAAATTATTTAACATCGGCGATTTAGAGATGGCAAAGAATTATTATGAAGAGTATCAAGACCTTTCAGAAGAATATTTAGATAATACAGAAAAAACTTATGAATTAGGCAAATTAATGCGCCAAATAAACAACTCTATCGCTGACAAGAATAATATTACTGGTGCGAAAGAACTGGCAGAACTGGCAGATGAAGTTACCAAGAAACAAGAGAAAGGTGTTAAATTAAGTCAATACGATGTAGATTTATTGAACGCTAAGTATCAACTCACTCTTGCGCAAATAGCATTGGAAGAAGCTCAGAATAATAAAACTACTATGCGCCTTAGACGTGACGCATCTGGTAACTATAGTTATGTATATACCGCAGATGCAGATGCTATTTCAAATGCTGAACAGGCTGTAGAAGATAAGCAGAAAAATCTTTACGACATATCTAAAGACTATGCAGAAAAAATTGCAGCTTCTTGGTTTGATGTTTTACAACAATATGAAGAGAGAGTGCAAGAACTTCAAGAGAAATATCAAGCTGGTATAATAACTCAAACAGAATTTAATGAGCAAAAGAAAGAATTAGATAGAATTTATGTAGATAAGATTAAATATATTTATGACGAACTGAATAAAGTATATGAAAATTCTACTTTAACCTTTAAAGATAGTAGTTTACAAAAAGCCACTTCTATGAATGAATTGGTAGATATTTATGAAAAATCAAATGAGTTTATTAAAGATATTTCTACGGATGCAACTCAAAATGCGCAAGACCAAGCAGATGCGGTTACAGATATTTTAAGCTCTGTGGGTATTGAAGTAGATAAATTAGCTGATGCTTTTAACACTGCTAATACAGATATTAATAGCAGTGTTACTTCAATGGTTGCTTCAACCAAAACTTCTTTAGCAGAATTTAATGCTTCATTAGACACCAGTATCCAAAAGATTAAAGAATACGCGGCTGCAGCAAGTGCTGCATTTGGTAAAACTGGTGATGCATATGTCGCGACAGGTGACGTAACTGGTTTTACTGGCGACTTATCTAAGCAATATATGAACGCGGTTGCCAAAGGTGACATGGAGTTAGCCAATCAACTCTTAGAAGCGCGCGCGGGTAAAATGGCGGGTATGGATGCTAATATTTTATCAAGTCTAATTAAGGATAAACAGTTACAGAAATGGACAACATATTATAACGATCCAGATTCTGCATACTATGAAGCTGCACATGATATGCTTGATTATGTAAATAATGGGGGTAGTGCTTTACAGTGGTGGTTAAAAGTTATGAATAAAATTACTAAAGATAACCCTTACAAAAAACCTTCATCATTTGATTCCGGCGGTTATACTGGACCTTGGGGATCTGAGGGTAAGCTCGCGCTTTTACACGAAAAAGAATTAATACTTAATAAAACAGATACGGAAAATATTTTGGACGCAGTTAATATAATCCGTTCCATGAGTCAATCAATTACTTCTTCTCTTGTAAATGATTTAGTAGATTTAGTAGCTTCTTGGAATAGATTAACTACAAATGTAAATAGTTCTACAGAAAAAATTCCACAAATGATTACTATAGATGCTTCATTCCCTAATGTCTCTGTTGCATCAGAAATAGAAGAAGCATTTAACGATTTAGCAAACCAAGCAGCACAATTTGCAAGTATAAAAAGAGTTTAGTATAATATAAGAGGGGATAATTCCCCTCTTAATACTAAGGAGAGAAAGGAGAAAATATGGCACATATTACAAGTTTCGATAAACTTTTAGAAGCCATGTCTAAGATTGCAGATTCTAATGATTCTAAATTAAAATATGACAAGACTGTAATTATGGAAATAATTCAACTTGTAGACGCTACTACTGGAGAATATGCGGTTAAATACCAAGGTAATACTCTTCAAGCCTTTGCCGCGGATTTAAAGGCAAAATATAGCAAAGGGGATTCTGTTTATGTAAAAGTGCCTGAAGGCGATTTTACCAATACGAAAATTATTGAAGGAAAGGTTAATAATAAAGATACCACCGAGCAAGAGCGCAATATAATAAGTAATACTATTATAGATATAGAGCCTTCTTGGTTCGCGGAATCCACTTACGGGGTTTTACCTAAAATAGATGGACTTTCATCTGGAAACACACCTAATGAAACTAAGTTTTGGGAGCATATCGAGAGCGCGCAGCATACTGGTACAGATACTTTATTAAAGGTTTATAATAAAGAGTTTGATAAATTTATTATAAAAGCATCTTTTATGACTAATTTTTTAGGTAATCACATTCAAGGTAACTATGGCTTAAAATTAACTTTAAGACTGGTAAATGTAAATAAGGAAAAGGAAACAGATCCAGAATATATTACCAAGGATTTTATTCTAGACACTACTTCTTTTACAGGTAATATTTACGAGTTATCTTCTTATAGTCCGCAATATGCTGTTTTTCAGATTCCAAAAAATAGTTTTTTAGGTGTTGAATCTTTTATCTTTTTTCAAGAAGGTATGGAGATAGATATTTGGACTAAACCAAATCCTAGTAATCCAACAGAAAATGAAAAACAACAAATAAGCACTCCGAATATATATGTTAAAGACATTTCAGTAAATTATGTTCAAATTTTGGATTATACTCAAGATACATATTATGTTTTGATTGATACTCCAAAAGGCAATAATGTGAACACAAAAGTCTCAGAAATTACAGCAAGTCCGCGCCTTATATACAAGGGTGAAAACGTTATTTCTGATTCCTCTTGTGAGGTGTACTGGTATAAAGAGAACCCAGACGCACTCGTAGGAACGCCACTGTACAGCGCGCAAGTAGGTTGTGGATGGGAATTAATAAATGACGAAACAAAAGTTTCTAAAAACGTATTGACAATTTCTAAAAATGATGTTATAATAGAACAAAGATATAAGGTATTAATCTTATATGGTAAAAAACAAAGTCAATTTACAGGAATTGTAACTATTTATAATTCAGAAGCGACTTATTCTGATATTGAGCTTTTGCGCGATACTGTGAAAGATAAAGATTATTTATATATTAAGAATCAAGAATATAAAGGTAGTTGGTATAGAGAATTACCAAATGGTTCATATATAAATTTAGATGATAGTTATAGTGCAAAAAAAGAAGAAAATGATATTATAGACATTACAGTGAATGTGGGTAGTAATGCAGATGGAGAAGTAAATAAAACTTTAAAGGCTTATAACAAAGTTAATATTACTGAGTTTTTATCATATCCTAGTTTTACTATCTATTGCAAGATATATGATAAAGATAAAAAATTTTTAGTAACTCGTCATTATGAAGTTAGTAATGTAGGTGAAGAAACTGATGTAACTGTTAGTTTTGAAGGTGAAAAGATTTATAGATATGACGCAAATGGCGATATTGCAATAGAAGAATCAGAAAAAGAGAAAACTATTGATGGTAAGATAGCGTGGCGCGAAGGTGCTGGAACCGCATTTAAAGTTAAGTGGATTGATGGATATGGCACAGTTATTGGAACTACTGCCACTCAACCTGATAATTCTATGATGAAAAATGTTTATGTTGATGGATACAATGTTTTGCATTATACTATTAAACCTAAATATTATAATTATTGTCAGAATAATACTTTAACCATGCAGATTATTACTATTGAAGGGAAAACTTATGATTTTCCTTGTGATATATTATTTGTTAAAGATGGTGAACAAGGAACTAATGGTACTACTTATATTACTATGATTCGTCCTGTAAAATTAGTAGAAAAAGAATATAAGTTAGATACCGACTATAAAGTAATGATACAAGAACAGAGTCAAGCCTTTAAAGCGTATGTTTATAAAGACGGTAAACAGATAGAAAATAATAGTAATTATGAATTACTTTTTGATTGGAGCGCCGAGGGGTTTGATTTACCAGAGATGCCCAAAGATAATGACAAGCCTTTGGGATATGGTCAAATTATTAATATAACTACTCCTGCAAATGCCCCGATAGCAAAAAAAATTACTAAATTAATTCCAGAGTTAGACCCTATGGGTAGACCTACTGGAGAAATGATTGAAGCTACTGAAGAAACCAATGAATATACTCCTAGGGGATATATACTTAAAGTTGCGGTTACAATACGAGATAAAAGTACTGAAGGTCAGCGCGCGACAAAGGTTTATTATAACTTACCTTTAGCTGTTGTATTTGGAATTAAAGAATTTCAAACAGAAACTTTTAATACTAATATCCCTAACTTTATTCAATATGAATCAGATGGTTCTATTGCATCTTATAAGTATGAAGAACTATATGTTACATATAATGGAAGTGAACAGATATTAAGCGGAGATATTTTAAGTTATGCTGAAGATACTATTAATATTACTCAGGTAGGTGGAAAATATTATTTACAACCTGTAAACAGTTATTATTATCAGACTGGTTCGGCAGGAATACAAATAAAATTACCTAATGATAATGGTTATATAGTTTATTCTATAATGATGTATAGAAATACCTTTGGCAACAATTATATTAATGGTTGGGATGGTACCCAACTCAAATTAGATGAAAAAGGTAATTATTTACTTGCTGCCATGGTAGGAGCAGGGCGTAAGAATAGTGATAATACTTTTACTGGTGTTGTTATGGGTACTATTAAGAATGGTAATAAAGAAAAAGATGGGTTATTTGGATATAGTGGTGGACAGCAAACTTTTTCTTTAGATGCTGAAACAGGTAATGCTACTTTTGGGAAAAATCAGCAGATACAAATTACTGCCGATGATGCAACTATTACAGGAAGTTTATCAAAAGAAAATTATATGACATTAAAATTAATGCCTACTAATGAAACTGATAAAGCTATTTTAATTCATGCAGATGACGAAGATAAATTTTATGCAGACTATCAAGGTAATGTTTTTTTAAAAGGAGAAATTAACTCTAATAAAGGAAAGATTGGTGGATGGATATTAGACAGTTATGGATTAACATCACCAGATGGACTTCATAGATTTAAAATTAATTCAGGATTAACTACAACTGCTATAAGTATACTTACAGCGAAAAATACTTATGGTTCAATAGGTGCTTTTACTTTAAGCGATGGAACAACAGGTTTTGGAATGATTGGACCTGGAACTATTGCCTTTAGAGCAAAAAAAGGCAGTGGAGCATATCTTAAAGTTCAAGATGATGGATATGTAGAATTAGGACCTTCAGTTACTTTGGGAACTTCTAGTGGTACTTTAATATGTAATGTGCCTGCTAGTAGGCAATCTGGAATTTATGCAAGATTCGCATAAATTTAAGGAGATAAAGGAGAAAAAAATAATATGAAATTATCTTATGAAAAACTTATACCGATTAATGATACTTTACAAGCGCTCAGAGATAAGAGCGCAGTAGATGTAAAAACATCTTTTAAAGTAGTTAGAAATCTTAGACTTCTTGAGCCAGAAATCAAAGAAATTTATGGAGCAAGAGAAAGGTTAATTAGAGAAAATGGTAAAGATGATGGTAATGGAAATATTTCCGTACCACCAGAAATGGTTGAAGATGTCCAAAGACAATTAAATGATTTAATTCATACAGAAATAGAAATTAATTTAATGCCTTTTAAATTAGATGAATTACAGTCTTTTGAGATGACAGTAAACCAGCTTGATGCGCTTTACGAAATTATTGCTGAGTAAGGGCATTTTTCTATCATCTACTGTAAACATTTTTTATAATAAGTGAGAAGAGATAAAGGAGGTTTTATGGCAACATTATTTCCGCCGATTTTGGCGGCTTCACAACCAGCTTTTGTCTCTGCGAATTCGTTTAAAATATATTTTACAATGCCAGAGTTAGTATCTACCTCTAGTATAGGACACCTTCAGATAAAGATAACTTATCAATCAAATGGTCGTTCTGTTGCAAATACAAGTAGATATCCTGATGGAATTATCTACAAGAGAGCAGATGAAATGGCACTACAAAAAGGTGAAATTAATATTTCATCAAAAGAAGATTTGGAAAATGGTAATAATCTAAAAACTGATACTTATTATAAAGTCCAAATCAGATTTGGTAGTGACAAAAATTTAACTTGGCTAGACGAACAGTCAACTGTAAAATTTTTTGATTGGAAAACTCAACAAATAACTAATAATCAGACCACTTTTCAAGTTTTTGGAGAGTGGTCTACTATTATGGTTTTAAAATGTATTGATAAACCAACAATAGCAATAACGAGTGAGCAGACAAGCGGTTCTGGTGGCGTGCAGTTTGATAGTACTGTGCGCGCAGTTGATACAATAGTACCAAAATTTTCGGGTTATTATAGATGCACTTCTAATGAGCCTGTAGATAAGTATAGATTTCAAGTATATACTGGGCAATCTATTGATGAAGCAGATTTATTTGTAGATTCTGGGTGGTTACAACACGATAGTTCTAAGGAGAATCTTTTACTAGATTATGATTGGATACAACAACATAAAATAGAAGAAACCGATGCTTCATATCAAGTGCTTAGTATTGATGAGCACAGATTTAATCAGGCATTTGAGGAAGGTAAGCAGTATACATTAGTCTATTCTGTTATAACTAAAAATGGTTATGAAGGTTCTTCTAAGCCGGATTATTTTGAAGTGGTATTAAGTAGATTAAATAAAATTACTGGAATGTCTCTTACTGTATATGACCATTCAAATCCTATGACAGATGAAGAAGGATGTATGGTTTTAGAGATTGGCTTTGAAAGCGCAACCACGGGTAATTTTGTTATTATACGAACAGATGAATTTTCTGATTATAAATATTGGGAAGATTTGAATTATTTTGTTATATCTGATAATAAAACAACTTTATATAAAACAGATTATACAATAGAAAGTGGAATTAAGTATAAATATGCAATAGTAAAAGAAAACAGTGTTGGATATAGGTCTGTGCCTCTAATGGAAAAAGACGCTCCTGCGCGCTGGATTAATTTTCAATACAATTATCTTTTAAGTGAAAAAGGTCATATTCGTTTAATGTATGATAATACCATTCCGTCTTTTAAAAAGAACGTTTCTCAAAATAAACAAGACACGTTGGGTGGTAAATATCCTACCATTACTAAAAATGGATATGCTTATTATACTGAATTTCAAGTTGAAGGACTTATTTCTGTAGAACAAGAAATAACTGATTATATTGATGCAGATGGATTTAAGTTTAAAGCAGGAGATTGTCTTGTAGGTGCTGATAAAATTTGCTTTAGTGCGTACAGTAAAGACAATTATTTTCACCGAGCAGATGATTCAGATGAGGTTGGAGAAGTATTTACTTATCAAGTAAATAATTTGGAAAATATCAATAATTTAACTGATGATTATTATTTTGTTGAAAGAAAATATCGTGAAACTATTATTGATTTTTTAAATGATGGTAAATATAAATTATATAAATCCCCTACCGAAGGAAATATTTTAGTAGTTCTTACAGATGTTTCTTTAACACCAAAAGAAGAATTAGGCAGATTAGTTTATTCATTTAGCGCGACTGCGACAGAGGTGGACGAACCTAGCTTAAAGAACTTAGACGAATTCGGCTTGATAGATATAGGCGAGTTTTATGAGCAAATTGGTGATGTACAATGTGTTTGTGGACAAATTAGTGGAATATTTACCGAAAAAGAAAACATTTTCCAAGCTATTGTAAATGATGCTCATAGACAGATAGGTGATTCTGATTATGAATATCAATTTAGAAACTTAAAGGCAATTTCGTTTGATACTTACCCGCATTTAAACTTTGTGGAAGAAGCAAGCTCTTATGTTAATGAAATAAATAATTATAAATCAAAGCTACAAACAGGAGAATTGACGGAGTATCAACAAGCGAAGATACAAAAGCAAATAGATGCCTTGCAAGAGAAAGTAGATATTCTAAATAATTTAAACGCAGAAATGAATAGAAATACTTATTATCAGTCTTTGGCGGTAAAAATTGATGGTAATGAAATAAGGGTTCAACCAAACAGAATTTATAATTTAGATAACTTATATATGACTGATACTCATGAAATATATGCAATTCCTCATGTTGTTGAAAAAGATATATTTTATACTCCTATGGTTATTAACTATACCGCGCGCGTGATTACGACCGAAGCTCTAGCTCGTACGGTCATTAAAAAAGACTCTCTTACTGTTTGGGGTCAGATTGGTGGTGTATTTGAAACTAATAAAACTATTCTCAATAACTATAATCCATTAAGAATAAAAACAGATTGTAGAGTTTACAATGAAGAAAAACCATTAGACACACCTGATAATAAGTATAATATGGAAAATAGTAAAAATTATTTAGTTATTCAGACCACAGATATTTTTTCTGGAATTAAACAGCTTTGTAAAGAGCAGGCTGAAAAAGCATATAATACTTCATTTAGTAATTACGATGAGGATAATGATACCTATAATGATGGGTATAGATATTATATTTTTGAGTATATATCTAAATTAGACATTGAAGCAGATGAAGGAACTGTTCTTTATATTAAAAATAAAAAAGGTGAGTATCCTATTAGAATTGGTGCAACAGAAAGATATGTTATTACCGATTTAAGAGCAGATGATATACAAGGATTGCGGTTTGAGGAAAATTCAAAGAATTATGCTTTAATTAATTATACTTGTAAAACAACTGTAACAACAATGGGTAACGCATTAGCGATAGGAGGATAATAGTATGTATGAGTATCTTCAAGATAGAGATTTCCTCCTTAAGCTGGATCGCGCGAATATTAGAGAGCATTGGTGTAAACTTACTTTGCTTTCTTTTGCAGAAGAACCAATTAAAGAAATCCAAGGTTTAATTTCTGGCGGTTCGCTCAATGTTAATGGTAGCGCTGCAATCAGAAGAACTATTAGTTTAACTATGATAGCAAATGAAAAGACTAACGACCTTGAAAATATTGATAATTTGATTAGTATTAATAAAAAGATAAAAGTAGAAGTTGGTTTAACAAACCCTTTTAAATCTTATCAAAAGAAATATGGAGATTTGATATGGTTTCCTTGTGGCATTTTTGTAATATCTAGCGCGAATATGTCTAACTCTACTGGTGGTTGTTCAATATCTATTTCTGGGAAGGATAAGATGGTTCTTTTGGATGGTTCTGTTGGAGGCGCGCTTCCAGCCTCAGTATCTTTTCACCAGATCGAAGTAGAAGATAACGAGGGCAAGATTTATTATGAATACCCGACAATAAGTCAAATTATTAGAGAAGCAGTCTTTCATTTTGGTGGAGAATCAGAAGAAAATATATATATTAATGATATAGAAGAAACTGCAAAGCTTTTGATTAAATATAAAGGCTCTAGTCCAATGTATCTTAAAGATGATGGTAGCTATTTCTTTATAGGCGACACTCCGCCAGATAAAGATAGCGCCTGGACTATCTACTCTTCAGGTCAAGACGTTGGGTATAAATCAACTCCTTTTACATATCCAGGAGACTTAACTATGAACGCAGGTCAATCAGTAACTAATGTCTTGGATAAAATTGTCAGTGCGCTTGGCGGAAATTTTGAGTATTATTATGACGTATTTGGTAGATTCTTTTTTAAAGCTAAGAAAAATTATTTGAATACTTCTTATACTCCTATCAATGAATTAAATGGAGAACAGTATATAAACTTCTTTAGCGATAGTAAATATGCTTATTCCTTTAATGATTCTAAGACAATAATTTCAGTTTCTAAGAACCCATCTTATGATAATATTAAAAATGATTATATATGTTGGGGGCAAAAGAAAATTGATAGTTCTTTAACAATAGGAATAAGGTATCATTTAGTTATTGATAAAAAGCCTTCTTTAAACTTATGCTTATTAGATATGTATAAACTTGTTAAAGATAAAAAAATTGTTAGATATGAGTTTGTAGAAAAAGGTGCAGCTGCGCCATCATTACCAGAAGGCTTTAAAGACGCAACAGAAGAAGAAAAAGAAGGTTGGATAAAAGTATGTAGCGCTTGTGACTTAGAATGGGCGGATTGGCGCGAAGAACTTTATCGGCGCGCACTGGTAAATTATCAAGACTCTAGCTATACGCGCAATACTTATGATGAAGAACTTTTAGCTGAATGGCGCAAACTTTATGACCCAGATAATAAGGATTGGATAGAGACGACTGATAATAAGCGTAAGGGATGGAATCCGAACGTATATAACGATCCCGCATCTCTACAATATTGGCTCGACTTCATTGACTCTTCCGCTCCTATAGGCAAGTATAGTGTATCTGAGATCGGGCGCCGCGCGAAAATTAATAATGTCAATACTATTTCGCTTTTGTATCAGACTGAAGTCCCAGATGTTATTTATGTATTAAACGATGGTAGTAATCAAGCAGAGATTGATGAAGCAAAGAAAAATTTTGTATTATATGGACAAAAATATTGTTTATATACTCCACAACAAGAAAATTATTTCTTAACGTCTACCACAAGCGCAACTGCGTTTGAAAACATAAGAGAATCTCTTTATCAGAATTTGGTTTATAATACTTCAATTTCAATTAACTGTGCGCCGATTTATTATTTAGAGCCAAACATCTTGATAAAAGTTAGTGATAAATTAAGTAATATAGATGGGGATTATGTTATATCCCAATTCAGTTTGCCTCTTGCATATAATGGAACTATGTCTATTACCGCACAAGAAGCGCTGATTAGAGTATAGGAGGTAAAGGAATAATGGCAGTACCAAATCAAATTGTGTACCGGCTAGAAGATTATAGAGTTGAAGGTGGTTATATAACAACGCCTTCGGGCATAAATATCCACAAAGAAATAGTTTCTCAAATGAAAATGGGTAACTTTAGTAAGTTAGGGATACAGGCACCACCGGGCACAAAATTTCAAATTAATGGAATTTCAATTATGATGGGAAGAACTGGTATATATGAATTGGATGAAGATGTTCAAGTAGCTACATTGGTTTTTGAAGAAGTACCTAACTATGAAAAAGATGATGAAAAAACTGGAATAGCTTTATCAGAGGGTATTTCATTAATGAAAGAAGCTAAAGAGCTTTATAATACTTATATTATTAAGGACGCAGAAACTAATATTGAGAAATATCCTGGCAATGTAGATGAAGATAAAAACTTTACAACTCAATATTGGCTTGATTATCAAAAAGTTATGACTGGTAGAACACTTTCAAATGGAACTGTAATTACAACTGGATATAATACATTAATAGAAAATGCAAGAAGCCAGCTGCTGCAAGGCACGAACGGTATTTATGTTGCAAATGGAACGAAAGAACTTAATAATGTTATTATAGACTTTTTAACAGAGGAAGGAGGCAGTGGTAACTAATGGATATGAGCTTTTATGGCGGCAAGCAAGGAAAAAGTTTTAGAATATCTAAAGTTTTTCAAAATAAAGCCGAATTAATTAGAGATTTAAACGCTCGTTGGAATTCAAGTATTGGTATTAATGAATTAGTATTTATTAATTATGGAAATCCGGGAAATAAAGACATAGTAGTTCGCGCAGGAGAAATCATTGAGATAGATGGTCAAAAACTTCCACCTGCACCAAAGGATTTAACTTTATTTGAAAAAAATAGATTCATAGATTTTAATTACGAGTTTTCGGTTTACGATAAAGAACAGGGGCAATATGTAACCAAGGCTGATGGTAAGTTATTTAATACTACTATTTGGCAGAAGATTTATAAAGATGATATTCCAATTAAAACAGACACTAAAATTGACCCAATTAAAGGGATAGATAGATATATGATTTCTGATGATTTTGGTGTTGGCTATGAACTTGTAGCTTGTTTAACCGGAAATACGCCAGAGATTTCAGTAGAAAGTTCTTGGATTTATACAGACCAAGAGCCAAGAGCATATTTGAATAAAGAGAATTATGATGCTGAAAAACCTTTAATTCATTTTGATTTACCTAAAGGAATAACTTTACTCTACGGACCTGAATTAACAAATCGAAATACAACAGAGTTAAGACTTGATGTAACAGAAAAATTTGGAACTGGTGACTATTACATAAATAATACAAATGGAAATACTTATTTATGTACTGCGGTTGGCGCGCAAATAAATGGGAAAAAAGTATATACAGTTAAATACGTTGCAACATTAGCAAGAGAAGTTGATGAAGTTACTATCGAATCTGTAAATCCATATGTATCTGTTAATGGTTCTTGGAAACAGCAAAGCGCGGGTGTTCAGAATACTATAAATGATGAAACTTGGAATATAAAATTCACCTTGCCAAAATTACCAACTCTTTCTACTTCTGTGAGTGAATTATTATCGCCAGCAAATCGGCAGAGAATTACAGTAACTGGCGCGATAAAGGACGAGAATACTTACAACTTTGCTTTTGCTCTTGCGAAACCATCGGTTTGGTTAAATGGCACAGGCGCTCCGGAAAATGCGGTTGTTGGAGAAGATGGTGATTATTATTTAAATACTGAGACACAAGATGTTTCTTTTAAAAATAATGGCGCTTGGAATTTAGTAACTAATATTAAAGGTGCTCAAGGTATTCAAGGCGTTAAGGGAGATAATGTTGCTATTGTAAATAGTTTTGATTTTGTTTATGACGCAACAGTTACAGGTTATGTAAAAATAGAAGGCGCAGAAAATACTTATAGAGGTAATTTAGACCCAAATTCAACAGTGGATTTAGTAAAATTTGGTGAAATTGCTGTAGAGGTTAATGGTAATAAGCAACCAAAATCTTCTGATTTATTTAATCTTAATTATACTAATACAGAAGGCGAAGAAAACGCATATTGGTTGTTTAAATTAACTAATGATAGCAGTAATAATAAGTGGAGTTCTATGAGAGTTACTGGTAATGCTGGTTCTCTTGCGACTTTACTTATGAATGAATTTGATGCAGAAAATAGGTCTGATAAAACTTATACCACTGGATATATTAATAATAAATTTACAGAAGAAGAAGCAAAAGTAGATGAAAAATTTAGTAATTTTACGATAGATAACATGATTACTACCGCGGTAGCTGTCGCTCCTAAAGGTGGAGAATTTACCTTTGATATAGGTGAAGGTGTTATTAAGACAGACCAAAAAGTTGTTTTCAATGTTACTAGAGACGATGATACAGTATTTGATGCTGCTTTTTCAAATATACAAAAGCAAATAAATGATTTTAAAAACGCGACCATAGATATCGCGCATGGCGGAACTGGTGGTACGACTGCAGAGGAAGCCCGCACGAATCTTGGGGTATATAGTAAAACAGAAGTTTATAATAAGACTGAAATCAATACAAAGGAAACTGCTTTACAAGAAAGCATAAATAGTGTTGAGGATAAAGCAGTTAAAGCACAAACGGCAGCGGAAAGCGCGACAACTATAGCTTTGAACTTTACGATTCCTTTAAAGAGTTCTGGTACTGGGACTTGGACTACGGTAGAAGGAAAAACAAGAGTTGTTTTAAATATAGAACATGGTTTTACAGATGCTAATAAACAGCCTATGGTTGTTTGCAAAGATAGTGAAGATGAACCTTATCAGAAGATAGAAGAAATTACTTTTGACACTGGTAATATCTCTATTATTATGAGTGAAGAAAATAAAGTAGCGATTAATTTGTTTGCTTTCTATCCACAATAAAAAAAATCCCCTCTACTATAAATTAGTAGAGGGGATTTTTTATTTTATTCCTTCAAGATAAAATCTCATATTGAGATCCTTGAAAAGTATAATTCTCTATATTATGACTGTGGTTACTAATATCATGATTATGATTAGATATTTGCGCAACAGTAAGAGTAACTTTTTCTTCGCCACCTGTTGCGCCTACAGAATAATTATTGCCTGCGCCCAGCACAAATTTGTCTCTTAAGTCTGGAGTATTATTACTTTCATTACATAGCGCTCATCCATTTGGTATATTAGAACTAGAACCAGACCACATACAAATTAAACCTGTGGGGATTAAACTACTGCCGCCTTGACCTAATAAAATACCTGTACTCATAATAAAAACCTCCTTTATGAGTACAGATTTTTAATTTATTAAAAAATTAAAAAGTTTTGTTTTCTACCATGTATATGGTATAAAAATAAATAAACTTCTCCATCTTCTGTAATTTCTATTATTTTTTCATTTTTAATAAAACAGTTAGAACTATGTATTTTTATTAAATTTGTATCTTCAACGATTATCTTATTTCCTTTTAATAAATATTGATGAAAAGGAAAGGCTTGTGATTCAGATAGTTTTATCTGTTTCGAAAAACTGTGCGTGGAGTAGTCATAATAATGGGCTATAAAAAACATATCATCTGCATTAATAAAAAAGAATTGTTTTATGTTTATATATCCGTCTAAGGTTATTAGATCATAAGTCTTTTTCGTAAAATCAAAATTATGTAAATAACTGATGGATTCATCTCTCATAGATGAATCACCTGTCAATAAATATATTTCATTTGGCAAACTCCAAAAGAAATATTTTGTTTTCTCCCAAGTAGTATTATTGCCTTGAAGTGTCATACGGTTTGTTGATGAATCTTGATATATATAAATATAATAATCATTCTCATTAATTTTAAATGTAATTAAATGATTTGCAATTTTAGCTACTCTAAAAGTTATAGGACCTGTTCCTTTTGTTCTTACTACTGTAGCATTTATTAAATCGGTAGTTTTATATACAGATGTGCCCATAGTTATATATAAAATATTTTCTATTTCTACTGCTGAAGTTATATTGCCATACTCCATTAAATTTTGTGACGTAAAATCTTTCCAAATATTTTCGGATGTATCAAGATATAATAAAAAACTAGTTGCATAGCCTTTTTTAGGTGTAATACAACAATAAAAAATATCTTTAAAACTAAAAAGATATATGTCGTATTCTTGATTTTCAGGAATACTATATATTGAATTAATTTTTCTTAATTCATTATTAGATGAATTTAATTCATAAAAATCAACAGTCTGCGTGTCTTCATTCCATAGAGTAAAATAAGGTTTATAATTAATATTGTGGACTTGAAAAGTTGTAGATTTAGCAAGTGTTGGGAAAGATAATCCATTATCTGCTTTAAAGGTAGAAATACCTCCTGTTGGATGTTGCGAGCTACTTGATGAACTACTATGATTTAATAAAATCCCTTCTGTACTCATTCAATTTACTCCTTTCTATGAGTACAATATAATAAAATTAAACAAAAAAATTGTCTAAAGAAAAAAGTGAAAATTGTATTATTCCTCCTTTAGTATTTTTTTTAAAACCAACTCCAACCCCAGTGTTTGCTGCTCCATGACTTAAAGAACTACTATTAGATAGATTTATTAGATAATAGCTAAAAGAATTATATTTGCAATAAATATAAGTCATATTTGTCTCCAAGTTAAAAGTGCTCTCATTAGTCCAACCATACTGATTCAATCTTTTTCCTTCTAAAACAGGGGTTCCAGAAATAATTTTAAAATCTAATATTAAGAAGTCTTTATCTATAGGAATTTCAGAGTCGTAAAAAAGAATAGTGTAATTATTTTGAATGATTGAAGAATCTAGAATGATTTTTTTTTCTAACATCCAATTTTTTTGTATATTATTGTTACTTTTCCCAAGTAAAATACCATTAACTGCCATAAAACCTCCTTGTCTTTTTACAATATAATAAAATTAATAAAATTTTTTTGGACAAAAATGGCTCAAGCCGCTGAGTATGTTTTTATAATATATAGAGATATAGAATATCTTATGCCGGTAAGGGATAACTATATCTCTTACCAATTTTTTTATAATTTTTATAGTTTACAAATGAAAATTTACACTTTTTTACATTTTAAAAAAGTGTGGGTTTTTAAGATTAATAAAAAGGAGAATTATATGAGTGTAAATGGAATTTTGCTTGGGCAAAATAATAATAATAATAATAATAAGTTAGTAGTTCAAAAAAAAGGAAATTTTATAGTAGAATACCCTTTTGAAAAGTCTTATAATTTTTTATTTGATTGGAAATATGGAGATATAAATAATCTAAATAAAATTCTTTATTGTACGTCAAATGAAGAATTTTATTTAACCTCTCAAAATGATGTGTCAAATAAAATTCAAGTTACCAATCCTAATACCGATTTAGGCAACACTTGTAATGGAATATTTTGGCTTTACTCAAAATCTGGTAAAAATGGAGTTTGGATAAATCTTTCAGGCCCTTCTATTAGTAGAAATAGCCAACAATATACTTTTCATTATTCCAAAAATGATGGAAAATCTTGGGAGAAAATAGATTATACTTTTCCTAATTTAACGGATGTTACAAGCAAGAGTCGTTATACATACATTTGTGGCGGACAATCTTATAATAAAAAAAATATTTACTTACTTTTTCAAACTTATTACACTTCTTCTTCTTCCAATTATTCTATGATATTCAAAATAAATTTAACAGATATGGGAGAAATAGAAGTTAGTAAAGTATCTGGATTAAAATATGCCTATTTTTCTTCTACATATGGTACAATTGACCAACCTCGCAATTATTTTAGGGGACGTTCTTTAAACACTTGTTTTAATTGTAATACCGAGACTTTTGAATCCTACCATTGTCCTTTAGGGAATTCTTCAATTACTATAGAATACCAAATGGAAAAAGGATACGATTTATTCTTTGGAGATAATAAAATAGATAGTGAAACTGAAGAAGGTATGTTATATGGAAAATATTATTTCTATAAAGGAAAAATAAATGATGTTACGGGTTCAGTAATTAAAGTGATTTCTCCTCAGGGAAAAATTTTCTCTACCACCTTATCTGATTATCCTAATTTTAATTCAGATTACCCTCCTTCTTTACAAAGCATGTATCAAGAAACATTAGATGAATACAACAGCGATTATATTATAACTACTTATGGAAAATGTAGTTGGGCTAAAAGATTAAATTTTTATAATTTATATATCGAAGAGAATAATAGTTTAAATTCTTTAGGGTCTTTCCCAACCACCTCTTTTTATCCCGGAACAAATAATCTTTAAATTATTAAGTTATAACTCTACAAAGTTAAAAAATTTTTTTAAAACATAGCTACATATGTTATACTTTTTGCCGTTGAAATAGAATATGCGTTGTGCAATAAAAAAGATACGGTGTTTCCATTAATATTAGGCGTACCTACTGTATAATCATCTCCTGTTCCCCAATGATTAAATGACCCTAACATTTTTTTTATTTTTGGTAATATAATTCCCCAGTAATATACATCGTGTCCATTACTATTGCTAAAAGCAACATCTGAAATAAAATATATGAGAGCCGGTAATTCTTTAAATTCCATTATGTATTCATAATCAGCATTATAATTTGGCATAGCCGATATATTACCAGTTACAGTTGTTTGTTTTGTAGAATTAATATCTTTTATATTTAATAATATTCCATTTACAGCCATTAAAATCATCCTTTCTACCAGTCTTAAAAACCCACAATTAATAAAAATTATGTTATAATATAAATAAAAAGGAGAGAAAGAAATATTATGGCATTATTTAAGTTAGTTGACACTTTACCAAAAGAAAAAACCAAAGGATATGTTTATTTACAGCGCGCCAGCGCAAAGAACGCCTTAATGTATGCCGATGTATCTGAGACTGAGCGTGTCGGGGTTGCAGCAAACGCGATAGTACAAAAGGATGAAATAATAGAAGCCGATGAAATTGCAACTATCAATGATATTGCAGAATTGCGCGAACAGCTTAATGATCTTTTAATCCAGGTCTCCATGGGTGCGAAGATGTTTCCAATCACTTTGGAGAAGGGTAAATGGTCCGAGGTCGAGTCACGTTGGATATACGAGGAAGAAATTGCGAGTGTAAATGACCCAGAATCTGTAGTAATACAGTGTACTGAAAACGAACGTGAGTACAGCTTGATTATGGCTTGCAAAGTAGAAGAAGGAAAAATTCAATTTATAGCAGGACACCAACCGATAAATCCAATTTCAGTATTGGTAATTATAAAATAGAACCGCTTAAATGCGGTTCTATTTTTTTTTTGCCTTTTTTGAACTTGCTGTTTTGTCGAACTCAGTGGGCTGAGCATAGCAATTTGTCGAATTCAGCGGGCTGAGCGCAGCAATTTGTCGAAATTTGTAGAATTTTGTCGGAAATTACAGTTACGAATATTCGCAATCATCTTCTTATATTTTTTATAACTAATGAAGGGGTTTAAAGTATAATATAAATTCCAAGAAAGGAGAATTGTGTTGAATAACAATAATTATTACCCCGGCGCGCAAGGGATAAATATTCCACCTAGAGCGCCAATTTATAATGCTCCTCCGACAGGTTTAAAGGGTAGACCGGTATCCTCTATAGAAGAGGCGCGAGCAATCGCCATAGATTTTGATGGTGTAATTAACTATTTCCCAGATTTAGCTAATAACCGCATTTACACCAAACAATTTCAGATGGACGGAACTGCGCCACTTAAAATGTATGTATTAAAAGAGATTCCTAACAACTTTGAATTCTCAGAAGGAGATTATATTACAAGAGAAGAATTCAATAACGTTATATCTAAACTAACCGCGCTTTTGCAGCAAAATCAGCAAATTCCGCCTGTAAAAGAACCAACCCCTACGCCTGAACAACCTGCCGCGAAGCCTTTAGATATTAATTTTTAAAGGAGGAAAAGAATGAATAATATGCAGATGGACCCTAGACTAAAAGTTATAATGCAACTGAAAAACGGGGCGAATCCACAACAAATTGTAATGAGCATGCTACAGCAAAGCGCGTCTCAGAATCCAATGGCTCAAAATTTCTTAGCTCTTGCAAACTCCCATAAAGTAAATGATATGGAGCAAATTGTAAGAAATATGTATCAAGCTAAAGGATTAGATTTTGATAAGGCAAGCTCAGAATTGAAAGAAATGCTCCGTAGATAGGAGAAATTTATGTTTAACGGTAATACTAATGGTTATAGTTTAGCAGATATCGCTGCGGCTACTGGTGGTTATGGTAACAGAGACTCAGGCTGGGGCGGCGATGGATGGTGGTTAATCCTTATCCTCATGTTCTGTTGGGGCGGCTTTGGCTATGGTGACGGCTTTGGTAGAGGTGGTTTTGGAGGAGGTACAGCAAATTCTCCAGTATTCCAGGGCGCACTTACTAGAGCTGACCTTTGTGAAGAAAGTAACTTCAACAATTTATCTCGTGCAATAGAAAGTGGATTTAAGGGTTCTAATGAAGGTTTTGCGTCTGCTGCACTGGCTCGCGCAAATAATACTGCGGCTTTACAGAGTTCACTTTGCCAAGGTTTTAATACTGTTCAGAACACTATCACTAATGGTGATTACGATATTTTACAGTCTATTAATTCTAACACTGTTGCAAATATGCAGAATACAAATGCGATTACCGCGCAGCTGAATAACATGGCGGCTCAACAGGCTAGCTGCTGCTGTGATATTAAAACCCAGATGGCTCAAGGCTTTTCAGACCTTAACTACAATCTCGCGACCCAAGAGTGTCAAACTAGACAGACAGTAACAGATAGCGCAAGAGACATAATTGATAATCAGAACGCAAATACTCGCTCAATCCTCGACTTCTTAACTCAGGATAGACTTAGCACACTTACAGCAGAAAATCAGTCACTTAAATTCGCGGCTTCTCAGCAAGCTCAGAACGCTTACCTCGTACAGCAGCTTGGCGCGAAACCTGCAATGCCAGCATATGTAGTACCAAATCCTTATACTGGTTCTTATAATTATAACTATGGTGGATGCGGCTGCAACTATAATACTGGCGCGCTCGCATAAGAAAGGAGTAGTATATGGAAATAACTGCTAATGCTGTTCAAACAGTAGCTTCAAACGGAAACGTTTTATTTACAACGACTGCGGTTCCGGGGTCATGTAGCATAATCCATAGGCAAGGCTCTGGGTTAGTTAATCTTAGAGGAGTGACACAGCAGTGTCGCTCCCGCTTTAGAATTTCATTTGGAGGAAATGTAGCACTTGCAACGGGCGCAACAGTTGGACCAATTACCTTGGCTCTTGCAATAGATGGAGAAGCAGCTTCATCAACTTCAATGATAGTAACACCTGCCGCAGTTGGAGATTATTTTAATGTATTCTCAAGTATGTTTTTAAATGTTCCTCGCGGAGATAATTATTCTATAAGTATTAAAAATCTTAGTGGAGTAAACATAGACATTCAAAATGCAAATTTAATTGTAGAAAGGGTGGCATAGTATGGAAGGTTTAAAGACAATAAAAAAGACTTTAATCGCGGCGGTTCAGGGTCAGATCGGAGATCTTGGTAATGTAGACGCGCACGAGATGGGCGAAGTCGTAGATATGATTAAAGACCTTGAAGAAGCTTGCTATTATCATACAATAGTAGAAGCAATGGAAGAGAAAGATGAGCATGGAAAAAGACGCTATTTTAGAGAGCTTCCATATTATCCTAATCCAATGTACGATAGAGACAGATATGAACAAGACGAGCCTTATAGAATGTATTATCGCGATGGGCGTGGAACCAGAATGAACTCCGGACGCTATTCCGAGTATGATGATGCTATAGGTCCATATCGTGAAACTAAGATACCGACCATGAAACGGGATTCGCGCGAAGGTAGAAGTGGTCTTTCAAGAAAAGGCTATATTGAAGCGCGCGAAGGTCATTTAGATAAAGAAACAAAAATGAAAGAATTAGATAAGTATATGAATGATTTAACTCAAGACATAGTAGAAATGATAAATGATTTATCGCAAGAGGAAAAAGATTTATTAAGGAATAAGATGGCGGGTCTTGTGAATAGAATTTGATAAAGATTAATAATGTTAAATGGGAGATATATCTTGTATCTCCCAATCATCCAGAAATGCGCCAGCCAGACGGAACTTGGACTATAGGCGCATGTGACTGGCAAACCAAAGGTATTTATATCGTAGATAACTTAGACGAAGCTTTAACATGGAAAGTTCTAGCCCATGAAATTACTCATGCTGCGATGTTTAGTTATAATGTCGCTATGAGCGCGGAACTAGAAGAGTTTATTGCTGATCTAATAGCCACGTATGGATTTGAAATCATAGCTCAAACTAATAAAATTTTCTCAAGAATTACATAAAAAAAATAAAGGGTAGTAACTTATGTTACTACCCTTTTTCTTATTTTGTAAATATTTTTTCTTCTTTAACCGCAGCTTCGATTTTAGCATCTATATAAGCATCTAAATCTTTTATTGCGGCTCCCAGTATTTTCTGACCATTTTCGCCTAAAACATCCATAACCGCTTTCTTAGTTTTGTTAAAGGCAAACTTCTGTGCGCTCTCGTCAAATTTACCTTGCTCCTTGAGCGCGTCTACATAGGTCTGGTTCGTAGCGGAAACCGCGTCTTGAATAGCTTTTTCTAACAAGTCTATATAGAAACTAGCTTTTTCATTCTTTACCTCTTGCTTAGCCTTTGTAGCGAAATTATGCAAAAGACGAATGAGTACAATACCGAGAATCGCGCACAGTGCTTCAATAATTTGGTATATATATTGTTCCATGGAATTTATTCCTCCTTTATATAAGAAATAAAAAATCCATTAATAAGATTATAATAATTTGTCCAAATCAGCACCATATTTTTTTTGGGTCTTTTAACATATTACGCAAAGTGCTATAACAGTAACCATCGGCGAACTGCAAGAGCGCAGTAATTGGATAGCCTTCTTTCCAAAGATTATAAATCATTGGAAAGTTTTCTGGGAGTTTTTTAGTTGGACGCCCAAACGCTACTCCTTTTTCTTTCGCTATTGCAATACCCTCAGCTTGACGCTGTTTGATAAATTTGCGCTCTTGTTCAGCACTAAAAAATAAGACATTTACTATAAGATTATTAATAAATATTCCCATTTCTCCAAGTTCATTATTAGTATTAAGAAAAGGTGTATCAATTACTTTTATTTGGATATGGCGCTTTTGAATTAATTCTGACCACATTTGCAACGCTTCTTCATAATGGCGCGAGAGCCTGTCTAAAGATTTTATGACTAGAGTGTCACCTTCTTTAATTACCTTCATGAGTCTTTGGTAAGATGGACGATTAAAATCTTTGCCTGAAGCCTTATCACTAAATACATGATCTTCAGCTACTCCTGCGTCAGATAAAGCTTTTAATTGTCTATCTAATTTCTGTTCATGACTACTTACTCTTGCATATCCATAGATTTCCATTGTAACACCTTTCTTTCATTAATCTTTTTATTTTATTATAACATGTTTTTTATTTAATTAAAATGGTAATAATTAACAATTAAAATATTATAGTACAATTAAGTTCTCAAGGTTTTTATTTATTAGATGATGAGAAACAAAGTGCTACGTTAATTTGGAGACCAGTTTAGCTACTGCAAGATATTTTTCACCTTTTGGCGCTTCAATATATGCTAAAGGATTTTTGTATAAAGGATTTTATGAAACAACTTCAATTAGTGCTTTTGGTACTAGTCAAGTTATGACAAATCCTTTTGTCAATACACCTATTTCTTATTACCAAGAAATTCCTATTACATATATTTTAATTGTTGATTATACAACTGCTTATTTAGCAAAACAAACTAATAGAGGTATTCTTAAACAGGGGGTGTCTCTTTTGGCTATATTCCAGCTAGCGCAACTTTTAATTACAAATATGAAGGAATCCCTTCTTGGTAAATTATTCATCAAATTCTAAATCTGAAGGAATTTTTCCAATAGATTGGTTTTCTATAAATATTTCATACTGAGGAACTATTTTTTGAAAAGAAATTTTACCTTTATACCTCATAGAATTATAATCAGAATCTTTGTATAAATCAAATATCAATATATTAATAGATGAATTTATTGGATATACAAAGCCTAAACGACTTCCTTGGTAATAATTTGTTGCAGGAATTTTTGCTGAAATTTTAATTTCTGTTAAAGTTGCATCATCTAAAATAAAATTTCCTTCTGAAGTTGAATAAAAAATATAATCTAATGTATGATAAAATTTTAAATAATCATTAGAATCTCCATAAAGAATACCTGTAATTGTTTTTACAGGAGACGATAAGGAAGTATCAAATATATCATAAATCTCTAATTGTCTTGTATTTCTTGTTATAATTATATGTCTCCTAGTACCTCCCAAAGAACGATAAGAAGAATCATTTCTAGTATTTTTTGTAAATAAAGTATTAGAAGGAATATGATAAAAATAACTATATGGAGAATAATAAGTACCTAATCCTGCACTATGATGGACACCAGTAACATCTCTATTAATAGACCAAACCTTATTTTCTTCAACAATCTTTAAAGTATTATTTTTGATTGTTAATTTTTGAAGTGTTTTTGAAGAATTAATCGGGAGATATAAAAATCCATCTCCAATAGAAAAAATAGAAGAATTCATTTGGATATTAGGTTCAAGAGTTAAATCTGACCATGTTTTTCCTGCATTTGTGGAAATTTTATAAATATTTTCTCCAACCATAGCAAAAAAAAGAATATCTTGAATACTGAGAAATATTGTAGTTCCTGTCTGATAACGAGATATTGGGAGGGCTAAAGATTCTTCAGATTCCAAAGTAAAATTATTTGTATTTATTTTTTGTCTTTTTAAAATATGTCCATTATTACTATTATAACAAAAAATAACTAAATACCCCTGACAAAAAGTAAAAAAATCAAAACTATTAAGGTTTAAAGAAATTATTTTAGAAAAAAAATTTATTTTAGCTTTATTTTTTAAAAACTTTCCAGTTAAATTCTCATTATTTTGATTTTGATTGAGCAAAATTCCATTTACACTCATATAATTCTCCTTTTTATTAATCTCAAAAACCCACACAATTAAAAAGGCATAAAAAAAAATTGGGTAGACTTAATTGTCTACCCAATTACAAGGAGTTTAAATTACTTAATGAGCTTATCTAAAGGAGTTTTTCTACACATATCAAGGAATTCCTTCTGTTCTGCATCATGTGGAAAATATTTAATTCCCTGTCTCTGGCAAAACATATCAAGGGCAACGCCAACATCAACACCTTGACTTACAGAAATATCTCTAATTTCTTTACCATGAGCTAAATACTTGTTCATTACAATCACCTCTTTTTTAATCCATATTATAATACTTATGAGCAACAGCATTATGTAAATCATGTCCATCATCATTACCACCAAGTCGCTCATAAGCTTCAAAATCAATTTGGTGCTGAAGCCATTCAGTTTCACTTATTTTGTGTGTTGGTTCCAAAAATGCTTTGCATTGTCTCTTAAAATTATTACCTTGGACACTTAATAACCCTTTTTTCAGAATCTTTTGCTGTGCATCAGATGATTGAACCTCTTTGTGAACCTCGTTTATCTGCTGTTCCATTTTTTCATCTAAAGCGGTAATACGATTATTCGTTTCATCAAAACGTTCATCCATCTTTTCAAGAATACCATTATAGAATGCTTCTTGTTCTTCCGTTTTTTGATGTTTTTGTTCTGCGCGCCACAGTTTCCAGTAGCGCCTACAAGCAAAAGATAAACCAGATACGATTAAACCAAATACAACTTCAACCCAATACTTTAAAATAAATTCGGGCATAGTTAATATCTTCCTTTCATAGATTATAAAAAATCTATTAAAAGGATTATATTAATTTGTCCAAATAGTTTTACCACGCGCACTGGTTTGTTGCGGCTTGCGCGATAAAGTAACTGTCTGCGATTCCTATTGCATCTGCTATGTCGTCATTTACTTCAATATTATATTTACCCTTTACATACTCAATGTCTTTCTTTTTAAGCTCAGCGCGCTTAATTCCTCTGCCTGTTTTAATGCCAATTTTGCTGCGCCAAGAGGAAGGTTGAATAAATTCATATTTTATCTCAGGATTTGTTTGATAAATAGAATCTATAAGCGCGAACTGTGTATAAGTTAATAATTTTTGAGTATGAAGGTTTAAATTATCGAGTCTTACTTCTTCGGCAATTACTTTTTGAATAGACGGATGCGCGCTTAATATTTCACTAAGCGCGTTTCTCATTTCTGTTATTCTTACTATTGCATCTTTTTTAGAAGAAGTTATACAACCATAGTCTACTAACTCTTGTGTCTTCAAGTCTTTCAGCGCCCATCCGCTGGACTGTGTAGATAAATCAAGAGCAAGCAATAATTTATTTTGTGCCGGTGCTTCCATGTCCGCCGACGCGAGCTTCATTCTCTGGCTTTACGTTCTCTGGAAGAACATATGGGATAAATAAAGCCTGACCAATGCGGTCGCCCTTCTTTATGAGGATTGGATTAGGGGTCATATTTATGAGCTGGATAAAAATCTCACCCTCGTTGTCCGGGTTATTATAGTAGTCCCTATCGACAACTGCTTGGGTATTTCCTATGAAGAGCCACTGCTTGAGCGGCATTGAGCTTCTTGGGGTAATAGCCAGATAATATCCTTCATCAAGATGAACCTTTAAACCTGTTGAAACCATGGTAAGTTTACCACCAATTTCTTTAATATTCTTTTCATTTTCTTCAAGTGTATTTGCTTCGCCCTTTGGATACTGTCCATACTTAGACATAAAAGGTGGAATTATTGCGTTTTCTACTGCGCGCAGGTCGAGTCCTGCGGAACCGGGAGTGGCAGGCTGAGGAAGTGGCAGTCCGCAATCTTTATATTTACTTACAAATTCAAAGTAATTAGCCATTTAACTCTCCTCTCTAGTCCCAGAATGTATCGTAATCTTTAGCTATTTTTACAAGGTAGCCAGAGTCTATGACCTCTCCCTTAGACTTCTTCTCCTTAAAGGTAGTTCCATAGGACTTTAAGGTGTAACCGCCCTTATTTGCTTCTTCTTTACATTCTTCAATAAAACGAGTCGCTTCTTCTTCTGTATCAAGTCTATACTGTTCTACTACACTAATTAATTTTTTCATTATTCATTCTCCTTTTGTGTAATTTTATCATTTATATTTTTATATTCCTGCTGCCACCAGTTGGGATGCGCTAATGCTGTGGCGTACGATATACCGAATGTTTCTAAGAACATTTCATTGATTTTCTGCTCATTTGTTTCTATTCGGTGCTCCGTCGCCCACTCTTTTAAGAGGAATTCAGCTTTTTCCGGATAATCTCTTATAAGATGTTGACATGGTTGCTGTATGCCATTATTATCTGAATCTAAAGGACAATCTGTACATTCCGTTGCACTATTACATATTCTTTTGTATATCTTCATAGCTTCCTGATAACCTAATGGCTTATCATCTGTCTTTATTTTCACTGCTTTCTCCTGCTCTTCCTTTGGCGGTTCAGTGCTCCTGTAGTCTGACCACTCAAGGATTTGGTCTCCTCTTGTCTTAGACCACTCGATATTCACATATGTACCTCTGTCAAAACAATAGCACGTTTGTTCATTATAGACATCAAAATAATTCCATATCGGACTATATGGTGTGCTGCCTAATCCTGCTTTATGCATCTCATTGCAGAAATCTTCAGCTTCCTCTACAGTTTTGCAATGTATAGAAACTTTTTTATCTTTCCAAGCCCCAAAATCAAATGGTGTTTCTGATGCAAGACCGGCGATCATGTCATCATACCAATACCATGCACCTCTATCTTCCACCATTTCGTAATAAAGAGAATTTTCAGAAATAAACGCTCTATGATGAATATCTTTTATAGTTATAACTGTGCCTAAATATTTGTCCATTTCCCCATTAGAATCCATGTCTGTTGTTCTATAAGATACTATCCTTACTCTATCGCCCTTTTTATATTTCATTTTCATTTTTCTCCTGTTTTAGTGTTTTCTTATAGTTATCTACTGTTTTTCTATATCTTTCTAATTCCCAAACTTTTGATTTAATGTCATTAAGGCATTTATCACGTAATTCTTCTTCAACAAATTCCTGTCCACTAACAACATTCGCGGTTGAAGATATTACCCATCCACACGGGAATGTAACAGTAATCATCATTGCTTTAAGACTAGGTTCTATATACATATTTTTCTTAGCTTTATCAATCAATGAATCTATATATTCGTTTGTTAATTCTGTCATTTTATTTGTTTCTACTGTAGTTATTTTCTTTTTAGCAAGAGCTATTGCAAGTTTATATTCCTCTTCATATTTTGTTCCTTTGTGAATTTTTTCAACAGCTTTTTCAAATTCATCTATATTACCATGGAAGCAACCACAAAAAACATATATACTTTTATCTTTGTTCAGCGCGAATGTTGTAAAACCATTTCTACTGCCTATCGGACCTACTGTAAACCAATCTGTATCTTTTTCGATTATTACATTATCACCAAGCACTGCATTACCATAGATTGTTGCATTGCCACAAACTTTTGCATTATCGCGGATTATTGCATTACCATAAACTCTTGCATTACCATGGATTATTGCATTATTATAAACTGATACATTGCCACAAACATAAGCTTTGTCATAAACCTGCGCTTTTCCAAAAACTTTCGCATTGCCACAAACATAAGCTTTATCATAAACCCATGCGTCATCATAAATCAATGCGTTATCATAAATTAGTGCATTACCTCCAATTGTCGCTTTGTTACGGACTATCGCATCGCCATAAATTCTTGCATTGCCATAAATTCTTGCATCATTACAAATTCTCGCATCGTCAAAAACCTCTGCGTTTTCGCAGACCCAAGCTTCTCCATCAAAACTTAAATTATTTTCACTCTCAATATAACCGCCTAACTCTCCTGCTTTGACAATGCCGAAGTCTTTTAAAGCTTCTATTCTATACAATTTTCTTCCATAGTTTATTTTATAATCTTCAGGAATTAATCTATATTTATTATTTTTCATTTTCTTTTAACTTAACACTCCAATTTACATATTTTCCACAAATATCAATTACATTATAACCATAAAAAGTTATTATATTATATTTATTAATATCTGATTATAACCATTTCTAAGTTTTTCTTCTTTTACAATTTTTTCTCTTAAACCTTCACAATAAGCTTTGTTACCGACTAAAGTAACAACATCGCTATTATATTTCTTTGCAAAAGAAAGAGCAACATCTGGCAGATTATCTAATTCAAATGAACCAATTTTTCTTGCAAATCCATTATCATTCTGTGTATATAAATCAAAAACATTTTTATCAAACATTTTAACATCAATCATTATATTCATTTTGTATTTCACCTACCTTTACAATACCTTTGTCATAAGGTATTAATACTATACATTCCGCGCCACGCTCTGAGTTTTGCTTAACCCAAATTTCAACGCTCTGTTTATTATCAGATATTTGAACATCTAATATTTCTCCAAGATTTGAAGAACAATCTATTACTTCTGCGCCAAACGAAACAGATAAATTGATTTTAGTATCGTTTGGCTTTGTATCATAAACTGTAAAATATCTAAGATTATGACATAATGCAATATAATAACGATTCTTATGATTATTATGGAAATCATTAATTATAAATTTAGCCTTATTAAGACCCGCCCATTTTAAGGGCGGATAGTTTTTTATAAGACTAGCATTAAAATCATACATACTATAACCAGACTTAATTTCTGCCATTTCTCTTATCCTTTATAAAAGCTATTACTGCTACAATTGCATTAATTAAACACCATGTAGACCAGACAATTAAATCACTATAACTACCCGCACAAGTAAAACCTATTAAAGCTGCTAAACCAAAAAGAATTATTAAAGCAATGCTGCCCTTAAAAGTTTTTCTTGTACAAATGGAAACTATTCCACCTGCAAGCATTAAGCAAGCTAAGATAAATCCTGCGGAACCTCCTATTTCACCATTAGCTTCTAGTGCATTTGACATGCCAGCCGCGCAAGACTGAAACATAACAAGAGCAAATAAAACTGTTGAAACAATACCTGATACTAACTTCCAAATTTTCATATTAAATTCTCCTTTATTATTTTTGTTAATTTATTATATCATATTTTTTTTATAATTAATAATTAGTATTTATGATTTTCTCTTTTCTTCTATATCTATTATAGTTATCTTATCTTTGGCTAAAGCTATTGCAGCTCTGTAATCTTTTTCATACTTTGTTCCTGCATGAGTTTTTTTAACAGCTTTTTCAAACTTGTCTATATTATCACAAAAACAACCGCAAGATACGTATATATTTCCATCTTTGTTTAAAAAGAATGTTGTAAAATCATCTCTGCTGCCTATTGGGCCTACTGTAAACCAGTTCTTTTTATCACTAATTACTGCATTATTCCCAATCTCTGCATTACCATGAACCCATGCATTACCGTAAATTTTTGCATTGTCACGAACCCAGGCATTTTCATAAACTCTTGCATCTTCACAGATTACTGCATTATCTTCAATTATTGCGCTACCATAGACCCATGCGTTATTACGAATTTTTGCATTACCATGAACCCAGGCATTTCCATAAATTTTTGCTCTGCCACGAATCCATGCATTATTGCAAGCTGTTGCATTGTCATAAACCCATGCATTACCGTAAATTTTTGCGTTACCATAAATCTGTGCCTTACCTCCAATTATCGCATTATCAAAGATTTTCGCGCCACCATAGACTTTAGCATCGTTATACACCCAAGCATTACCTTCGTGACTTAAATTATTTTCGCTTTCAATATATCCACCTAGTTCACCTGTTTTTACATGATTGAAGTCTTTTAAAGCTTCTATTCTATATAATTTTCTTCCATCTATTATTTTATAATCTTCAAAAATTAATCTATATTTTTTTGTATCTGTATTTGTCATTGTATCTCCTTTAAATTTTACAATAAAATTCTTTATTATATTTTATCATATTTTTTAGTATTATCAATATATTCTCCATTTATTAACTCATATATTCTTTGATTTTTACTGCCGCGCATGGCAATTTCATAGGATTTCTGAGATTCAATAAACGGTCCATCTATTATCATATTCACTTTTAATTTTTTTAAGTTTTCTATTAATTTTTCGGGGAGTTCTTTAAAGAGATAACCCGTCCAAATCCTGATAATTATATTTGGATAATATTTTCTTACTTCCTTTACAATAGAAAGAACAAACGCGCAATTTGCTGGCGCCAGTGGCTCGCCGCCAAGTATATTAAAGTTACGTATTATATCATTCTTTGCTATTGCATTTAAAATTTCTTTTTCTGTTTCTTTTGTAAATGGCTTTCCATACTCATAATTCCACGTCTCTGGGTTAAAGCACCCTGTGCAACGATGTGGACATCCAGATACGAAGAGGGAAACCGAAATTCCCTCTCCATTGGCTATATCATTATACTTTATATTAGCGTAATTCATCTAATCTCCTAAATGAGCGACTCTGTCATGGATATCTGCCGCGCGACCCTCGTTAAACGGGTTTGTACTTATGTATCCGCAGATTCGGAGCGCGACATTCATTTTATTATAATCATCATTACCGCATTGTGGACAATGAAACTTTAAATCATCGCCCATATAAATATCGGTACAACCACACTCATGGCAATAACTTGTCATTGTATTTATTTCAGCATACATAATATTTTCATATATATACTTAATAACTTCTAATATTGCCGGAATATTTTTTGTCATATTTGGAGTTTCAATATAAGAAATCGCGCCACCCGGACTAAGTTCCTGAAACTCACTTTCGATCTTTAATTTAGAAAAAGCATCTATAGGCTGTGCTGGCGTAATATGATAACTATTAGTCACATAATCTTTATCAGTTATTCCTTTGATAATGCCGAATCTTTTCTTTAATGCTTTTGCAAACTTATAAGTTGTACTTTCTATTGGAGAACCATAAACTGAAAATCCTATAGTAGTTTCTTCTCTCCATTTAGCACAAGCGTCATTTAAAGCCTGCATGACAGATAAACCGAATTCTTTACCATAATCTTCAAGCTGACTTTCTCCTGTCATATATTTAATACATTCAAATAAGCCCGCATATCCAAGTGAAATTGTAGAATAATTATTATATAAAAGTTTATCTATTTTTTCGCCGGGAGCTAATCTCGCATATGCGCCATGCTGCCAAAGTATAGGTGCTACGTCTGAGACAGTACCCTTTAAACTATTATGTCTTGTCATTAAAGCTCTATAACATAACTCAAGCCTCTCATCAAGAATCTTCCAAAACTTTTCCATATCTCCACCAGAACTTAAAGCTACATCTGGAAGATTAATGGTAACTACACCCTGGTTGAATCGACCCCAATACTTATGCCCTTCTGGGTCTGGGGTTAGGAAACTGCGGCAGCCCATACAACCGTAAACGTCGCCCTTAAGTTCTCGCATCTTCTTCGCAGATATATAATCTGGCACTAAGCGCTTTGCGCTACACTCAGCCGCGAGTTTTGTAAGATACCAATATTCAGTTCCTTCTTTGATATTATTATCATCAAGACAATAAAGTAATTTAGGAAAAGCAATCGTTATAGGTGCGCCTTTTTCATTTGGAACTCCTTCAATTCTTTGTTTAAGAATTTCTTCAATTAAAACTGCTAAATCTTTTTTAGTAACTTCATCTTCAACCTCATTAATCCACATAAAAACCGAAGTAAAAGGCGCCTGTCCATTGGTTGTACTCATTGTAATAAGCTGATACTGAATAGTCTGGACGCCATCTCTAATTTCTTCTTTTACTAAGGATTCTACCTGTTCGGCTGTAAAATCTGGATGTTTTCTTTTTATCTCCTGTCTAGATACATCTATAAAAGGAGCTAGATGTGCGAGCGTGATGGTATTTCCCTTTTTTCCTCATATTTTTCAAAATGAGCCTGACTATATCTTCGTTTTTCAACGTCTCCCGTTTCGCTTTCGCTACATAAATAGTCGATGAACGTTCTTACTCTCTTTAATATCTATTAAAATTATCCTCTATAAAAATTATTGGCTGCATAGCTATAATCTATATTTCTCTTTTTTATATTTTCACTATGAGTTATAGCTTGTAAATTTTCTAAACTATTGTTTTTAGGATTGCCATCTATATGATCTATATCGCAACCTTCGGGTATTGGACCATTAAATGCTTCCCAAACAGCTCGATGTACTAAAAAATGCTTTCCATTCAAATTATAATGTCCCGTAAAGCGTAAATAATTTCCATTTTTTTCCAAACGTAATTCACATTTTTTACTAACATTTATAACTCTACCATCTTTAGTCAAATAATATGGAGAGTTTTTAAATTGAGCCATTTCTGGTAATTCATTTAAATCTATCTTTTGACGAGTTTTTCCTTTAGAAGTAGTATTATTTTGTTTTCTCTGTTCAGAAATTATTTGATTATGGTCTTTTACACTAATCCACTCTAAATTTGTATAAATGTTGTTTAATTTATTACCATCTTTATGATGAACAATAGGAAGATTATCTGGGTTGTCAATAAAATATTCTGCTACTGCACGATGCGTGTATAACATATATTGTTTTCCTCTAAAATGAAGATTATAAAAATGATAACCCTTATTTACTCCTCCTTTTAACCATCTTCCTGTTCTAACATTTCTTAATCGTCCAGTATCCTCTAACCAAAAATTTGTTTTTTCGCCATTTAAAATAATATTTTTTTCCATATCGTTTTCTCCTTAAAATTCTTAAAAATCTTTTAAAGAGAGTAAGCTTCGCTGCTGATTGCCCAATCCATAGAATTTTTTATAGCATCTCACGCCTAAGTTTCCTTTACGTTGTAGCACCTATGGCTCTAAGGGGTTTCCAGCAATTAGAGAGATTTTACTACGGCAGAAATTACCTAATACCGTATTGTGAGCTAGCTACTTGAGTGATGATCTGAGTTGCAATAGTACAAGCAGTTCTAAATGAATGAGGTTTATGTATTTGTACTCCAGAAATAACTGTGCCATTCTGGAGCATATCCTCAAGATTTATCAAGCAACAATTACTCATAGGCATAACAGGGGAATAGTCAGTGTCGTGGTAATGTATAATACCCGCTTCATGCGCTTTTACAATGTCTTTAGGAAGAATAACTTTTTCTGCTAATTCTCTACAAGTAAATCCTGCAATATAATCTCTCATGGTAGGAATAATTCTTGTATCTTTATTACTATTTTCTTTATTACTTTCTTCGTCCTGTCCAGTAATTAATTTATGTAAGCGCTGATAACGATTTTCTAAATCGCTATTCGTGGCTCTATCCTGTTCTCTTTTATATCTATATCTAATATATGCACGAGCTACATCAGTTCTCTCAGAATCCATTAAATAAGTTTCAACTAAATTCTGTATCTCTTCGATACAAAGAGAATCTACTGAACGCGCAATCTTTTCTATGTCGTCAGCAATATCCATTGCTGTTTCATTCTCATATAATTTACCATCAACTTCTATAAAAGCTTTATTAATAGCTTTTATAATTTTGTTTTTATCAAAATCAACCTTACTACCATTTCTTTTAATAACTTTCATTAAATACCTCCTAATCAAGTAAGTCTGCCATTGCCGCAGTTTCGCTTCTCTCTGTTTTAAGAAGCTTTACATATCCGAAACGTGGATGTCCTTTAAGCCTATCAATCGCAATCATAAGACCATTATTGCGCTCGAATATAGCTAAATCGGTCTGCTTAAAGTCTCCATTAATCCAAAGGCTGGAACCTTCGCCTACGCGCCCTATAAGAAGCTGAATATGCTCTTTCGTTAGATTCTCTGCTTCAGAACAAAGAATAATAGAGTTCTTAATATCCCTACCTCTTATAAAACCTAAATGAACTACTTCAACGACTCCCTTTTCTATCATATAACTAAGTCCGTCAACTCCACCTACATGGTCAGCAAGACACATTGCAAAAGGCAGAAGTTTTTCATTTGATGAACCCGGTAAATGACCTATCGGTTTAGAGTTTTTAACCTCTATATTATTTCTAACATAAACAAGTTTATCAAAATAACCTTTTTCAATTAAATCTATGGCGGCTGAACTCATTAATAAATCCTTGCCAGTACCGAATTTACCAGTCAGGATTTTAATAGTTATATCTGTATCATATAGCATATCAATTCCTAATTTCTGCTGAATATTGCGCGGTTTGATTTTCCCCGCAAACTTAGACTCAATCGCCTTATACGGGACCTGCGCGAGCCGCCCATCTTTGCACTTAAATAAATCAATGACTTCTTCTTTTTCATCTCTTGCGATTAAATATTCATTCTCAAGACAACCAAAAGTTTCGTTAGTCTTTGGGTCATAAAGTGCATTAATATCATTAGGATTAGTTAAAACTATATCTTTAAAGCCTGTATATTCAGTCATTCAAAACTTCTTATATTTCTTTATTATAAAAATTATTAATATAACTACATACTTCACCTACAGCTGATTTCAACTGTGTTTTACTATTATTTTTAATTGAATAATAAGGCAAAGCAAGCATATTATCTTTGTTATATTTTCTTTCGTCATCTATAAAACGGCGAACAACTTCATCAACATCTGGGTCTTTTTCTCTATTTAACGCGCGCAGTAGCCTTTCCTTTGGAGTAGCTTCAATATATATTACAATAGTGAATAAATCAGGATCACTACAAAGCGCTTCAGCAGCATTAAAATCACAAGTCATAATATTGATTAAGTCATCTTTTAAAACGTCTTTGCCAGTTCCATAAAACCAGTTATTAAATTCTGCGGCTTCTGCCATCTCACAATTTAGAACTTTTTCAGTAAATTCTTCATTATTTATGAAATAATAATCTTTACCTTCTATTTCATAATCTCTTTTTGGTCTTGTTGTATATCTTACAACAGGTGAACAGACAGAAGATTTCTTTAGAACTTTTTGATAAATAGTATCTTTACCACAAGCACTTGGACCAATAATACACACAAGTTTCTTTTTCATATGAAAATTACCTCATTCGCGCGACTGCACATAAACCCCATATATCTAGTGAATTCGGGCGGAAGGATAGTATTTGTGTCGATGTAGACCTTATCTAACGTCTCATACTCCCTTCGGTCTTTAAGCTGCGGCGCGCATATCCATACTTTGTTTCCTTTTGCATAACCTAAATAAGGAAAATCTTCTTTTTCACTGTATAATGTTACATCATTTCTTATAAATAAATCTCTTATCAAATCAAAATTCCTTGAAAAAATTATTGATACCCTTGCGGGCTTTGGTTTACTGCGACCGCCATAAAGTGACTGATAATAGTTAATACTATCATCTGTCCATAAAGTGGATTGTCTTTGTATCTTCATTATTCCTCACCTTCTTCTTCTATTCCTCTTGCACGTTCACTTGTTATTATTATATTACCAAAATCATCTATTTCTGACACTCTATATAAAGTATGCCCACCTTGACTAGCATATTTCTTAGCTACGAAGTCATTATCTCCTCTTCTCATACCGTTAATAACTAACATATTTCCTTTTGTAAACCAAGATTTTTCGATTACTTTCTTTTTACCATCTTCACCCATAACTGAAATCTGTTTGTCATATATACTATAATAAGCTTTTGGGAACTTAACTGTCACAACAGTTCCACCGCGAGTTAATAAAGATATAATGTTTTTGTTTTTATCTTTTGCAATAACAGTTCCTATAATTTTACTTAATTCAAACATATTAATTGTTCTACCGCCCTTCTCAAAGGATTTTGCTACGCGCGGTTCCACTGGAAGGGTTTCAAAATCTCGTAAACCATATTTACCATTATTTATATTCTTTAACTCATGTTCATGAAAATATAAACAAGTGCTTTCCATTTCCCAAGAACTATAGTTAGGACGTTTTATATATTTATTCCAATCTTCTTTAAATATCTTTTCATTTAATCTAAATAATACTTCTTCACCATCTTCTTTTAACCATTCTCTTAAATTATCCATTTCTTTTTGATAAATCTTATCCCATTGCTTTATATTTAATATTTTATCATAATTTACAATAGAAAACAAGTCAAGATAGTTATTCTCAATAAATGATAAAGCTCTTTCGTCCAATTTATAATTTTCTGCGTCAAACTTACAAACAGCTTTTAAATATCTATTAAATTCAAAAACCGCGCGCTCATGGTTAAGGTTACTTGGAACGAGGTCTTCGAGAATAAGCTTGCGCATATTCTGTAAAGTTAAACGTTTCTTTTTATCACAAGTGCGCCAAATATACCAACCCATTAATTCCATTCTATTAGGTTCTAAACTATCAAAAGCGCCACTCTTTATTAATGATAATACGGCTGGTTTTTTTAATTTAACTCTATTTAAAAAATCTGGTACAGATACAAAAGGTCGATTAGTTATAATCTGTGAGATAACATCATCACCAACACTAACCAAACTTTTAAAACCATAATATATACAATTATTATCTACATCTGGCGCGAATATAGCTTCTGACTTGTTGACATCTGGCGGGATGATTTTAATACCATTCTTTTTCATTTTTCCTATTGCGATAGCTATTTTATTATAGTCTGCACTTTCATTTTCTTTTGCGGCACCACTATCTGTTATAAGACACGCGCAGTTCCAGAAAATGATCGGATATCTGAAGCACAGGTTCATTTCCTGTAGCCCTATGATACTATAAGCTAGAGTATGCGAAAGGTTAAAGCCATACCCCCTAGACGTAGCTACCAAAACGTCCCATACATAGTGACAAAGATTTTGACTTAAACCTTTTTCCTCTATGGTCTTATAATATTCTTCTTGGAGCTTCATGTAAGCTGCGGGGTTTTTCTTCGCTATAGACTTACGAAGGGAGTCCGCCCATGTTAATGACATACCTCCGCACTCAGGAAGTTGAACCAGCATCATGAATCTTTCTTGCGATTCACATATCCCATATGAAGACTTTAAGATTGGTTCTAAGAGTTTTTGCTCTTCCTTGGTCAAGCCATACCGGTCCATTTCCGCATACCATAAAGATATATCTTTTTTAAAGCGCGCATATTTATTTAATGGCTGTTCATCTCCAGGTTCTTGCGCCATAAGTCTAATTACAGAGTTTAATGTTGCTAAATCGTCTAAACACTCTGGTTTAGTGAGCGCTATGCCCTGAATTCCTGACTGTTTCTCCATCTGAAATAATGATTCAATCTTGTGTGACCAAATCATTTTCCACATATCTTTATTTTCTCTTTCAAGATTATAAACGCCAATCGCCTTTTCATAAGTTTCTTTTAAAGTCGCGCCCGGTTCTAGATATTTATATTCTACAAGTAGGTCTAAGCACGTATGAATCTTATCAAGAGCTTCGACCGAGAGTAAATCTATCTTGATCAAGCTTACATCTTCCGAATCGTGAAGGTCGAACTGAGTAACTACGTCTCCGTTCGGAACCCTCATGAGCGCGGTTGATTTTGTAAAAGGCTCGTCTACGAAAATAACACCACCTGCGTGTTCTCCAATTCCACATACAAGACCTTCTATCTTTTGCGCAACAGACCAAAGTTCTGGATATAACTTCATTTGTCTTACAAATTCTGGCACTGGTTTAAAACCATTTTCTTCATCGCCATAATAACACTGTTTTAAAGTGCGCGCAATACCTCTATCTACTGGTACAAGAGAAGCAAGATAAAGAGAGATGTCTACATCTATACCTATGCCGCGTGCGGCAGTCTGCAAGGCACTTTTACTTTTTTCAGTTCTAAAAGTGATAACATTAGACACGCGGTCTTGCCCATAAAAATCTCTTAAAGCCTGGAGTGTTTGCGCGCGTCTCCCGCCTTCGATATCTGTATCAATCCTTTCTACCCTCGGTTTCCCGATATTTATTAGGGGAGTAGACTATACCATTGTCCGTTCTGGACACCCATTGGTAGTCGTTGCGGCCTTACCTATACGGTCTGTGCCTCAGGATTACCCAATTTTTAACCTTATTACCATACTGTGTTAGTTAAACACACCATATTTCGCTTTCACTAATACTTGGTAGTTAAAACTCTAAGGGCTTTCCCTGATATTCTGGGTTTTTTAAATCCTTACATCTTCCAACGTAAGGGGACTGTTAAAACTTCTTGATGCTATATCATATTTTCGTTGTAAATAAACTTTTGCATTACTATAAAGTCTTTTTTCTAGATATTCAGACTCTTTAGTATTATATCTTAACGTATAAATTGTTTTATCTGGATATAAACGATAATCAATTTTTAAATACTTAGCTATTGATAATAAAAACTCTTGAGTTCCACTAATTTGGAAACAAGGATAATCTTTTCTTAATGAACCGTCTCCATCTATATATCCTCTTATAAAATCGTCAAGAAAATCAATTTTTGGAAGAGTTTTTAAAACTTTACTTTTATGCTCTACAACTCCCCATTTTTCCAAATCATCAACAATTTTATTATTTCCTATTAATAATCTAGCATATTGAACTCCGGCTTTATAACTTCCTTCTGCGGTTTCATAAATTTTAATTTCTCCGCTGTAATTTAAAAAAGTTTTATATTTTTCTAGCCACTCTTTATCTTTTAAACTTACACTAATACCGAACTTATTAGTATATTTAGTCTTGGAGATATACCCATCACTATACATAACTCCAAGCCAATAAGCTTTTTCGGGTGTGTCAATTTTATCAAAAATATCTTCGTTTAAAGTATAATGTAAAAATTGACGACGTGCTTCAGAATAATTGCGAGTGGAGACATTGTAAGCTTTTAAAATGTTTTTTACTGTGGAAGGGTCACAATGCCATTTTCTACCAACTGCTGCTAAGCTTAAACCTTCTTGGTAATCTTGAATAATTATTTTTTCTTCTTCAATAGTGAATTTACAATATGAATTTCTCTTGTCGCTCATTTTTTTCTCCATTCTAAGTTTTATAGAATTTACGAAAATATGAAACATCAAAAAATTTTGTTAATCCAAAACCGATACTCTAGATGGATTAAGGAAACGCCATGGGTACAATTTAGTTGTTTCCCAAAGAGGATTTATCTGAATTATATCTAAGAGATATAATAATATAAATCCTACACCAGACCCACGACCGCACCCTACCAACGTGCCTGAGTCCCAGCACACTTCAATAATTTTTTGGAGATTTAAAAAGTACGCGCTCCAGTGCGCGTTATTTACTTCTGAACTTTCCCAAGTCATCTGTAAATTGATTTCAACTTCATCATATATTTTCTGAGTTTGCAAGCGCGCATCAGATTCCAATTTTTCAACGATTGCTCTTGCTAAAACATTATCGCCATTAAATGATGATTCAACAAACTTTTTAAGTGAAGGAATCTTCTTAAAATACACGTCTGGGATTGTTTTTAAAGTCGGCTCATTCCATACAAGAGAAGGAATAACTAAAGGTTTTAATAAACTATAATCCTGCGCGCGCCCAGCAACTTCCATAATTGTTTCATTTGCTTTTGCAATTATCTCTTCTTCTATAAACTCATTTAATTCATTGCCAGACATTAAATAAGTTGTAGCATAGAATGATTTTACTTCGCGTTCACCTTCTTGTGAATTAAGAAAAGCTTCGTGAATTGGCGCATCTTCGGGTCTAGCATAATGACTATCGGTCGTGATTATATATGGTATATCTAATTCTTCAGACAATTTTAATAAACCCGCATTTGCTATTTTCTGCTCTTTATATTTAGAGGGCTGTAATTCTAATAAGAAATTACCCTTACCAAAAATACTCTGCATTGATAAACACCAACCAAGAATATTATTCCAAAGCGCAGGATCTGGATTCTCGTTGTATTGAAGTAGCTTATTGTCTAAAAACCCGCCCAAGCAGGCTGTCGCGCCAACTACATGACCCGGATTCGCGCCTATAATATCAATTAAATCTTGATAGTATGTAGGTCTGCGCGCCATCTTACCTGTTTTCCAACTGCGCATCCAAGCACGTGTTGATAATTCTCTTATTTGTTCATGTCCTATTGCATCTAAAGCGAGTAAAATAAAATGGTAAAATTTATCCTGACCTTTAATAAAATTATCTTTAGTCAACTCGTCTCTACAAAGATATATCTCATTACCTCTAATAACTTTAAAGTCTGGATGCTTTTCTTTGATTTTATTATAGTATTTTTCTATTTTTATCGCATTTGATACGGTTTCATGCTCTGTTATGGCTATTACTTTATGTCCAAGTGCAATCGCTGTATCTATCAATCCTTCTATTGTATTAATAGAATCTCTTAAATACAAATTGCTATAATCGGTATGATTGTGTAATGAGCCTATGTATTCTATTGTTTTTAAAGAATCCATATACCTTACTCTCTTTCTTTAAAACTAAAATAAGATATATAATAAATAAATTATTATATATCTTATTATATATATATTATTATAATATATTATTTATATATTATATATTATTTAGATTTATGATCTTTACCCTATATACACTTTTCCTTTTTTGTTTTTCTTTGTTTGTTTCTTTTATTATACCATATTTTTTTTCATTTTCCAAATATTTTGAGAATTATTTTTAGTACAGTAATTTGGATTTTCAATTTTCAAAGAATCAAATTGCCTTTTATCAATTCAATCAAATATTTTTTAATTGAAATGAACACTTTATCACCTCACTTATTTTTATGCTCAGACAACTAAAAATAAATTAGTCTCTGAGCATATTTTTTAATAAGAAATTAATCTTTTTTTATAATAACAAGCTTATCTACTGCGCGAGTTACTGCGGTATAAAGCCAGCGTTTATGTTCTTCGTTCTCGAAAGGAAATCCTTCCTCTATAACAAGGACCTTGTCGAACTGGCTGCCTTGGGATTTATGGGCCGTGATCACATACCCGTAAGCTACATCATTGGGGAGAGGGTCATGAAATCGTTTATTTTTTCTTAGCTTATACAAATCTGAACCAGTTAAAACAGAAGTTCCTGTAGCTAACATTTGTTTCTCAACAATAACGTCACGAATAATATCATTATTATCTAATCTTAAATCTACTTTATAACAAGGAATAATTCTTTCGGATTCAGATTCTTTTAACCAATAAGGCAAAACAACTTCATATTCTCTAATATTCTCAACAGTTCCTATCGTGCCATTTGTTAAACTTGCTTCTTCGCTATCAGATACTTTATCATCATAATTATGTAAACAAATAAGTCTTTCACCTGGAACCAACAACTCGCCCGAATACCCAAGTTGTTTACGTACATTATTATTGTAGCCTATTCTTTTTTTATTAGTTGCGCATAATGTAACATCAGCCCACGTCAACATACCTTCGGTCAAGTCTGCCGCATTAAATATTTGTACTTCTTTTCCATGAAATTCCTTTAAAGATTCTCCATCTCGAATCTGCATAGAAACCTGTATTATTTCACTTTCTTTTGCCTGTCTCATTATTTCATCTAAGAATACATGAGGATGATCTAAGAGGTGATTATCGTCGTTCTTAGAGATTGGAGGTAGCTGTCCGGGATCCCCGCAGCATATAAGATAAACAGGATATGAGAGTAAGTCCTGAATCATCTTAGTCGGAACCATAGATACTTCATCTATTACTATGACACTTGCGCCTAAACTTTCTTTTCTTCTTCTTATATAGCTACCATTAGCCATTTGTGTATTATAATACAAAAGCTTATGTAATGTGGTTGCACCCGGATTACCTTTGTCTTTTAAAACCTGCGCTGCCTTGCCTGTGAAGGTCGCGTACGCTACGTCCATTTCGTCTAAATCTAGGGCTGCTATAATAAAGGATACAACCGTAGACTTGCCCGCACCTGCATACCCAGATATCACGGTCATTTTCTCTCCGTCTCGGTATCTTTTAACGGCTATTTTAACCGCTTCTTTTTGCTTTGCTGTTAATTCCATTCCTTTTTCTCCTTTTAACTTTTCTGATATTCTTTTTATTTCTTACTTATATTTTATCATATTTTTTATTTTCTTTAAAAATAGGGCAAAAAAACAGGAAAATCTACTGAAGATTTTCCTGTTCTATATATTAATTTACGAAATAATTATATGCAGCTCGCGCATTTGCTTGACGCTTACCACAAGTACCAAAAGAGCCTCTACCATAAGCATATAAATATGCTTTGGCAGCTTCTTCTGGTGAAGTTAAATTACAGAAGTCTTTATAAGTAAAGCCAGATTTATATAATCTACCATAGGTATTGAAATTTGATTCAAGTGTATTTGCTAAATAATTTAACTGAACAAGCGTGGACGCGCCATGAATACCATAAGCCTTGCTCCACTGACATAAGCCATAGTATTTTCCCGTCGGATTATATACGTAAGGGTTTAAATCTAATGTTCCCCCACCACATTCTTGCATCATGTTACCAAGTATTCCAGCTGCGACCGCATCATTATATCCCTTGGACTTTAAAAAAGCCCAAACCTCGCCCGCAACAGGAGAAGAAGAAATTTTAGCATACATCTTTTTACCTTCCTCTATTTTCTTCTGTTCAGCATATTTGCTTTCATAATGCTGTTTCGCGCTTTTTGCTTGAGCATATTCATCTTGTGCTAACTGGATTACAGCGTGTTCTTCATCATAAGATAAATTTCTTGCAGCTTCAGCCATATCATGCGCATCGTCCATTCGTTTCTGACTTTCTTGAATTAAACTATTTAATTTATTCAAATCAGTAGTTTCAACAATCGCATAAGACGCGGAAAGAGGTTTAGGATCTTCACCCTCAGTTGTATCTGCATGAGCCCTAATCCCTATGACCGCTATGGCGGCTGCCGCGACTAAACCTATAATAATTATATTCTTTGTTTTCATAATGTTGTTCTTCCTTTCTCTTGTTTCTAGTAACAACTATAAGACAAGAGCCGTTGTTTGGGCATTATGAAATAGCTTGTGCTTACTATTCCATTTTAATTAATCATAATTATACCATATTTTTCATTATTAACGACTCTTTTTCATTCAGAACTCTTTCTTAGAAATTATATCCGACCGATTCAATACAATAATCTTCTATAATAATTTGAGGATTTATACGACCATTCCATTCATTCTTTTCACATCTACCTACTATAGTAAGAATCTTAGAAGTGAAATCTGTTAATCCACTAATTATACTTTCGTATTCCTCTTGTGAAGCTCTGAATTTAATAAAATTCGTCCCATTTGATAAACTTATCTTTAGAGTTGGATTTCTATCTGGAGACATTAATTGTATATTACTTTTAGTTACTGGAACTCCAATGACTACAACTAATGGCTCTTCAACCCCATGCGCCCACAGATGATGATATTCTGCTATTTCAAGTATATCTTCTGGCTCTAAAGAACTTTTATCATAAATAAAATCAACCCTGTATGTTGCCGAAAACTGAATATCTGCAAGAGCAGAATTAGAATATTCAACGAGCGCGCTCAGGTTTTGGTCTTTTACCGAGGTACCGAATGCTTGAGGGTGTCCACTCGCATATTCAACTAACCCAGAGTCTGCGAGGAACTGTCTAAAATCATCAAAGCCTACATTATTAACTCCTCTTCCAGATCCAGACCACGTAAGCCCGCCTGCATCATAGCTTTCATGCAGAATTAACGTTGGATGTTGATATTTATTAGCAATTTGAGTTGCTACCAAACCAGTAAGACCACGTTCCATTGCGCCATCTGGCAAACATACTATAATTAGCTTATTTTCAAATAAGTCTTGCTCTAAGATTTTGCGTTCTATTTCTTCTGTTGCAGCATCTCTGAGCTTCTTTTGTCTATTCTTTACATTTGTCGCAGTTCTAACAGCTTGTTCGACCACTGTTTCAAACTGCCCCTTACAACCACGTTTAGTTGAAGGAATTTCTTTATATGCTTTATATTCTAAGAATGATTCAAAAATTAATCTTTTTTCTTCCATTGTTCCAACTCGTGTAACCGCATTTACAAAAGGAACAATGTAAAAGGATATTCCAAATGGCGTTAGTTCTGGACCAATACTAAATGAGTTGCGTTCAGCCATAGTTATAATGAAAGGATTCTTGATATTATCTATGCCTTTTGCTATCATAGCACGATTTTCTAATGGTCGGACGTCCATTATATCACTTATCTCTGACAGTCCAGCTAAATCAACATAATCATCTGCTATATCAGTTTTAAAAAATTCGTCTAAGAACTTACAAAACTTGTAAACAACGCCACCGCCACATAAAAATTTATTTGGGTACTCACATATCATTGGGTTGATTATTACTGCGTCTGTCGCGGGAGTGTCTGTGTGGTGATGGTCTAAAATAAGAGTGTCAACACCTCGTTCTTTTAAACGAGAGACAATCTCACATTCATTTGAAGCAGCATCTGGGACTATGAGAAACTGGATATCATTTGTAACAGCTTCCTCAATAATACCATGAGCTTTCTTTTCGTGAAGCACATAGCGCACACAATTTTCTACATATGCAGGTACTAACCGATGAAGATAATTAAGAAGGAGCGCGGCACTAGCATAACCATCTTGATCCGAGTCCACAACCACTAAAGTCTGACTTCGCATAGCTATATGTTTAGCTAAAAGCTCTGCGCCCTCGCGCATATTATCTAAATCTTCTGGAGGTAAAATAAAAGTATCTCTAGGAAAAAGATACTTGCTTATTTCTTCTCTCTTTAAACCTCGGTTTAATAAAATTTTAGTTATAGGGGCATCATCTGATTCAATTTCAGGCGATTCTATTAATTTATATTCCATTTAAAACTCCTTATAATATATATAAAAATTCTTCTATAGTACTAGTGCGAAAATGCCCAACCGTAAACAATTCTTGTTTGAAAAAGTTTTAAAAAAGTATCTAACCCACAATCTATAGGACTATCTTTATACCCCAATAAATCATTTCTATCAAATACAATAGAAATGGTAATTTCATTACCAAATGTTTTAGCTTGTTTAACTAATTTTTTCTTTACTTTTTTAAACTCTTCACTAGTCTTATCTGTAAAATCTTTATCAAAACATAACACTATTTCTTTCGCACCAAACTTTTTTAATAATTCATATTGTCTATTTGATAATGTACTGCCGCAACAGGCAACACTAATATCATTGCGCGCACCTACCGCGGTCCGATACTTGAGAACTGATTTTTCACTCTCAAACACTAACGCTCTGCCCGCTCGCTTTATATTCTCTTTACTTTTATCTAAGTTATAAAGATTACCTCCAATCGCGTGATTATAAAGTATACCATTTATCCTAAGAGGGCGATATTTACCATATTTCTCTGCCTCTGGAATAATTAAGCTGCGTCCGCGCAATCCAATAAATCTACCATTATAATCATAATGAGGGATAGTAATTTGCTCTCCTCCGGGATAATATCCGATGCGTGCTTCATTCATTACCTCTTGCGAAATACCTTCTTTAAGCCAAGGTACAATAGGAATATAAGAAAAACGATTAAGTATACTATCGTCATAAGGCTCATATATTATTTCTCTACCTTTAATACTCTTATGGTTCGCGCGCCCAGCATATTTTTGGAAGATTTTAGCATCTGCGTTATCTAAGGTTTCAAATTCATTTTTCTGTTCTCTTGCAATCCCAAAATAATTTGTAATATAATCAAGTGCCGCGCTAATACCTAAGTCAATATTGCGCTGCACCTTAAAAACTTTACAAGTTAATTCAACTATATCAAATCTATCTTGACACCCAGTAAAACAAGAAAATAATTGAGTATTTTGATAATAATATAATTTTTGGCTACCCTCTCCGGGCAGGTTGTGACATATGGTATCAGCGACAAGCCCAAAAGATTTAAAGACTGGGTTGCCGCCAAAGTTATTAACTAATTCATATATTTGTTCTATTGTAAGAGATTCTTTAACCCTCTGTAGTTCTTCCATTTTTTACCTCATACTCTTTACAAAAACGAGGAATATTTTCATAATCAATCTTTTTATCTTTTAAAAGACATTCTTTTATTTCTGGCGAGAAAGGAATTGGTAAAGTGCGCGCTCTATAATATTTGCAATATTTACAGCGTTTATGCTTTTGCCTATAAGCAATCATATTTTCGTCCATTAAAAAGCTCCTTTTTCTACATTTATATTTGTTCCTTTTAAACCTTGAACTATTTGATAATCCCAAGTTGTTGCTATTGTAAAATCTACTCTACAAACGCCTAATCTTTTATATCCAAAAAGATATATGCCATTCCAAGGCGAACGTCTATTTTTATAAATAGCTAACTTTATATCTGGGATTCTACCATCTGAGAATAAATGCTGCATACTCGTGAGCATATCTCGGTCTCTATCGTTGAGAGGTAAAAGATGACATCCAAAATCTAGCTTGTCCCCCACCGCTTTAGACCCTCGTAATAATCTCTGGTCCGGAGTGGAAGTATCTAAATCACCTGACAACTGCGTTGAACTTATTATCCAAACATTATAAAGAACTGCTATTTCTTTTATTTTTGTTGCCAAGAGAAAGAGAATCTGATCTTCTCTGATATTATTGACTTTAGTCCTATTAGATATTTCTGCTAATATTTTCATTGTACTTTGAATATAGTCAAAACAAATATAAGTTGCATTTCTTTCTTCTATATTATATTTAATTCTGCGCTCTATATCTTCTAAGCTAAAATCTGGAAGAAATTCAAGATATAATGGAGAATTCTCAAGAATTTGTATTCCTTTTAATATTCTTTCATATTCATCTTCTTCATAATCACCAGTTAATATATGACTTTCATTAACTTCGCATACAAAAGAAAGAAGTAAAGTCTGCGCTTCTGACCTATCCTGCTCAGTCAAAATAAATAAAGTTGGCGCGGGAGCTGGATTTTTAACCCACCCACCCTTGGCGCTATCATAATATTCCGTACATGATAAAAATGCGGCGTCCTGCGCTAAGAGTCTTGACTTACCAACTCCGGTCGGTGCACTACGTAAATAGAACTTACCCAAACGTGCGCCCATCGTTACGGCTGTATATACAGGGTCATAGAATGGAAGACCATATGCTGGATGCTGGCGCAATTCTTCTATTAAATCTGCGGCGCCCTCAGCAGCCTGACAAGATAAATCCTCAGAACCGCCGCCATAATTATTTACTACTTTATCTATTTGCTTTTGTATTCTATCAGAAATATCTGTCAAACTTGCATTGTTTAACCATTCTTCTTGTTTTTCTTTCTTTTTTGTATCTATTAAATTATCTTCATCTAAAATATCAGAAACATCAACGCCGATTTTACTGAACTGGCGCAACAAAGTCATTTTCTGTAATCTTTCAGCATAATAATTAAAACCAGTTTCTTCTGCATTTTCTGCGCAGTTACGTATAAAATCTATACCACCGCCAGATTTAAACACAGCTTCAGCTTTAGGTTTATTTTCAAGATAATCTAATATTACATTTTCTGAGAAATCTGTTACCTTATTATTAAAATAAAGATTATATAAAGTACCATAAACTATTTTATGAAATTTATTTGGAAAATCTTCATTAGTTAAATAAACCTTTTCTAAAAGAGAAGGATTATTATAAATATTTCCTATTACCTGTACAGTACAGGTTGTGTCTAAAAACCTAATTCTCTCCAATATTATCCTCCTCTAAGAACTCGAAAAGTGGTTTGCGCATTTCTATTTTTATAGGTGTGCGCTCTGGCTCTTTGATTGTTACATTCTTTATCTCTTGCGTGGGATTTGCTTTATATTCCAAATTTTCTTGTTTATTGCGCTGTTGCAAAAGCCAAATGTTATAATAGTAATTGTATGCACTATCATAGACGTATGGAATAATACCAATACCACCTGTACTTTTCATTGGGTCATTTCCCATTTTTTGATAATAATAAATAAGACTACGCATCATGCCAGAATATGTATAACCATATTTCTTTTTATAACTATTAATCTGTCGCATAATACGTGACCAAACTGCTTTATTACCAAATAAATCTCTAATAGTATCTTTGAGTCTTTCTAAATCTTCTTTTTCTTTTTGTTCTTCTTTAAGTTGCGCGGATTTTGCTGTAACCGCGCCAGTCTGCATATTTACAGTTATTTGTTCTTGTTCTTTATTCAGAACAAGTTGTTCATTATTTTGTTTTAAACTTTGTGCTGGGGTTACTGCTTCCATGGTTTTTATCTCAGGATGTTGGTCCGCACAAGTTTTATGAGCATATCTGCGAGAAGTTACTTTAACAGCTTCATATATATCTCTGTCAAATGTTTGCCCGCAAATTAAACACTTTACATTATGTGCCATTCTTGTCTATTCTCCTTTCCTTTATATTATAACAAATTTTAAGCAAAAATACAAATAGGGTTATAAGAAGTAAATCTTATAACCCTAAAATTGGTTTAAAAATTTGTTAAATCACTTTTCGTTTCTGGGGACGGATTCTACGACCGCTTGCCGCCCAAGGGCAGAAATCTAAGCATTCGTATGCTCAGAAACCATAGCCTTTAATTCATCAACGACAAGTGATAAAAGTTCAGCCTGTTCTCTCGAACACTGACTAACTTTCTTTCCCTTGCCAAGAATTTTATCTGTAATCTCTGTTACTCGTGGCGCCCAGAATTCAGCAAAATTCGCTTCCTTTGAGAGAGAAGTTATGATTGTATTAAACTCTTCAAGAATCTTATCGAAATCATAAGTTGTTACTTCTTCTCTTACAATCTTCTTATCTGTTACTGCACCAGCGCCGTTCATTTCAGCTTCTTTATCTATTGCTTTATTTAAAGCGTCAACAAGTGGTTTATAGCCAAATGGAATCTTTTCTGCCATATAAGGGAATCTTGAACCACAATCTATTGTACCGTCATTACTTCTGAGATACATAACTCTCTCACCTGTGCGCCAATCCACACAGCCATAACCAATAATATCTGCCATATTCTTGATTATACCATTTATTGAATCAGAAAGCGTAGGAACAATTTTTGTATATTCTGTTCCATCGGGTCTAGTAATTGTCTTCTCTTTATCATGTCCTATAAAAAGAATTGCATAACCCTGAAGTGCGAGGTCTCTAAACGTAGTCTCAATTTCTTTCTTTAGCTGAGTCCACCCTCCACCCCAGGCTATATCACCCAGCTTCTCGACTCCGTTCTGAGAGCAAACCCATTTCTCACAAAGGCTAGCCGCAACATCTATCGTATCTATGGCAAGCGCTTTATATCTCTCCTTAAATCTTGGGTCTTTAGCAAGTCTTGCGATTGTTCTCACATCACCCCAAGACTGCATTATCTGCGCATACGCGCCGGACATTGCTCTAGTACCATCTTCAAAGGATAAGATTAAAGCACCCATATCCTTAGCTAGAGTACTTTTACCAACCTTCGGAGCCCCGAAAACGTAGGTAATATATCCTGAGAGGTCGCGCGATACAACTGACGGCTCCATATTAATTAATGAATCTAATGTAAAATTTGCCATATATTAAATCTCCTTATTATTAAAAGGGGGCAAGTTTAACTTACCCCTTTATTATTTATTTTAACTAATTTAAATCATATTTAATTATTAAAAATTAAAACCGCCCGGTGCAGGAGAAGCTGTAGGAGTTGACTGGAAAGCATTTGCGCCATTCTTCTTTGCTTCCTTTCTATCAAGATACCTCTGCTTTAATTCAGCGAGATGAAGTTCTCTATCCTGCATAGCCTTCTGAATATCTTCAACACCAAAATCTTCACTTGGGAATTCATAAGGCTCAGCTGCCGCCCAAGTAATAATCCAATCTTTTCTCGTAGAAGTAAATTCCTTTACAATAGGTTCACCAAATGCGCCCTGCTCTTCTCTCTTAGTCTTTACAACACTTGAAATCTGCTTACCCTTGATTCTAGTAAATAAAGGATTTGAATCTGAAATATCGCAGTTTTCAAAATAATTTATTGCGGCTGGGTCGAGAACTGAGAACTCAACCGGCAGAAGCGCGCCACTATAATTAAATACTGCACCACTTACAATCATCTTAGCTGGTCTATCATTTTCTTCATCGGCTTCAATCATTCTTGTTCCTTTTGCAAAGAAATCAACGTCAAACATAGCTCTTGAAGATTCATCTTCCGGAAGTTCTTTTATAAGAGAAATAAAACCACCATCATTTATCTTTGTACTAATAAATGCAGGTTCATCTCCACCTTCTCTATTGTCCATATAAAATTCATTTATACCAACCTTTGGCGAGCACTTAACCTTTGCAGCTTCTTCCTTTGAAGAATTCATAACAGTCTTTAAATCACCATCAATAATTCTCTTAAGAATCTTATAAGTACCATTTTCTCTTGGCTCATTGCTGCCCGGCTTTGGTGGGAAAAATGGTGCTACATAAGAATAGTTTATAGTAATTATATTTGTGCAAGCTTCATCTGTTGCGACCTTAATTTCACCGCCAATATATTCAGTTCCCGGATGCTTAGAATTTTCACCTGTCTTTCTTATCTTGAGCGCGCGGAAGGACTTTGGGTCTGTATCTACTTCATAAAGATAACCCCAAATGCCTGCAACCGAATTATTACCATCGTTATTAATCATCTTCTTCATAAATTATTTTCTCCTTTAATTATTAAATACTAAACTTATTTTTTTTCTTATACTTCTATTATTATTCAATAGACATCTGAGTTGTATCTACTGCCGCACCCAGTTCTGTTAATACATAAGCAGGAGGTGTAGAACCTTCAACCTTTGTAATATATCCCTTTGCTATTAACTTTCTTGTGCCGCCAGATGCTGTCCTACCTGTAACTTCAAAACCAGCTATTGCACTAACTGCTTCGCCAAGCATCTTTGCAGTAAATTCACATTCAGGGTCTGTCTGCATTGCGGCAAGTATTCTATATCCAAGTTCCGTAATCTCAGGAACTTCTTTTTCTTTCTTGTTCTTAATTGTTTCAAAATACTTAACGGCTTCCTCTGGAGCGTTATCCATCATTGGTTCAACATAATTAATAAATACTTCTCTGTTAGTCATAGTTATTTCTCCTTTTTAATTTCTTTAGTAATTCAAATGACTCATTCATTATAACAAATTTTTTCTGACTTTCAAATTAATCAACCGCTAGTGTATAACCGTCTAAATAACCCGGCGCACAATAGCGAGCAAATAATTCAAGGTCATCTATAAGATAATGCTTATCTTCAAATTCTTCTTCATTCTGCAAGAGAAAAGAATAAGTGTAAACTTTAACATCTTTATAACCCATAAGTAAAGCTTTCATATAAATATCCTGCGGATTTGCAGCAAAAATAGGTAAACCGCGAATTGCGGCAAACTCAATAAGCTCCTGTGTCTTTCCAGAACCTCTACCATTAATAATTCTCTTCATTAATAATCCTCGCTTTCTTTATTAATAAACCGCCGATAATATTAATTCGATTTCTTCTTCTGATAACTTAAAATTCCATCTTAAAAAATCTTCTACTTCATTTTCTTCAATATCTCCTTCTTCTAACACAGTTCTTGCAGTTTCTACTACCTTATCTAAATATTCGCAGCGCGCAGCATACATCATTTCATCACTATTCATCTTTAAGCCTTACTCCTTCTTCTTCTAAAACTCTTCTTACCATTTCACTGTCAATGATTGAAGTTCTACTATTTTCAGCAACCGCTACGCGCCATGCCAAAGTTTCAATAACATCAATCATTTCTTCTCTTGTCATAAAATCAATCTCTTTCATTTATTTGTTCCTCAACTTTCTATAATTATTATAACAAAATTTTTTGAGTTTTTGAAGTTCATATCTTAGCGCGAGCCGCTGACCGTATTAAATCCAGACGCAACAGAGTCATAAAAATCAATCCAATAAGATTCTAAATCAGCAAGTTCATTAACATCACCAGTTTGTAAAATCTCAAATGTAAAGTTCTCAACACCAAGAGTAAACAAAGTATTATAGAACGGCGCCGTTCCCTTAGATGCCCTTAATCCACATCTTATGTGCTGACGAAATCGTTCTGCAATATCTACGCTACGTCCTATGTAACATCTACCATCAGGAATATAAGTTATCTTATAAATACCTAAAACTCTATCAGAACCAACAACTCTATCTATCATTTCTCCTGTCAAACTTTGATAATATTCTTTCCAAATAAGTTTATATAAAACATCCGGATTTTTTAATTCTAAAGCTAAATTCTTAAGCTTCTCTATATCATTCAAATTTGCAACAGGAACACAAACACGATGGTAGTCGCGGTCAGCGTGTTCTTTCTCAGCCAATTTGCGCGCAGTATTAGCAGCTTTTATTTTCGCGCGCTCCTCGCTTAAAGATCTTTTTGCCTGGTTTAATTCCTCTACGATCTTGCCTGCATCGGTCGCATACTCAGCGCGCATCCTATCTAACATTTCTTTTTTCTTTTCCTCTTGCTCAATTTCTAGTAGCGCTAGCCTTTCTTTATTTTGCTGTCTTTGCGCGTCTAACTTACCAGATTCAAATAATAAGTTTCTTGAAAGTTCATCTTGTTCTTTTGTTAGTTCATCAATTTTTTCTTTACCTTTTGCAATTAAATCTTCTATATCTTTATAAGTGGTTTTTTTGCCTTCTAATTCATTATTCATTAAGGTTATATTGTGGTGAATTTTTTTAGCTTTTTTATTTAAAAAATAAAACCATACACCAGTTGCCATTGCAAACAAAATACTAAATATTATTCCCGCCATTTATTCCTCCTAAAAAAAATAGAGGGTATTTAAACCCTCTATTTAATTATATATTAAGTTATATTAATATCTTATTCAGCTGGAGCTGCTTCAAGGTCGTGTGCAAGTCCATCTTCATTCATTCTCAGGAACTTAACTTCCTTTTCAGTACCATCAGACATCTTAACCTTAGCAGGCTCTCTGAAACCATATTTATTCTGACCCTTTACGTCAATACACATAGTAAATACACCATTTACCTGTCTTACTGAAAGACCAGTTTCCTCAGCGATATCTGCCGCAGTAACCTTTTCACCTGCGATTTCATGCTGCTTAATTGCGTTAAAAATTTCCTTAGTTGTAGCCTTTACTGCCATAATTATTTTCTCCTTTTTAATTAAAAATTTAATGATTTATTGTATAAATATTATATCAAAAGTTTTCATGTTAAGCAAAACTTTCTGACATTTTTTCTTGGATAATTTCATCGAGTTTGATAAAGTCGTAGGCGGTCAGACCTTCGCATAATTCCTCTATCTTTTTCTCCGCATGAGCAAGTTCAACTTTACTATGTGAACTGGTAAGAATTTGTTCATACTTAATGATATTATCTGCGATTTCTTGAAGAGTCATATCTTTTTTTTTCTCTCCTTAACTTGTAAATATATTATATCAAAATTTTTGAGAGCAGTAAACTATTTTTACTGCTCTTTTACTACATTTATGAAAAAGTTTCTTCGATAGTACAATCGCGCGCTGGCTTATCGTCACGGAACTGGACTATGAATGGGTGACGTAAAGTATGTTCTTTTTTATCTCGACTCATAGCCTGAATAGCTACTACTCTGCCTTCATACTTAGATGGATTCTCCGCAAGGTCCGCGCGCAGTTCATCAGTAAGTCCACTTGATACAGTTCCAATTTCTTCTATTTCACCTTTACTATTGTATAAGCCTATTCTTATAGCTGTTTTCCAACCATAATAATAAGCTTTGGTTATTGGGCGATAAATATGAGGATTGTGCTGATAATCTTCATAATAATATCCCTTTATTTTTTCCCATCTGTAATTGCCATTTTTATCAGCTTCTAAACGCTCTTCCCAATATTCCCAAGATTCTATATCTTTACCACTATATTCACGTGTTGGATCGACACCTCCAAGGCATATAACATCTACATAGTCTACGGACTTTACCTTGTAATTGGTCTGAGGTCTTTTGTCAGGCTCGTATACCCCAGTCTTAAGTTTCATAACGATACCTTCTCCGCCCTCAGAGATAATTCGCGCGGCGCGACCCTTGAAGTCATCAAAGAATGCTTCGGCTAAATGAATATTAGGATGTTCAAGATTATATTTTTCCCAAACTTTCTGTAAGATGCAATAGCGTTCAAGATTAGTAGCCTTACCTGCAATTAAATTAATGCCATTATACCAAAGAATATCGTGGACATAATATGAGATATAACCATATTCGCCCATCTGTCTTTCTTTTGCTTTTTCTGGCAAACATCCCATTATACTCGTGACATTTTTAGAAGTGCCATTAGGATAATAAATTTCACCTAAAAGAATCGTACCTTTAGGCAGTACACTCAGAGCATTCATAATATGTGGAACATTTTCAGATTTATCCACAAGCAGACCAGTTTTCTTACTTGGAGTTCTTGAAAATAAATAATCACCTTTTTCTGTTAAAGTGGCTAAGTACAGCGCGCCATCTATTTTCTTTTCTCCAAACCAATCATTGGTTTCACAAGCTCTATCAATCTTTTCGTCAGAAGCTGCATAATACTTCATAGGCGAAAACATCATATTCTCTGCACCCGGATATAATTCTGCTATTTTTTCTTTATCAAATCCCATATTATCTCCTATATTTTACTAACACTTTTAATATTTCCGCCATCTACTAACTTGTTGCCTTTACTTCCACGATCAAGTGTTGGTAATTCTTTAGCAGGTATTACTATATTGTTTTTCGCGCAAGAGAAAAGAAGAATATCATCATCTGAAACCATCGCGGCGCCAGCTATCTTAGAGTCCGAATATCTAAGTCCCTTCCCGCCACGCGACTGCTGGCGCATTTCTTCTTTACATTTATAGCCATAACCATTTTCATTTGCTATTGCAAGCTTATCGTTATTATCTCTAACTATAAGCGCGGAAACGACATAATCATCTTTGGCTAATTCTATACCCCTTACACCTATAGTTAATTTACCCATTGGTCTAACTTCCGAAGAAGGGATTCTAATTCCCATGCCGTTCTTGGTTAATAAAATTATATCTTCATCGTTTAATAAAGTAACTGCTATAAGTTCATCATTATCCTTAATTTTAGTAGCGGCAATACCCTTCTTGCGCCTTGTAGAAGTATATTCTGAAAGTAAAGACTTCTTTAAAACACCATTCTTAGTTATAAACAGTACATATTCAAAATTACTATCATCTGATAATGAATAAATAGTTGCAACCTTTTCATTAAAATCCATACCGACTAACATCGCAAGACTTGTACCGTGCGCAGTATTAGTTCCTTCTGGAATATCATTAACTTCTATTTTATATAACTTACCTAAAGATGAAAATACCAACAATGAATCAACTGTATTGGTTCTAATAGTTATTTTTGTTATATCTTCCTGTGACTTAACACCTTTGCCGCCACGATGCTGTACTTTATAAGAAGATGTTGGAATCCTCTTAATATTACCAGTTTCAGTTAATACTACCATACAAGGCACTGGCGCGGGTTTTGGTTTAGTTGTTTTCTTTCCTTTTGTAGTAGGCTCTTCAATATCTAATAATTCTGTGCGTCTTGCATCACCATATTTCTTTACTATTACATCAAGTCTTGTGATTAATTCTTCTATCTGTTTATCTTTATTATTTATTAATATATTTAAACTTTCAATAGAATTTAATAATGCTTTATATTCATCATTTAAAGCAATTTTTTCAAGATTAGCTAAGCTACCTAATCTCATGCCTACAATCGCTTTTGCTTGATTTTCTGTAAAGTTATACTGAGATATTAAATTGTCTTTAGCATCTGCGCTACTCTTAGACCTTTTTATTAAAGCTATAATATTATCAATATCTTCAAGCGCCCGCAGTAAGCCTTCCAATATTTCCTGTCTTGCTTTTGCTTTTGCTAAATCAAATTCAGCTTCTCTTTTAATACAAGAAGTATTATGATTAATATATATTTCAATACACTGCTTTAAATTTAATTCTGTCGGTGTCTTACCTACAAGAGCAACTTGATTATAAGATATAGAAGTCTGCAAAGAAGTTTTTTCAAACAGAAGTTTAGCTATATAATCTGGGTCGGCAGTTTTCTTACATTCAATAACTACTCTAACACCTTTCTTATTAGTTTCATCACGAACATCTGAAACTCCTTCAATTTCCTTCTTGTCGCAGACTGCACCAATTTCATTCATTATCTTTTCTATTGAAACACCATAAGGTATTTCATAAAAAACAATATTATTTTTCTCAACTTTATAGCGCCCGCGCAGTCTTACGCTACCATGACCTGTTGCCATAATCTTTGGAATATCTCTCGCATTAATAACTACTCCACCCGTAGGAAAATCTGGACCTGGAAGAGTTGGTTCTTCGCCTTTAAGGTACATTTTAATAGCTTCAGACACTTCAATCAAATTATGTGGTAACCATGATGTGGCTATTGCAACCCCGATACCTGAATTAGGATTACACAAGAGATTAGGAAAAATGGAAGGTAAATCTACCGGTTCTTCTAATGTTTCATCATAATTTGGTTTAAAATCAACATTCTTCTTTTTAATGTTTGCAAGTAAACCATCTTCTGAAATTTTGCTAAGGCGCGCCTCTGTGTAACGGCTTGCAGCTGGACCATCACCTGACTGCGTACCATTAGACCCATGCCAATCTATAAGAGGGTATCTAAGCACCCAGTTCTGAGATAAACGAACCATTGCACCATATATAGAACTATCTCCATGAGGGTGATACTGACCCATAGTATTTCCGACAATTCTTGCGCTCTTTACATGTGGTTTAGAATATGTATATCCAGATTCATGTGCTGACCATAATATCCTGCGCGCAACTGGTTTAAGACCGTCGGTCGCGCTTGGAATACTTCTATCTGTATTTACTGCTACAGCATACTCAATAAAATTCTTCTTTAATTCATTCTGTACATCATTAAACATTTATATATCACCTTCCGCTTCTTCTGAATGATTCTTAATATATTCTTTTCTTGGAATTGAACTTGTTCCCATTAAATCATCAAAAAGTTTATTTGTACCTTCTATATCTTCTACAGTTATCTGCTTTATTATTCTATTCGCGGGGTCGGTTAAAGTCTCTTCGGTCTCGTCTGCCGACATCTCGCCCAAGCCCTTGAGTCGGTTCACTAGATACTTTCCCTTAGGGTTAGCTTTTCGGAATTCTTCTAATTCTGCATCATTCTTTAGGTACTTATATTCTTTACCTATAGTAATCTTATAAAGAGGCGGAACCCCTGCATATATATAACCTTCAGATATAAGTTCCGGGCAGAAGGTCCAGATAAAAGTGTAAAAGAGGTTCTTTATGTGACTTCCATCTATATCTCCATCACTCATTATAATGATTTTCCCGTAACGTAAGTCCTCTGAGCGGTAAGTCACCTTCATGGTTTTAACATCTATAGTTAAACCGAACGCTTCAATCATAGTCATGATTTCTGCATTCTTCTGAATCTGCTCTAAAGTTGCTTTTCTAGTATTAAGAATTTTACCTCGTACTGGAAGAACAGCCTGAAACTCATTATCACGAGCTAACTTAATATTTCCAGATGCAGAGTCGCCCTCTACGATATAGATTTCACACTTTTTTCTATCCTTAGAATAACAATCAGCCAGCTTCGAGTCAAATTTAAGAACCTTTTCCTTTTTCTTTTTATCAATCGCGCGTGCTGCATCTCGTGCTTTTTTTGCTGCTTCGCGCGCTTTTCTTGCTCCTATTGCTTTATCTGCAATTATCTTAACTTCTTTTTCATTAGCGTGCATCCAATAATTTAAAGCTTCCGTGAAAGGAGAAGTAAAAGGTTTCATATCTATCTTAGACACCCTTGACTTAACCTGAGCGTCATAAGCTACGCCCGCGCAAGTTAAATTAAAAATAAGATATAAACCTTCATTTATATCGTCACCACTGAGATTTTCATCTTTTTCTTTCAACCATTTTTTTTCTTTAAAGAACTTATTCATTTCTCTTGTAAGAATGGTTTTTAACTGTGTTATATGCTGTCCACTTTCTGTTAAACCTGCATTTACATATGGTACAATAGTAGAAGAATAGTTGGAAGTATAAGTTAAAACTAAATCTAACTTATTTTTACCATCTACATAATTCATCACACATCTGTTATTAATAATTTCTTTATCTTTAATCGCGGCGTCCAGTAAATCTGAAATACCATTCTTAGAATAATATTTAATAACTGGCTTATCATCTATATATAGATTAATAGTTAAACCCGGGCAAAGCGCAACTAAAGTTTTAAATAAATCTTTTACCTTATTGATTTCAACTTCTGTATGAGTAAAAAATTCTTCGCTTGGCGTCCATGTTACTGTAGTGCCATGAAGAGTTTTATTAATCTGTTTAACTTCTCTTTTGTCAAATACGCCTTCAATAAAATCAATCTTTTCACTTAATCCATCGCGGAAAGTGGTTACGGTCAAAGAGTGAGATAAGAAAGTCGCTAATTTAGACCCTATACCGTAGCTTCCTAATGAAGTCCCCTCGTAGCTACCATCTTCACGATATTTGCCGCTGGTGTTAAGTACCGAAAATGCAGCTTCGAGAATTGTTTTACCATCCTCGCGGAAAGAATTAGGTATAAAGCCCTGACCTTCATCTATTACCGTAACTTTAGATTTATCTATACTAACCTCTATCATAGACCCATGTCCCGCGCGGAATTCATCAATAGAATTAGATATAATTTCTATTAAGAGCTGAGTTGAGTATTCGCAATCACCTACATAAACCTGTGGTCTAAGTCTTGTAAATTCAAGAGGTGAAAGTGATTCAATAGATTTTTCATCATATAATTTACTCAATTATTTCCCTCCATTATTTCTATAATTTTTTCTATATGCTTATTAACTTCTTCGCCATAATCCTGTTTAAAAGGACATCTATTATTAGTATCTAAGTCGTCAAAATAATTACAGCTTAAATTATCTATTCGCTCTTTATACATTGCAATAGGACAATCATCGCTACAATCTGGCGCATTTGGGTTAAAATATTCAGACAAATCTTTAAATATAACTACTTTTATCATTAATTTAACTGTCCTTTCACATATTCTAATAAAGTTTCTAACGCGCGATTCTGCTGTGTTAAGAAAATAGCAAAATCATTATCTGCTTTTTCTCTTTCTATTAATTCATTATTTGAATTTATAATAGATTCAACTGTCTTAATTGCCTGCGCAATCGTCATTTTTATCTCCTCTCATTTCATATATATATTATAACAAAATTTTAAAGGTTTTTATAATATTCTTCCAATATCTCATTCGACTTAAAAATGTCCTCAGATTTGAGCAATTTTTCAAGTTTCTGAGTGTTTTTTGAGGCAAGAGCATCACATAATTCATTATCAAAAACGCCGTCATGTCCTTTAATTTTGAATACCTCGCAAGAGCAAAGGAATGAAAGGTCGTAAAGCTCCTTAACTAAATCTAAATTTTCAACGCGGGCGCCCTTGCTTCGAGTCCAGCCAGCTCTAGCCCATTTGAACATCCAATCGCTATAAAGGTTTACGACGTAGGCTGAGTCACTATAAATCGGGACCGCAAATAAATTTTCACTGCGCGCCCATTTTAAAGCTTCTATTAACGCTTTCATTTCCATTCTATTGTTTGTAGTATTTTCTTCATAATCAAACCAATACCAAACAATTCCTTTTTCATCATCTCTTGCTATTGCGGCAGCGCCTCCCGGTCCGGGGTTTGGAGCCGCGCTTCCATCTGTATATATTTTAATCATTTAATTTTCCTCTTTCACTCCTTTTACTTTCTTCATTAACTTATATAAATATTATAACAAATTTTTTATAAGAATGATAATTTATACGCATAACCTCTTAAAAAAGTCAGAATAATAAAAAAAAGAGGAAAATCTACTGAAAGATTTTCCTCTTTTTCCTTAAATCGGTGGATTTGTATCATCTATATAACCACTATCTTCTAAAATAAAGTCCATCGCCTTAGCTTGAGCATACTTAATTCCATCTCCATCAGATGAAGTATTTTCATCTCTATTCTTATCCACAACGCGCGCAAGCACAACTGAAACCCCTATACCTAGTGGGGAAAAGATCGCAGTCCAGCAAATTAAAGAACCTACATAATCCATTTGTATACTTAAAACCGCGAGTCGATATCCTCCGGTTAGTCCAAGCGCGAGAAAAAGTGTAAGGTAAAGCGCGAGACGGTTAGTGAAACCTAACTTTTTTAAATGTTTAAAAGGCGCGGTTATAGCTCGACGTATCTTATGTTTAGACCTTTTGCTCATTATGCTTTACCCATGAGTTTTGCGAAGCGATAAAAGATCGTAACCGCTTGTTCTCTGGAGAGTTGGTCTGCCCACATATAGTTTGGGTCTCCCTTCGCGTCCTTACCCGAACCCGTGACAATACCATTCTTGATAGCCCACTCGCGCGCCTCTGCCGAATAAGCATTACAATCATTATCTTGAAGAGTTTTTCTGTATTCTTTCATCATTGAATTAAATTGTTCTTGTGTCATTTCTTCTTCCTCCTTTTGCGGCGCTTGGTTTACGCCCGTTAATTTAGCTTTAAACTCTGTCCATTTAGCCTTACCCGCGGTGTCATAGCACATCGGGCGTGGACATAGTTTACCTGTGCACATATGGTGCGTTACCACGTTAGAGCTAGGTATATGGTACTTTGACATAAGTGCGCGCGTCAATTCAACAGCATGATTAATAGTTGCTTCTGGTATATAATAATTACCTTTTGAATCAGTATGACTAACCATTTCTATTGATATTGAATTGCTGTTTGTACATTTTCCTTTAAGCTGCGCGCCGCCATTAGTGTACTTTTGTCTATCTCCCACTGCATACGCGGCATGAGTATCGGGTACACATTGATAAATTACATTCCCTTCATCACAAACATAATGCGCACTGGCTTTGCGGTCAGCGTTATGAAAGTAGTTTGCATTGCCTTTGGCCGTGGCCTTAGTACCCGAGTTCGCGGTATAGTGTAAGACTATGTACTTAATACTCGATGTAGAACGAGGGGTTTGGTTGTAGTACCTCGCGCGAATTGAGCTGTTTATAGTATAACTCAAATTATATTAACCTCCTTTATTGTTTGTTCAATGATTTTATATCAGTAAAAATCCTATAGCAAAAAATGCTATACATTTTATTGGTGTATAGCAAAAATAACTAAACGTCGTATAGTTATTTTTGCTATACGTGTCACTGCTTTTTACTGCTTCGTATAGCAAAAGTAGCTATAGAAGATAAATAGCGTAAGCAAATGGGTTTATAAATGGCGGCTATCGCCGCTAAAATACAAATTCTCCATTTTTTCCACTTAATTCTTCTTCCTTTTTGGGTAATTCAATAAAAATAAAACCATTTTTCTTTTTGCCTTGTTCCAAAAATCCTTTTTCAGTTAATTCTTTTATAACATTTCTATAAGTAGTATCTGAAAAATTACACTTAAATGTCATATCAGCTTTACTAAGTGCCCATTCTGATTTAGGATTAAAGGTCAGAAAATAAGTCCAAGCCTTATAAGCGTTAGCAGATAAATTCCTCATTGCATAAAAACTACTTGTATTTGCAACACTACTAAATTTACCTGAAACTAAAGGTTCCATTTTTCTTTCTTCTATAACTTTTTGATTTGGAACAGTTTTTGCCTTATTTGCCTGCATAAATATTAATTTGCTTCCTGATAATTTATTTTTTTGTTTTAACAAGGCTATCAAACATTTTCCAAAAATGTTCATCAGCCTTAAAAACATAGCAATCTAGCTCAGGATGATTATAATTAGGAATAGTTTTAATTATCTTACATCCTCGCTCTCTTAAACTATAAGCTAACTTTTTGGTAAAAATAATTTTTTCCATATTTGCTCCTTGGTATAATTTGCCTACATTTGCCTTTTTAAATTTTGAAATCTTAAAATAATAGGGAAGTAGAATTAACCACTTCCCTAATATATATAAAAATTATTTACAGCACCTTATTATTCGTTGACCTTAATATTTTTACTGCGGCGAGCGCGCACTTTATCATACAAATCCGCTTTACTCTCTATATACTCCTTTAATTCTTTTCTCATTGCCGCAACATATTCATTAATAAACTTTATTTCATCTCTACAGCGATTTACTGCGCGATAAATCATATAACCATTCTTATCTTTCTTTTCTTTTGCATTAACTCCATTCTCTAAATGCTCAAGAATCTTTAACTGCTGACCAAGCTCTATGTCTCTTACCCAAGTAAAATAATTAATCATAGCTCTCATTTCCGCAATAGCAAGACCAGTTTTTTCAGAGCAAAACTCCATATCTTCAGGCGCGCACTGTGCTGTGCCTATAAAAACATTGTCTGCAACACGAATAGTTACTGAAGCAAAACCATCTTCATCAAACTGATATTCTTTCTTAATTCTTCTAATATCTAACATTCTGTTTCCTTTCATTAATATCATTTAAAATTGTTTCTATATTAACTGGACAACAATCATGCGCGTCCAGTGAAACACAATATATTTTCTTATCTTTTATCTCAAACTTTTCTTTGCTATGTGTATGTGCTGAAATATTCCATACATTAACTGGGTCGTCAAAATTATTAACAAGAGTAGGATAGTGTGATAGGTAGAAGCGCGTGCGCTTAGATGCCTTAAGTCTAGCTCCGAACTGTATATCCTCAAATATATCTTCTTCAATATAGATTTTTATCCTTTGGTCTGTGTCATGGTTACCGACGATCAAGACCTTATGACCATTCATCTGCTTTATATATTCTATAGCGACAGCTGTATTACCTAGCGCGCAATCTCCTAATACATAGACTATGTCCTCTGAAGTCACGCGCGCGTTATGTCTTTCTAGTATCGCTTCATTCATTTCTTCAACAGAATTAAATCCACGCGCTTTCCATATAAAATCCTTGTCGTGGCAAAGATGCCAGTCCCCACAGAACCAAATCATAATCTACACCTCCTCTCTTTTTTAAAGAGTAATGCTCCAATATTCCATATTAAAGAACTCTTTCCAAAAGCGCTTTTCACTATCAGTTACTGGTTCAATAGAATCAGTCTGTTTTGAGATTACTCCAGAGCCAACCTGTTCGCGCCCTAATCTTTTCTTATCTCTTGCAATAGAAATAGAAGGCTTTATATCTATATGCATTACAATAACTTTATAGCCATGTTCCTGCAAAGGCTCTTTAATAGCATTTAAAATTTTCTGTCTACTTGAGAAGTTTAAATGAGTTGCATCTAAAATAACATTGTTTATTTCTGCTTTTATAGCTTCGCAAGCCAAATGCGCGAATGTCTTAAACACTTTCTTCTCTTTTGCAAAATATGCTTCATTTTCTTTTACAAGAGAAAAACGAACTGCATCGCGCGAAATCACTATAGAATCTGAAAACTTAGACTGAAAATCGCGTGCCCAGGTAGACTTCCCTGAACCACTTATTCCCATTAATAAATATAATTTTTTCATTATTTCTTCCTTTCCTTAACCTTCTATAATAATTATAACAAAAAATTTGCTGTTTTTGAAAATAGAAAAAGTCCTACTGTCAAGTAGGACTTAATTTATTACATTTCTTCAAGTATATCTTCTGAAAGATTAGTCGCGCTTTCCGCTGTTTTTTCTACAATAATACCAGAAATTAACTTAAACAAATAATTCTTTAACTTATATGCTTCAAATTTTGGCGAATTTATCTTACGCACAACTACACCTTCTCTTACATGAGTTCCATCTATTGGATCTGGACCACTAGCATATCGTTCCGCCATCTGATAAACCCAATTGCCCGCAGTCTTAAAGCCTAACTGGTCTAAAGTTTCTTGGTCTGGAATAAATGCGCGCAGGAAAAGTGGTGGAGTCTTTATATTCATGCGCTCACAGTAAAACCTCATTACATCTGGCGGTATTTCTATAACATCTTTATCTTCATTGGTCATTGTCATTCTATAAACATAAATATCATGTTCTGCTGGCGCGCAACCATATGAGAACACCATTTTATTGCCATACTGTTTTTGATAATCCTTTGGCACTTTTGCTTCTCCCATAATAGGAGTTCCGTCATTAGTATAACCAACAATTTCATAATAAACAGTTACGTTCTTAAATAATTTATCTGCAAATTCCTTTTCGCAATCTATTCTAAAAGTATTGTCATTATAGTAACCATCGCCTTCTTTGCGCGGATCCAGTACTGTTCTTCTAGTACCAGATACATATCCCCAATCATAAATCGGTTTACCTTCGCGCTTAAAGATATGGTCTAAAAACGACTTTTTAAATCCCTTTAATGTTGGAAGATGCGCAGTTCTGCCTGAAGTACCATGGAGCTTGAGTGTAATCTCTATAAGGTCGCCCGGCGCGAACCTATCAAGATTATAAGCCAACTGCTGAGTATCTACATGTTCTTCAAACAGAGGTGCGATAGGAACGGAAAATTTCTTCTTTTTTGGAGTATAAGTACCCTCACGATGCTGGCGGCGCGGAATATACTTAGTTGCAATGACATGACCGTTTAAAGTATCTACACAATCGCCTATATTTATTTCATCAAGGTTTATACCTGTATATACAAGAGCAGACAATGGCAGAAATAAGCCATCTGACTTTTCTCCTCTTAGCGCGATTGTTTTTACATTCCTCTTGTTAGGGTCTAAATAACCTCCAATATTGTTACCTGCGGCGTCCTTCTTTCTGCAAAGATTATTTTCCTCACAGAATTCCTCAGAGAGCTGCGCGCCTTCTGAGATATAAACACCTATCTCTCCCTCAGCGTAAGAAAGGTCTAAACAAACAGTATTGCCAAAACATTCACCAAGCTGTAATCTATCTGCGTTTGGATGTTTTCTAAGATTCTTTAATGTTGTTATATAAGCATAATTAGACATTATATTACTCTCCTATCATTCTCCAAGACTTATAATACTTATTTCTTTTCTTTGCGGCTTCTAATATTTTCTCTGCAACTTCATTCTCTTCTTTACCTTTGATTTTCTCCTCAGATATAAGCCATTTTGCTGCTTCATTTGCTGTTTCAAAAGAATGTGTGACCTTTTTATTATTTGAAATCGTAACGATTGTTCCCTTAGGCAAATCAGATTTAGTCCACTTAGGCTTAGGTTTTGCCTCTTCAACCTCAGTCAGGCGCGCAACCATCTTTTTTATTTCTGCTTTTGTATATTTCTCTTCACAAGAGTGAATAAACTGTAAAAGTATAGCATCATTTAAAGCATTGTGATCCTGTTCTTTTGTATGATCGAATGCCTGTGCAACCCTTAATAAACCGCGCTGCTTAATATTATACCGCTGACAGAATCTCGTACCATAATCGGTAAGTCCACCTGCTATATCGCCTAAAATCAGCCTTGCGCACGGGTCGCTGGCGCAATCTTTAAATGTACCTTTTACAAAATGGATATCTTCTGAACCCCAACAAAACCATTCGGGATTCCAATTTACTTCATTTTCTTTTGCTTCTTCCTCCTGTGCAAGTACCCAATTATAAAATTCATTGAATACTTCTATCGCGCCTTTAGCATTTTCAATATCTTCAATAGTAATTCCTGTAAGCTCTGTAATCATTTTACTAATTTTATACTTACTCTCTGGTTTTACAAGAGAATAGAATGAATGACCATTCTCACAAACCGCGCCAATGGATATAATTCTATGGCTAAACTGCGTTCCTTCAAAATCTAAAAAATATTTCATTATCTATCTCCTTAAAAGGTTTTTAAATAAATCTATAAGTGCTTCCTTGTTTCTTTCATTTATATTTGTTGATGTTAAAGTTGTTTTACAATCATATAATTCTCGTGGAAGCTCGCGCGGACCTATTCTGAAAACTTCAGAGCTATTCTTTATATTCCTTAAAACTGTGCTGCGCGCAGCAGATAATTCATATAAATTAGGATAATCATTATTACAATATTTATCAGCAGAATCCATCAATCTTAAATAATTTGCTAATGGCTTACCGTTAGAAACTTCCTTCTTTTCTTTTTCTCTTGCATCATCTAAATAAGATTTAGCCTGACCTAATATAGAGTTCATAGTCTTATTTGGATTTCCCTGTAAAAAAGAAAATCTCATATTTCTTAATTCTTCCCATTCTTCTATATATTTTTCATTTATTATTACATAAGGTGTAAATAATAGTTCGATAGTTGAAAAATTACCTTTATTTAATTCTTTAAAGAAATCTATTAAATTCTTTGTAGTAATTTTATTATCATTAGTAGCTCCTATTTTAAATGTTGCATTTTTATTATACCCAAATAAAACTTCCTTATAAGATGGTATTGTTATACAATACATATCTATATCAGAATTTTCATCTGCAAGACCATAATTCTGACTTCCATAAAGAAAATATCCAAAAACTTCTCTACTAGCTTCTATATTTGCCATTTCAGCCATATGTTTCATATTTTCTATTATTGTTTTTCTTTCCATTTTATTTTTCCTTTCTTTCTTAACTTTCGTGATTGCTGGCTTCGCAGCTATCACCCTTTCTATAATTATTATAACAAATTTTTTTGAGATTTTGGAAAGTGAAAAAATGGCTTGTATAAAACAAGCCATTTTAAAAGAAATTTATGTTTAACACTAATACTAATTAGTGGTTTTAACTATTTTTCAGCTATAAAAGCATTATAGCCTTTAGCTCTTAAATCATCCACAACCTTCTGCGCATTTGCTTTTTTACTGAAAGCGCCGACCTGACATTTATAAAGTCCATTTATAAGTTTGCAGTAAGCATTTTTATATCCTGCGCCAATAGTATCTTCTAATCTTTTTATTCTATCTACAAGAGCGAGACAATTAGTCTGAGATTTAAATGCGCCAACCTGTACTGTATACAAAACCTTTTTAACTGGTTCTTCAACAGGACTAATAGTCGTCTTTCTATAAAAGCAAATCACATTATCAACTGCGCGATTGTAGTTCTCTGAGGTTATAGATTCTCCTTTGACCAAAATTTTTGTGCTGCCGCCGCCATCTAAATTTATTGCATGAGTACAGTGTAAACCAAGCATAACATTAGTTAAGCCAGTAAAAGTTAGACCTCTACCTTCAACAGCGACAAGAAATATATTATTAGAATTATAACCAAGCGCGGTTCTGCGCGCCTTGTAGTCAAGTTCTTTAGCTATATCAGTTGAAACTCTTACACCATTGCACACAAGTGGAGGATACCCACTGATAAAATCAATGAATTTACCCTCATCGATATTACCATATTCTAATTCACCTGTTGCGCGATTAATGCCCATACCAATCTTATATTTTACTGTAGTAGAAATCGCTTTATCACCTGTTCTATACTCAAACATAGTAACGCCATCAGCCATATTAAACAAACCGCCATTGCATATAACGTCTGGTTTTATTGTCTGCCTCTTGTAAAAAGAGTTTAAAGTTTCGCGCGGCTGCTGACATAAAGCAAAATGAATCTTTGAAAGTTCTGATTTTTCAAACTCTACTACCGTTATATCTGCATTATTCACATGTTTATATATTTTCAATTATTGTCTCCTTAATAGCTATCATAAAAGATAACTTCTAAATCTGGTTCTTTTTTCATTCTTTTAATTAATTTATTAAGTGCTTTAATATTTCCCTTAATGCTTTTCTTAATGTCTTCCCAATCCCAAATACTATTGCCGCCATCAAACCAATTTTTTTTGTTTAAATCTTTAAGCATATGGTATATGTCTACGACATTATCAAGAGAAAGAGAATATTCATATTCTTCATCTGAGTATTTTCCTATAATTTCAAATATATTATTTCTTATATTAGAACATTTACGCCAGTAACAAATTTCTTCTTCGTTTGAAGTATTTTTGTTTCTTACAATAATACCATTATCCAGTCCCATATTTATTCTCCTATTAATCTGCAAAAGCTAAGCAAAAAGCAAAAAGCATAGTTAAAAATTCAGATATTATTATACGATGCGTAGGAATTTCTTTATCAGATATTGCATCTGAAATACCAAGGAATCCCCATATTAAACCAACCGCTATCCATATCATTTTTGTTATCATTAATATGTCTCCTTTTCTCTTAACTTTCTAATCTTTTCTTTCTTTTCATTTAATATCTTTACCCTTGCGCGCGGCTTATAAAGATTGCAGTGCTGGCAATATCCCGTCATCTCTGCCTCCCTACCCTTTAAGCAATTCCCGCGACTTTCATAATAAACGCAAGGTATTAATTTATCTTTTGCCATTAGTAATTCATCCCCTCTTCTACTAAATCCGCAATTTCTTTGCTATCAACTGGAATAATATTATTATCTGTAATATATTTTAAAGTAATATATTCAGTTTCATTTTCACCATAATATTCCATAGCCTGTTCCATTGCATTTCTATAATTATCTGCTACAATAAAACCATATTCAACATTGCTTTCTTCATATCCTTTTGTTTCTACTCTATAAATGTTTTTCATTTTTATTATTATTCCTCTCTTAATTTTCTATAATTATTATAACAAATTTTTTAAAAAAATTTTAATAATTATTTTTTATCAGATTTTTCTTTACAGTCACAGCAGTCTCCGCACGGAACCGTAGATGAAACTGTCTTTGTACTATGGTCAGTATTGTCATAAATGTTACATTGATTAGGGTGAAACATTAATGTTTCTGCTTCACTTATTAATTGTTGTAAATAAGAGCCATAAATTAAATCATCTTTTTCTACATGTATTGAGGCGCTACCATTTGCACTTTCTGTTGGCAAAACGCCACCTTTATTTAAAGCTTTTGCAACAGCATTAAAAGATTCTGCTGTTAGAAATTGTTCGTTTGGAAAAGAAGAATCTTCTATAAAACGCGAAGAAATAACATGTGTTTTTTTACTTTTATTATATCTAGCATCATCAATATATTTCATAAGAGCAATCCAATCTTTTCTACTCCAATAGCCAGACTCTCCATGTCCAATAATTTCATTAAATTGAACACATCCCCATTCAGGTAAAGAAATTTGACTTTTTACAGTTTGTCCATGCTCACAAAGATTTTGGCATGAATCACAACGAGTACAAATTTCTTTTGTTACTGTTTTGCCTTGGTCGCCCATATTATAACCTCCTTGCTATAATACTATTGAAATACCTTATAAAGGAATCACTATTACTATCTCGCATATTCTCTATTAGATTACGCGCCAAGTAAAAATTCATTAGCTTCCAAGAACAATCCATATTTGCATGAGCATATAAATTACCAAATAAATCCATATTAGTAGAAGGACAAGATTTATTCTTACATATTTCTTTTCTTGGACAATCTATACATAAAGATGGCGTTTCACAGGTTACAATAGAAGAGGAATTGATAAATCTATTTATAAGATTAATATGTCTTGCTTTTTTATATCCACTTTTTATATTTCCTAAATAAAATTTACTTCTCTTACCATGCGTAGCCTGTTCTTGACATCCGTAAATAGAACCGTCATAACCTATTCCTACACAATCTTCACCCATTCCGCAATGATGCGCGCTGCGATTATAAAACATCTTTTTTTCACACTGAATATTTTCTTTAATAGCATCTGAAATTTGAATAAAATCTATAAATGGTTTCTTATTATCGCTAAAGACTTTATTATAAAATTCATAAATCATGCCTAATTGTTCAAAAAGTATCATTTTATTCTCAGCCGTCCAGTTTTCTCGAACGTTTGGGGTAAAAAAGCAATTAGAAAAACCCATTTGTAAAGCATAAATAAAATTATCATAAAGGAAACATGCGCTTTGCGGGGTTATTGTAGCTCGGAAAGTAACCTCTGGGAATAAGTTTACCATTGCAGGAATAATATATTGTAACTTCTCAAAGCTACTATTACCATCTTTACAAGGTCTGTTCATATCTTGAGTCTGCTTCGCGCCATCCATTGAAAAATGAGGATAAATATTATGTTTTTTCATCCATAAAAGACGTTCATAAGTTAATAAAATTCCATTTGTAGTAATAGAAAATGTAAACATCTTAGGGTATGTTTGCTCAGCATAACTTACAACAGGAACAATAATAGAATCCCAGCAAAGTAGTGGCTCGCCGCCAAAGAAGGTTATTCTGCCTTCAGTTTCATTTTGCTCTTGTATATTATTAGCTAAATAATCTACCGCGCTTTTTGCCGTGTCTAATGTCATATAATGAGGATTCTGCTCAGTAAAACAATAAACACAACAATTATTACAATCATCTGTTACATTAAAAACAGCATTTGTAGGTTTATGTTTTAATTTATCATTTTGTCGCGCTTTTTGCTGGCGCGCGCTTATAATCTTTTTTCTTTCTTCTTTTGTCATATTCTACCACTTTCCTTTTCTTTTTCTTTTTCTTTTTTAACTTTCTTTCTTTTAATATATTATAACATAAATTTTACTGTTTCCAAATTTACTATAAAAAAAAAGGCTACTTTTCAGTAGCCTTATATTAAAATGTTTCAATAACCATTAAAGTAAGCGCTGCGCTTGTTGCAGCAGACAATGTAAATGTAAGTGTATTAGGAGTTGCACTTACTGCTGTAATTTTCGCATAATCGTCATCAGAGCCACTTGCTTTTGCAATTAATGGTGGCTGTGCAAACTGCGCGCCAGTTACTGTAACCGCTTTAGAGCCTGAAGAACCAGAAGGTAAAGCCACTGTCCAGTTTCTGCAATAAGTCCCTTTTGGCTGATATGCTTCATCTGCAGCGGGCTTCGTTAATGTACCATCATATAACTGCTTTCTTTCTGATGAACTTACGTCCATAAAGATTTTTCCAGTATCTGTAGTAAAATAAATAGAACCTTCGTCTTTCGCAGCTGGCAGATTGGCTTCTTTACCTTTTTTAAATTTTACTTTTGCCATTTTATAAACTCCTTTTTACAAAGGTTGGAATATAAACATAAAAAACGTTTTTTATAATTGTATTCATGCTCTATAATTGAATTATCATTACCGGCTAATTTTAATTCAAGAGCAATAATTCCTTAAAAAGAAAGGGCGCAATAAAATGCGCCCTTTATATAGATGTTAATTATTGATTAAAAAGTGCCCCAAGTAAGGAGACTATCTGTATACTTTTTAGCTGCATCAAGAGCATTGTTAGCTTTAGTAGTTGCGTCAGCTGCTGCGGCTTCTACTGCTTCAGTCTTAGCTGTTAAAATAAGACCTGCAACATCAAGTTCTCCGATTTCTGTGATTACACCGTCAACCTGAGTTATCTTGTTGATAGCTTTACCAGTAGCAGCAGTCTTTACAGCATCAAGGTTACCAATAGCAGTCTCGATCTGAGTTGCTACATTGCCACCATCTCCGAGAGCATTATCAACCTTAGTTTCTAATGCTGTAACTAATCCAGTTACTTCAGAAACAGCATTTGTTCTGTCAGTAACTTCCTTCTCAACAGCCTTCTTTACGCCACGGATAGTTTCAGCAGTTGGATTAGTTTCATCACCGAGTAATTCAGCCTTAACATCTGCGGCTGTACCTGCTCCATCAAACGCATCTGAATTTTGATATGCAGCAGTACCAAGACCATGAACCTTTACAGCTTCACCGTCTACAAGGATTTCGCCATTCGCAGTACCTTCTGCAACAGTCTGAACTGCTGTGTCAGCTTTACCAAGTGAATCCTGTACAGCCTGTTCGAGCTTAGTCTTAGTTACATTCTTATTAGCAATCTTGCTAGTAGTAACTGCTGCTTCAGCAATCTTAGTTGTTGAAACGCCGCCATCTACTAAAGTTGCAGAAACTTCATGACCATTAGCGCCACCAAATGCGAGTTGAATTTCTGTAGCGCCTTCAGCAGCAGTATAAACGTCAACCAGACCAGCTACATTGATATAAAGCTTATCCTGCTTAGCGTTTGCAAGAGTTAAGCAAATATAAGTACCAGGCGCCTGTCCTGCTGGATCTTTAACAACTTCACCACCAGATACTACCATATCCTTTGGAATATCAATAACTGTAATCTGTTTACCATTCTGAGTGAATGTATAAGACTTAGACATTCCTTCTGTAGTTATTTCTGTTGAAACTGTTACCTCGCCAGCGCTCTGACCAGTCTTTATGTCAGCCGCTAACTTTACAATAGCTGCGGATACAGTTCCGCCAATCTCAGTAAAAGCACCCATAGGACCGATATGGTCTTCAACAGTCTTTACTCTTGCGTCATTGCTAGTTTTATAATCTGCAAGTGCCTTTTTAAGAGTTTCTACTTCTGGGTGGTTAGAAAGAAGCTGACCACCTAAGAAAAGCTGATCTTTATCTGTGAGATAATAGAAAGTCTTATTATCAGGAGCTGCTATAGCATTAAAAGCTGCTGAAGTACCACGTAAAAATTTTACATCATATGCCATATATGTATTTCCTACCTTTCAAAAATAAAAAATTAACCTTCCAGATATGGAAGTTGTGTAAGTACACCATCAATATAAACTTTACCTCTTGATTCAATAGTTGTAAGAGGTGTATCATTAGAACCCACGTAGTAATAAGCTACTTGTTCGCTTGGAATTGTTAAATTATTGATATTTACTGTCATATTCGCAAAACTTGTTGTTTGTCTTCCATACGGTTGTATACAAATTAATCCCGCCCATTCATCGTCTGTAGTTTTGAGAACAGTATTACCCTTTACGTTTATTGTGCAAACAGGTTCTTGTTTAATACCAATGCGCACTCCACCAGTAAGTTCAAAAATATTATTATTTATGTCAATAATCGCGCCTTCTGCTGCGCCATATAAATTAATATGGTTGTGAGTGCAACTATCTTCAACAAAATAGTTATTAGAGAATGACGAACCATCTTTCAGTTTAGTGTTTAATTCAAACATATTATAAACTGTATTATTGTTCGTACCAAAGAAACAATAGGTAACAGAAATCTTTGTTTCTTTGTCTCCTAAAGTTTTTAACCAATAACCTTTAAAAGTAGTTGAGTCTGGGTCGTTAGAAAGATTATAAATTCTACAATTAGTTATTACTAATTCTTCGGCATTTATAACTCTTATATACCCTTCTTCAGTAAAATCAAAGCCATCGAAAATTACTGTTTTACCTTCTCCATTAATAGTAATTGGTTTGGTGATTTTTGTTGCCACTTACATCACCTCCTGCTTGAAATTTTGTTTTACGCCCGCGGCGCTGCCAGCAAACTTAGCGCTTGCTGCAACCGCAAGAGGTTGTGAAATATCACAATTACAAGTTATTTCTACAGGATCTTCTGCAAAAGTGGCTTCTGACAGAATAGAAGAAATGTCGTCAACTGAATTCGCAGTATATGTATTGCCAAAACTGCCCCACTGGCGCGTTTCTTCTAAGCTATCTATTGCTTTTTTTAAATCTGCTATTGTTGTATCATCTAATTTAGCTAAAAGCGCTTCGACGAATTGCTTATTAACTAAATCAGTATTATCATTAATTCTTGCATTTAATCTCAAATTAATTCACTCCTTAGTTTAAATAAGCAGTTCCCTTAACAGGTTCATCAAAATGAATTGTTAAAGTATTATCGTCTACATATCCTATATCACCTAAAACACTCTCGCGCCCATTATCAAAATCACCTATGATAGTAACGGAAGGATATTTGTGCATATCATGTTTGATAGTCCAAACATTTGCGGCTTCTGCTTGAGCGTAAATAAATGTTTTATCAGAACCATCTGGAATACCTTCAAGGAAAATCTTATAATAATTTTCATCTGTAATTGGCGTTCCTGCTGGGGTATCTTTTAAAGTGATATAAACATTACCATTAAAACTAACAGTAGTCATTGCCTCATATGCCTTAGTCGGATCGTAAACACCGCCGGCTTTGATTGTGGCGATAGAGCCTGGGGTATCAGAACCTCCACTTGCGCTTGCAATTTTTATATGCCACTGCGCGTCATGTCCTAAGATATATTCGGTAGAATTAGCGATACAATAAGCTGTGCTACCCGGTTGAATTTTTACTGGGAGCGCGTTCAAATCTTCAAGAGTATCACAAGTGTAATGTTTTAAACCATACACTGGATGACCATTTTGATAAGAAATTGATGAAGCCATTGTATAACTCCTTGCTTATGTTGTTTATTATTTCCTATTGTATATAAAAAATAATTTCAGCGGCTTATAGAGGAATGCCCAAAGATTTATCCTTTTTTTATTGCTGCAATAGCATCTTTAATTGCCTTATCAACATATTCCTTAGTTGCTATATCACTTAATTCCTTACAAAAATCTTCCTCTGTGCCAGTATAACCACCCGCAAGAGCATAAAGATAAGCAGACTTGCCACTACCGGCAACTTGAATACCATTTACTGTAAAAGCCATTTTATCCTCCTTTATTTTATTTCCTATTGTATATAAAAAATGTGTCGCGCGCTTTGCAGTAAAATGACCAGAAAAATTTGCTAAACCACTTTTCGTTCTGAGAAGTCGGTTTAAGTGGTCGTCTGCCGCGCAAGCATTTGCCTAAAGATCTCATACCTACTTCCGCGCGTAAAAAAGGAGCTATCAATTAAGATAGCTCCTTAGATAAAGAGATACTAAAGATGTGCTTACACTTGGAGGAAGGAGTGAGATTCGAACTCACGCGCCGAAGAACTTCGACCTAACGCTTTAGCAGAGCGCACTCTTTACCATTTGAGTACCCTTCCTTATCTATATCCTACTTTATCATACATTGGCGCGAATGTCTTTACTCTATTATGAGTTACAATACCTAATAACTTCTTTTTATTATCTTTCTCCTTAATATAAATCTTGGATTCATCTGTACTGACCGCTCCTCTACCTTTAGGGTACGTAAACCGCTTCGCGCATTTCTCAAGATATTTCATATCCACCGTTGGGATTTCCATGCGCCCGGCAGAACTAATTATAATAAAAATTGGTAAGCCATCCTTGTTAAAGTAAGGATTGGCTTCAGCAATCTTGCCACACCAGTCTATATGAAATTCAGAGTGAACATCTGTAGTTATAAGATGTGTCTTTATTCTAACTTCCTGCATATTTATCTCCTTTGTAAGCTTGCGAAGAAATCTGTTATACCTTTATTTTCTTTTCTTGTTTCTATTGTTTCGCTTGGTTCTATACTATTTGTTTTATGATTTGGATTATTTTCTTTCCAACACTTTAAAAAGTGTCTTGACATTCTACTTTCTTTCTCATCTTCAAATTCGCATTTACATATTGGGCAAATATACATTTTTCTAACTCTTTTCTCTTGACTCTAGGATTAAGATTTATTTTACTTGGCTGAGGCGGTGAGATTCGAACTCACGAAAGATGCAGCAGTCAAAGTGCTGTGCCTTACCACTTGGCGACGCCCCAATATTAAAGCGGGTTCTAAGGTCAACCCGCCAGACCATTTTCGTTCGTTATAAGAAAGGGGACAAATAAAATGAATAAAAAATATATTTTCAAATGGAAACTTAAGCGTTTCTCAGTTTCCTCTCTAACTTTCTTTTTACACCCGGAGACTTCATATTAACTTCTCTCGCATTAAGTTTTGCAAGTCGCGCGCTATAAATTGCTTTCTTCTGTTCTCTTGTCACAATCTTTTCTCCTTATAATAAATCTTTTGAATTTTTCTTTTCCATCTAAACGTGGAGAAGAAAGTAATTCCACTATTTCAAATTGTTTACTATTATATTTATTCATAAAAGTAATCGGTACACCCATTAAACCAAAATAATCTTTAGGAATTAAATTTACACGACTAACTTCTATTGCATCATAATTATCATATTTAGGATATTTAGTTGGATTAAATTCTTGTTTTAGTTTTAGTTCAGGTTTATCTATTAAAATATTTGTAATCCAGCCAACATTACCTAACCGTTTTTGGCTTCCATCTGGCATATCAAAAAACATTTCACTTGGAGTTTCATATCCAACAAAAAATTTATTTTGAAGAATATCTTCTTTAATATTTTTATAACCAAAGCAGGTATTAGGCGCAAGTAAAATAAAATCTTTATCAAAAAATTTAATAATATTATATAATTCACGCAACAGTGAAAAAGGCGGATTAGTAATTACTATATCACTTTTTTTAAAATAATCTGCTGCACGAGGACTTCTAAAATCTGTTGGAAGACAAGAATGAAGAACAGAAATATTATTATTTTCACACCATTTTACAAAAGCGCTGTCTGCTGTATCACAAGGACAATATACAGTTTTATTTTTTAAAAAATCTTTCCAATGATTTAATTCTTTATTAACATATTCATACTTAGTATACCATTCATCATTTGGATTTATTTTTGCTTTTAATAAAGCAGAATTATCAAGATTGCTCATTCAAAATATCCTCAAAATAAACTATTTTTTGTGGTTCTTTCTCATATAACTTTTCCATTAAAGGAAATCTCCAACATAAATTATCTTTATTAATGTATTTATCAACAACAGTAGAAATGACTAATCTATCATCTAAACTAATTAACAAATCCGCACAATAATCTCTTTCAAGTCTTATAGGCATTACACCATAACAATAACCATAACGATAATAAACTTTAGGTATACAAGGTCCAAACTGCCATGCTTCAATGTTTTCATAAAAGCATAAATTATTATACTTTAAATATTCTTTTTGAATCATAAAAAGCATTTTCTGTAACTTAATGTTTGTTAATGGTTTGTTTTGTAAAGTACATTTTCTAAGTATATATTTTGCGATTGTTAATGCGCTATACTTTGCGTCATAATTAGTTATCATATCATTTCTCTTTCTTTTATATAACGAGGAAAGTGGAGGTGGGATTTCACTTATAACTGCTCCTCTAATATTCCCTACTTTTCTGACTCTACACCCGAAGGCACGAATAAATCGTTCAAAGTTTATTGTCATGTCAGCAAGACAAGATGCCTTTCACATCAGTTATTTCCTTTTATTGGTGCGCCCGGTGGGAATCGGACCCACGGTATTTCGATTAAAGGTCGAATGCTTTACCTCTAAGCTACGAGCACATATGGCTCAAGGGGTGGGATTCGGACCCACAACCTCCGCATTAACAGTGCGTTAGACTACCATTGTCCTACCCTTGACCGTGTCCTTTTTCCTCCGTCAGAGCAGATTAAGGATAACTGGCACGCGTACTATAAGGATTTTCTTCCTCAAGCGGAAAACCCGTTAGAAAATGACTACTTCTAATTTAGCAAATCTATACCTTAGACCTATCGAAGAAACATTTTAAAGTAATCGACTTCCGCGGGTGCAACTACTTTGCAATGTTACCGTATCTTAAGGAATGTGTATAAATCAGTATCCGAGAGAAGCCACGAGGAGGCATTAGAAGACTTTTATCTCTCATAAGTGGAAGCTGCAATCTCCCACTTTATCTATCATAATGCGAGGAGGTGAATTATGATACATTTCATGCTGGAGCCAATAACGAGAATCGAACTCATAACTAAGCCTTACCATGGCTTTGTTTTACCTTTAAACTATATCGGCATTTTCTGATATTAGTCATTCAAGCGAATGTGCAGGTTGAACCACGTGCAGGTTTCAGATTTCTCAACCCTTACGGGCTTTTTGCAAGCCCGCATTTGAAAGGAAGGTAATTTAAAAATGTTTATCTATATAAAAGGATTTTTGCATGATAGGCGGCTAAGGGTTAATCACTTAACACTTTTGCATCTTAGCCGTATCAACCTTTTTTATAAAATTAAAAGCGGGCATTAAAACGAAAGTCAACCATTTAAAAAGGAAACGCCTTTGCTTTTTTAAAGTTATGTTTTGCGAAAAGTAAAGTAAAATATTTTCTAAGCCTATATGAAGGAACTTTTTATGCAAAACTCTAATATTTATATAAAAAGCGAAGAGTAGGATTTTAATATTATAATAAAGGAACTCTTTATGCTTTTTATTACATATTTATTATAACAAAATTTTTAAGATTTTTAAACAAGCACTTTTTCTTTGCTACAAGCACTTGTTTTAGTTGATGAGCAGTTATTCGCTGCTGAAAGTTTTTTTCGTCTTGGCTAAGTCGTAACTTTGTAGCACACTTTCAAAACCTCACTTACTATACCTTCTTTGATTTAAAAGAGTGAAGCATAAGTAGTAATTTCTCTTTAACTTGTGATTGCTATATAATAACAATCACCCTTTCTATAATTATTATAACAAAATTTTTATTGTTTAAAAAATGAGAGAATTTTGATTGACGGTATTCACAGGTTTCTTTCACAACCACCGGTAAAGTCATATCTCAACCTTACAAATATATTATATCAAAAATTTTAAAGTTTTTGCAATAGGAAGCAAATTAGTAATTCATTGATAATTCAGCCTTTTTATGCGCCAGTGATACTGTGCGTTCTGCGATATCTAATTCCATAATAGCGCAATCAATAAACTCTTCATCAGCATAGTGAAAGCGCTGCTCTGCTAACTTATGCTCCCAAACAGCTTTGCGAAAATCACTAACTGCTGTATCATAAACAGATTTTACTTTCTTCTTTTTAAACAAACTCATAACCACCACCACATTCTATTTCTTCTTCTGTAACAACTCTTTTCTTATATACTTCTTTCGCTGTCATTATGGTCTTGCCCTCAACACATTCTTTATTCTTTCAATCTTATAATTATATTCTCTAAGCGTTCTAAATAAGTGGCGGATTTCATCTGAGGTTATATCTGGCTTAATCTTCGTAAGGTCCATTTCTATCTTCTTTAAACCTGCCTCGCGCGCCTGCGCAATATTAATGATTACTGTTTCTATTACCTTTTGCATAATTCACTCTCCAAACCATATCTACAAACATCACACGCGCAAAAGCCAAGTTCTAAACAATACTGCGCGCAGCAATTTTCTCCAAATAAATTCATTAATAATTCTTTCATATTATTTTCCCTCAACTTTCTATAATTATTATAACAAAATTTTTGAGAATTTGAAAATCAGAACGCGCAATAGCAAAAAAGAAAGCACACTAATTAAAGTGTGCTTTGAAGAGATATTTTTATTTAAAACTTACTTAAATCTATACCAAGATTTGTGAGTAAAGTATCAACATTCTTTCTTTCTTCATCTGATATTTCTAACTTTTCCTTTTCTTTAGCCGCGGCTTCCGCTGTAACAAACGCGCCAGCATCAGATGAAGGTGTCGTAATGGTAGGACTTGGAGTACCCTGACGAGGAATTAAGGTCTTTGGACAAGTTAAACTTACAGCGACCTGGATTGGTTCCCCATCTTCCACGAATTCGAACACTGCGCGCTTCTTATCGTCCATACCAACCCAGTGTTCGGGGAGTGCAGCCTTGAGCGCGTCAATAATTTTATCCTTTGATGTTCCACCTTTTGCCATTAGTGCGCCTCCTTTCCGAGTTCATTAATTTCTGCTGTAAGGTCAGCGAGGTCATTATATAACTTTATCTTCTTAGTTAAATCAGATTCATAAATAAGCTGTGTTGTCTTAGAAAGAAATTCCTTCTGAAGCTCAAATATTCTCTTTCTTTTATCTTCTTTTGTATCCTTAGATTCTGTACAATTACAATCACTGGTATAATAGCACTTACATTCTTTACTTTCTATAGCATCAAAGGCATCATCAAACTCATCAAAATTTATAGTACGATTAGAATCATCTATCTTATAATAATTATAAGAATATTCATCTTCATCCTCTATTGCAACATACCATTCCCTATTATCAAAAATCATTGATGGGTCTAAAAAGAAAGCTTCCATACCTGAATCATCTTTCATAACTACAATAGAATTATCTATAACCGGCACGTCAACTAAACCTATAGCCGCGCCCATCTTCTTCATTGCGTCATCTGCAACAAAATAACCATCCTTAATAAATTCAATAGCTGTTGAAAATCTCATATTTATTGTTCCTTTCTACTGTGATTTTTAATCACCTTTAACTTTATAAATATATTATAACAAAAATTTTATTGTTTTTAATCATGGTAATTTGTAATTAATACTTCCCTTGTTAAAGTATTATTCGTCTTACGTTGATAGTTACAGTTATTATAATTGGCATTTAAGTCAATTATATTATATTTACTACCCCAGCGCGCGAGCTCTTCATTAGTCTTACCTTTTGCTTCAATAACATTAGATAATGCCCATTTAATTCCTCGCTCATTTAATTTATCTAATAATTTAAAAAGTCTGTTATCATCATTTTGTGTCCATTGTGAACGTTCATTATAAGTCGCAAGAGTAATAAGGTATGGTGGATCGCAATAAACAAAAGAATTATCTGAAATATCTATCTCTTCAAAATCTTTGTTATAAAATTTATATTCTTTAATACGGTCTGGAAAAGTTTTTATTCGTTCTTGTAAACGTGGATTATAAGAACTTCTATTACGTCCAAAAGGCATATTAAACTCACCACTATTATTAAATCTAATATGATTATTAAAACTATAACATATTAATACATATAATAATAATGGTTCTTTAGTTTTATTATAAATATTTCGTAGCTGTTTATAACCCATTTCATTTTCTTTATTTAAAGAATATTTATTACAAAAAAATTTGATAATACTATCTAACTCCGTACCACTAAGTCCTTGAATTCTTTTATAAAAATCTATCACTGGTACGCAACTATCATTTACTATGTATTCTTTTGCTGTTGTATTTAAAGATACATCTAAGCCTCCGGCAAATAAATCTACAAAAGTATCTATATCTTTAGGGAACAAAGGCAAAATTTGTTCTAATAGTTTATATTTATTTCCTAAATAATTCATAGGAGATTTATACATCTTTTTCCTCCAAAATATCTTTCATTTTTTCTGCAACAGATGCAACAGAAGAACAGAAATTGCAAGACTTATTCTCAGTAATACAAGCTAATTTACAGTTCAGGCGCTTGCGCCCAAACTCATTATATATCAAACAATTATTCGCGCGCGGCATATGAGGTCCGAGCATCTCAAGGTCAAAAAACCATTCTCCATTAAAATAGATTTTTGTGAGCGTTTTTTCTATAGTCGTGTTATTCACGTGCGAGAAATCAATCGTCTTAAAAACATCCTCATATAAGTCAATATCTTCTGGTCTAATAAAGCAAGATTCTAACTTATCTTCCGCGCTTAAAATTGGTGAACATCTAAGCTCAACCATATTTGCAAAAGGAAGTAAATCATCATGTGATAAAAGGAGCGCGCCAGCTACTCCGACCGAGACAACGCCCATGGAGATATATCGTTCTATGTCATTGATACTTATAGCGGGCGCCGCGCAATAAAACTTGTTTGTAACTTTCCTATTGTTTTTAAAAAACACCTCTGCTTTCTGAGGTGTGTCAAAGCGCAAAGGTACTGTCTCAGCAAAATCCTCGAGCAATTTTGTATCTTCTTCATTAAGCGGATTCTGAGGACAGTCGAGCGTGAATCTAATCTTAGGATACATCGCCATAAAGTCAGGTAACTTACGGCGGCTGCGCCACGGCACTATAATTTCTCTCACCAAATGAGAGTCTAAATTTTTTCTATCTTTCTTTTTCTTTGGAAGATTAATACAAAAAGTAATCTTCTTATTCGTCATCTGATTCTAACCACCCTTCCGTTACTTCTTTCTCTTGCCAACAATCTATATGATATTCATTATTATCACAATCAGATATAGTATATTCTGATGGATTTATAACTCCACCACAATAAGGACATAACTTAGGCGCGCGGCACTTGGTACAAACTCTTAAAGTTACACCATCTATATTTTTACCTACTTCTCCGGGCTTAATCACGTCCCCGCATTTCAAACAGTGAACTTCGCCGTCAAATAAAATATTCTCATATTTACTATACTGCTGTTGCGCGTTAATCCAATAAGTTAATTTACCATAGAAATCATTATATCCATTAGAATTGGATATAATTAAAGATACTGGACATTCATTTGTTGCTTTTGTAATAGAATTGTCAACATGACTTTTAGCAATATCTGCTTCTATTTTTGTATAAGGTATATTTATATTATTATTTCTTAATAATTCCCTTAAATAATCAACAATTTTTTCTGTAAGCTGTTCACTATCATATGGATACGCGCGCCCGGGCACGATGAAGTCTTGGTCTATGTAAACGAGCTGGCGCCACATCTTAGAGTTCCATTCTCCTGCGCCATCCCAATCATAGTTCTTCTTATCATCTTTTAAATAAGCTACTATAGTATTAGGCGCGCCAATATACGCAAGAGTAGAAGCATGATATAAACCATTGTCATGCCAATTATAACAAGACTTCCAATTAGAACTATTGTCCGATAAAGTTAAATAATCCATTGGCAATGCGCTCAAGCACAAAGTACCGCGCAAGGTCTTGGTTGAGAGGATTTTAGCGTGTTCGCGCCTAAATTCCTCGAACTCTTCCATGTCAAGACCCAAGGCTTCGGATACCTTACGCAGCGCGCGCATTATCTTCATTCCTTCTTTTATCTGGATTTCTACTCCATTAAGACATATATTATCTTTTACCTTAGAAGTATTACCAATTAAATTATTTACTTCCACAAAATCTAAAAGTAAACCTTTAATCTGTTCTTCTGTTGCGGCGTCCAAATTTGCTGTTGATATATAGTAATGTACTGCCGCGGTATAATTAGAAACAAATTTATTATTATCTAAAAGCTGAGTCATATTATAATCAAGACTTGCTGAGTTTGCATTAATTATAAAATTAGGATATTCTTTATACATACTGGGTCCAAGCAAGAGCTGAATAAAATCAGATTTCTTCCAAAAGTTTTTTAAGTAACTTTCTGCGCCCATGAAATCCTGTTCATAGAATGAGATGTATTTATCTACAAGCTCAATCTGTTCCTCTAAAGTATTATTATCAATCATTCTGTCATAAGCCTTCCTTTAATTATTAATTTATTTTATACAAATATTATAACAAGTTTTTTAAAAAATTTGAAAAAGTTAAAATAATAAATGAAATGTAGCGTCGCCTAATACATAAAATGCAAGAGCAAAGATAATTGCAAATACTAAATCAAGAATCAGTTTTAATATATGGTCATAGTAAACAATATCATATATAAAAGCAAAAATAAGAAAGGCTATGCCAAGTAATAAGAGCAACATCATAATTGCATTAAGAATAATTATAAAAAGCATACTATTACCCCACTAAACATCTACTTACGATATATAAAAGTATACACTCTAATATAAAGATACAGACTTTATTAAAAAGATCTTCCTGTATAATTATCTGGTAAAGTAAGAAACCCATTAAACATACAAGAGCAACAAAGAACAGCAGCGCGCTAAACATTAGTCACCTCACCTATCATTTTAAAAATAGTAAACATGATAAACACAGACATAATAATAGATATAAGAATACTAGCATTTATCTCCTCTCCATACTCAAATATATCTGCAATAATACGGCAAAAATTCATAAGCAGCAATCCTAAGATAACTATAAAGGCATATGTAATTATTAATCCCATTTTTCATTCCTTTCTATTGCACAATAAACTATTCCAAAATATAATATCGCGGTAGCCAGCGCGCCAAGTAATGGATATATAAATTCAAACATTAAAAGTGCTCCAATCTAAGCTGCTGTAATACAGCTTTTTTCATACTATCTATCATGTCAGTAACGTGTTTATCACTTTTTAAAGTGCCATCTTCATTGCCTATGAAGCTCCAAGGTAAATCTATTGAAACGACACCTTTTCCTTCCATTGGGTCTTCTTCACCATAAGGTATATACCAACCCCAAAGTTTATGAAAGCGCGCGTGACTAGATTTGAGCGGCTCAAAAGTCAAATCCTTGGCGCAAGAGCCACAATAAATACGAATAGTATCCTTCGGTCCGCCGAATCCTAAGACGTCATGTACTTTATGCGCCGCCCCAGCAGATACAGTAAAAGCGCATTTCTCCTTTGGATATGCTTTTGCATATTCTAATTCAGTGTACCACCTTGCATCTCTTGTATTGCCAGTTCTATTATGTCTAATCTTTACGTAATTTTTTCCATTTTTCTTAAATGGTTCACTTTCTATTGTATAGTTTTTCTGATATGAAGGTGCTATCATATTAAATTCCCTCTTTTCTTTTTTTCTTCCTTTAACTTATATATATATTATAACAAATTTTTTTTGAGAATTTGAAAGTCGGAGATATAAATAGAAAAAGAGTTATCTAATTAAAGATAACTCTTTTAAGGAGTAAACATTATATGTATATTAAAGGCGCTGCGCGCCTTGGTTTATATTACTTAATTATATTTATATATATATTATAATATTTATATATATTATATTATATTATCTAGGTCTTTCCCCCTTAATCCTCCACACACTTTTGGCTTTTTTGTTTTTGTTTTTCTGTAAGAAAATTATAACACAAATTTTTTGTTTGTCAAATCAACAGTGAAATACTGTAAAAACGCAATAGCAAACAGAAAAAGAATGGTCAGCGCGCAGCAAAATTTTTATGAGTTTTTATTATCAAAATAAGCTGCGATAGGATCTACTGGCGGCTTACAAATTCTTTGAACTATTTCTGTATTTTGCTTTTTAAGATTTTCTACATCATCTAATACTATCTTTAAATATCTTTCATATTCCTTTTTATTTAAAGTGTTAGCTTTCTTCTTTTCTAATTTATGTGCAAACGGTAGCATTTTAATATAACCTATAAAACTATTAGGCAATAATACTAAAGAACCACGAACCGCTTTACCCTCACATATTTTATATTTGTCCGGTGCGAGAGAAACATAAGACATTATTTTAGAAACTGGCATCTTTATATAACGTTTTTCACTTTTATCTAATAAATAAGATATTATTATACTAAAGAAAGATACTATAAAAATGGTTATAGAAACAACTGACATTACTTTCAAAAGATAAAAAATAACTGGTAAAATTTTCATATAATATATCCTTTTATTCTATTAGTTGTATAATATTATTTTAAAAATGAGAGGGCGACTAAAAATGAATCTCAGACACCTTCATTTTTTTAGTTATTTTATTATAAAAATGCCTTATATGAGAAAATTATAAGGCATGATATTTTTGAGATTTATTTTTAGTTACGCGCCGCTAATTCTTCTCATAGTTACACCTCTTCATTAAGATATTTTTTCTTTAATTCAGTGCAGGAGCCATATTTATCAAAAAGACAGTTACGACAACTTAATAAATTGCATTTAGCATAGTTATCCCATTTATCCACTGCTATTGTATCATAGATATAATCCATAATATCTTCATGCTGCTTCTCAAAATTTGCTGCTATCCATTTGTGTGTTGCTCGAATAGCTTCGTTTATACTTTTATGACAAGTAGAATTCATTAAACAATCGTCACAGTAAAGTTCCCTACAAAAATATATTTTATTATCACCAACACCTACACCAGTATCTTCAGCTAATAAATCAAACAATATTTCTTTGTCTCTCTCAAATCTTGTCATTATATCTCCTCCTCTAACCAAGTTATTAATGTGGGCGTATATTTGTGGATTCTCTATTCTCTTCATCTATTTTCTCCCATACAAATTCTTCAGCCATAATACTACATTCGTATGAAAATCTGAAGATACATTCATAGCAATCTATATCACTGCAACCGCGTACGTAACCATCTTCAGTAAGCCCAACTACTGGGAGCATTCTATTTATTTTCTTTGAAAATATTTCATCAAAGTGTTCTTCATAATAGTTCGCGCGATTCACTGCGTCACAATGTGTAAAACTTTGAAATACACAATCCTTACAGAGTGTTTTTTCACAAAGTTTTACTTTATTTACGTCTTTATCTATTGCATAAGGTACAAGCGCAAGAGCTTCACAGTATTTAGTTTTCCAACTCATATTAAAAACCCTCCTCAGACGTTCTTTATTTTTTAGTCATTTGACTTTTTCTTTTGTTTACACTTATATTTTATCATAAATTTTAAAAATTTTTAAAAACGTGCTGCGCGCTTGCAGTAAAATAATGGGCGCGGTCGGATTCGCTGTACGCAGTTTTTACAGAATTTATTCTGTTCTGCGTACAGCGAATCCGAAGGATTCGTCTGTAGCTGGGGCGCCTTGCTAGGCGCGGACCTATTTTTACTGCGTAGCAGCTATACTATTATATATACATGGAATTTGCTATCATTTTTTTGAGAGTATGTAACATGGAATTTGCTATAATTTTGGGAGAGTTCAGTTTTTTAATTGTTTTCACTGGCTCGCGCAATACTATCCCTTTGAATTCTTGCAAAAATTTTACTGTAAAAGAGCATAAAAAAAAGGAGTGATTTTATCACTCCTTATATAAAATTTCAGATTTTTCTTCACGCTCTTCTTCACTTTGCACAATAAACAAAAGTTCTTTCCGTGGAGAAGGTTTTCCTTCTTTTGTCTGAACATAAGTTTCTTTATATCTTATAATTCTTGATTGTTGTAAATCATTTAAAATTATAGAAATTTTTTCGAGAACCGACTTATCATCTGGATCTTTATATCCCATTGCTTCTGCAATTTCCTTTATTGTAAAAAAACAATGCTCATTTCCATAGTAGTTTGCTATTTGTTGCTTTCTTAAAAGATAAATATAAACTTTTAATCCACCCATACTTCTACAAGTAATAAAGTTTTTTAGCCAATCATTAGAAACTAAAACAAATGGAGGCGCGTCTTGTACAATTCCATAAGAAGCATATTTCTTACCATTGTTAGAAATAAGAGTAAATTCTTTTATTAATCCTTCGTCTACTAAAATTCTTAGATGACGTCTTATAGTTCCTTCTGTACATTTCATTTTTTCTGCAACCTCTTTTCTTATTTCTCTTTCTTTTTGTTTGGTTATATATAAATAATGATCTTTATCTGGATCATTAGGATTTTCATAATAAGTTGCATTACCCATATAGAATATCATTGATTCTATAATGCATCCATTTTGCGTTTTCTTGGACGGTAAAAGACCGTTTCTTAATTGCTGTCATAACACCATAACCTTTCTTATAATTAAATTAAAGCATTATAAAAGGAGATACCCATTTGCGCAGTGAGTATCTCCTCAGAAAGGTAAAGCGTTATGCAAGAAAATGCTTTTATTTAATTATATTTATATTATATAAAAATTTTTATCAAAAGTCAAACCGACTTCTTTTCATATAATATAAAAAATCTGTTCAGTAGATTATAGTAACGCGCCCAAGGCAGCGCAAAAAGTCTGATAAAAATTTATCAGACTCTACATTGTATTATAAGTTGTCTATTGCATATTGAGCTTCTTCTGGAGTAAAAGCTTCGCCATATTCAGAAACAAGCTGGTCATAAACACCCTGTTTTGACATATGCATCTGCTCATAATAATCCTTTGCTTTTGCAAGAGCATTAGCATTGTAATCGGCTTTTAAATTATCTATAGCATATTGTGCAGCATCAGATGGAAAATTTTCACCATACTCAGAAGTAAGCTGTTCATATATCTTACTTTTAGACATGTGCATAAAATCTGAATAGATTTCAGCTTTCTCTAAAGCATTAATATACTCCTGTGGAACTACAGATTCTTCTTCTGCAACAGAAATAGAGGTAGTATTTGTAGGTGAATCGTCTTTAAACAAACATGAGCCTAATATACCAATAACTATAAGAATAATAAAAATGCCAGCCATAATTTTACATACCTTTTTTATCATATTCTAAACCTTTCTTAATTAAACAAAGTAAGAAATCTGTATTCCATATTCTTTAGCCACTTCGTGCTCAATCCTACACCCGCGCGCGTCTTCCCATCCCGGCGCGAACACAACTAAATCTGCTTCGCCCATTAAAGATATAGATTTACCAAGTGAGTCTGTAGAATTTTTACCGGGTTCGCAAAAGAAAGAATCAATAAATTCAACAGGTTGTCCTCCAGATCTCGTTATTACTTCTGTCATTTTTATCATTATTTTATTTCGCTCTTGCATAATTTCTTCATCGGTTCTATCTTTCATAGGCTGACTAATAAATATCTTAAAAGGTGGCTTCTTTTCTTCTGAATCAGCATATTTTTCGTCCCACCAGTCGCAATAAACACAAGGCAGACCTGCCTCACAAGAGCATGAGCAGAAGTGGTTCTTAAAAGTAGGATTATTAAAAATTTTAGTAAAAACTTCTCTATTAGTCATTTATTTCTCCTCCACTTAAATCATATTATAAATCTTATTTGCTGCGTCCTTCCAATAAATAGTAATTCTATCTTCATAAATCATGCCGGCGTTGGTTTTTGCTCTTTTAACTTCATACTTAGCGTTATACCCTGCTTCAAGGATCTTTTTAAGAGCACGCTCGCAAGCAACCGTATTTATATTATGCGCAGCTCTATTCTTTTCAACCCTATGTATTTTTAATACAACAGCGCCATCGAAATCTTCAAGGACTTGCGGATGTTCAGTAAGAAGAAAAAGTAAATAAGTATTAATATTTTTAAGAATTGTGCCCTGCGTAATTTCTACTGCGCGCTCGTAAGAAGCGCTTGGTGACTTGTCTATCAGTTCTTCTTTTGTAATTAAATTAATCATTATATCACTCCTGTTATTATTAGCTCCAATACACTCCATAACAATCATCTTTACAAAAAGGTGCTACATCATAATCATTAATATACCACTCTTCTATTACTTCATTTATGGCTTTTATAATTGCACGCTGCAATGGGTCTTCTCCTTCATAAATATTATCATGGGGTAAATAACAAGCATAGATTTCGTGAAGTTTCCATTCAGTAGTCGCGCGATTGGCAATTTCTTCTTTCATAGCCATATCAATTCTATCCCTAAAATATTTAGTTAATTCTCTCTGTAAAGCTTCCATATTTTTTCCTTCCGCTACTCTAATATTATTGTTAAAACTATACTTGCAATAGAAGAAATCATAGCGATGGCGCAAACTATATGTGTTCTGAGCTGCATCTTGCGCGCTTTCGCTATTTCTCTATCTATATCTTCCAGTTGCGCGTCATTAAGTTTCTGCATAGCATTTAATGTATCGGTAACTTCTTCAAAATACATATCAACAGCGTCCATTGTTTCGTCATAGCGTCTGCTGACTCGCGCGGTTTCTGTTTCTAAATGTTTTATAATTTCTTCAACTTTTTCTCTATTGTATTTACAACTTTCCGTTAAATGCTGTAATTCTTCTGTGTTTTCAGAAGTGGTCTTAAACATTTCCTGTATAACTGATTCACTTTTACATGAAAACTGATCTGGCTCTACATTTTGACAATTAGAATCACCCTTTTTGTTTATAATATTATAACTCATTAAATAAAAGTCTCCCTTCTTTCTTCTATTGTAAATTCAAAACTTAAATCGTCATAGAAAGCTACATTACTTAACTCATATTTTTCAAGTAGCGGCGCTATGACCTGGCGCATTAGTGCCTTGCAGCATTCGCGCCATTCATCTTCATAGTCTGAATCTTCAAAACCAAAGGCAAAAGTAACTGGAAATGATTTTTCTTCAATTCCTTTTGCAATAGCTTCAAATATTTTATCTATTAGTTCTTGACGAATTAATTTTAGCATATTAATCCTCCCATCCTAACCATATAGATATAATCCATTCTTCATTAATACCGACAAAGTATTTGGTTCTAATATCATAACCTAAGTTTTTAAGTGGTAGTAGTAAATCTAATTCACAAGCGCCTTTAAATTCATTCATAGAATTAAAATTACTTTTTGGACAAGAGAAGAAAATGTTTATCCATGTGTAATCTTTCTCCGCAGCATTTATTAACCATTTCTGTAAATCTTCATAGAAATCTGCAACACCTTCCATTTTTAAACGCGGTCGCGCAGTTATTTTCTTTCTTAATTCTGTTGCTGTTATCATTTTTCTTTATTTCCTTTCCTTATCTTTAATAATATTATATCAAAAATTTTATTGTTTTTGAATTTTGAGATTTTAGAAAGTTAGTCTGTTATTTTTGTATAAAATTGCCAGTCTAAATTTATATTAACAAGTTTTGTAGTTAAATCATTTCTGTCTTTATGAATTATATTAAACTTTGGTTTATAATAGTTTATTAAAACTTTTTCTAAGAAATCCATTTCTTCTTTAGAGCCACATTCTACATAATAAACTATTCCAGAAAAATCTTGTAATTTATCTTGGGTATGCTGCTGAATTCTTTGTGTTAAAGAAATTGTTTGTCCTATATAAACAATTTCTTTATTAGTATCCTCATATTTATAAAGATAGAATCCTTGTGGTTTTTCAGAAAAAGTATGATTATTATAATATTCGCGTTCTACAGTAAAACCGCAACCGAATCCGCCTGCCGTGTTAATTTCTTTAATTGCTGCAAGCGCTTTGTTTACTATACTACAACTTAAATCAACTTTACGTGCTATTGTAGCGCTATCTATAATACTATTATTATTGTCTATTAAACAAAGAAAAACTTTTAATAAATTACTCCAATCGACAGAGGTATTTGTTGTACTTGCTTTATATATTTTTATTGTTTCAAGCCATTTCCGGTCTATCTGTATAATATTTTTATTATTATATTTTAAAATTAATTTAATCGTATATGTAGTTTTTTTAATACTATATTCAAGTATTTCTTTTTTTGTTAAACTATTTAAAGCATTTTTTATATTTTTTTTATTTGTACTACTATAGCTTAAATTTAAGAATTCACACATATTTCTAAGTGTGCTCTTATAAACTTTATTATTATTTTTTAAGGCTAAAATCATTATAAGTATTTTAAATTCATTTTTATTTAATTCCATGTCTAATATTTCTTTATAGAATTCAAATGTTCCTTTATCGGAAATATTTTTATTTTTAAGAACATAACGCATTGCTTAACTCTCCTTTGTATGTTATAGTAAAAAAAGTCCCCTTTGCTGGGGACTTTCTTAAAATCTATCAATGAAATTCGAGGCGAAAAACATTAAATTATGCAATAGTAGAGAACTGTAATTTATCAAGATTCCCGTCGACAAAATCCAGTAAAGTGTTTACTGTGAGCGCTTCCGGAGAAAGGTCTGAGAACGGTGTATCTTTAGGAGCTTCATGAACTATGTTTATCTTAAGAGCTGATGCAAAAGCTTCAAATCTATATGTGCTAGACATACGATTTAATAATGCTTCTATAAACTTTGGATAATCGCGCGAAGGTACTGCGCCTTCAGCAACATTTCCGCCATAAACATAGAAAGTCTTATTATTAAATATGCCGAGTGACAATGAACTCTTATCTGCAAAAGCAAGTGGAAGAGGTGCGCTTATGAGTTTTGAGGAGTCAAAAGTCGCACGCTCGCGCATTTCATCATCTTTACCTTCTGTCATAAAGAACTGGAACTGTTTGTTAGATTTTGCGTTAAAAGCATTAAGAGTTAATATAACTGGTTCATTTACATTATTGATATAGAATGATTCTGCTGCTCCCTTAGGCGCTGGCGCGTTTGTCATATCTCCAGAATAAATGATTTCACCATCTCCAGATATATAATTACTATTCCAACCAAAGTGTCTAGTAGGAGTATGCGCGTGTAAGTCTAAGTCGCAACCGAGTTCATCTGGATCATTAACCCAATGAACGCCTATGGTAAAAGCGTTTTCTTTATCAGTTGCGCTTATAGCCGTTCCCCATGGAATTGCACCCGAGAACTGCTTCTCTGAGTATGGGACCGCATAGCTGATTCCGCGCGGTATATAAACAGTCATTCCTTCATAGTTCTTTAACCTCTTGCGCAACTCAATGCTAATTGCGCTAGCTGCGCGAATCTTATCAAAAACTTTTCCTTCTTTTTCTTCTTCTCTAACCCATATCTTTCCATTGCGAATCTGGAATAAACGAGTGCCAGAAGGTACTGCAAGCGCGTTATAAAGCTTTATCAGTTCTCTGTTGGTTGCGCGCGCGATTATTGTTGCCTGTTCTTCTGAATTTAAGTTTACAAAGTTCTTGATGGTATTCGCGGACTGCGGCTTATGGTACTTAACAGCAAGTCTACGTATCTTATTGATAACGCTCGCAGTTTCCGGTATCTTGAACGCAAGGAATAAAGGCTTATATCTGTAGAAGATAGAAGCGAGCGCTTTCATTTCATCTTCTGTAAGAGAATTGATAAGTTCTATATTATTGCGCGCTGCACGCTTTATTATATTAATAAGATTCTTGTTCTTAATGATAAGCGTTTCCTTAGTCGCGCAATACACCAGATATCTGAAGAGCGTCTCTGGATCTAAAGGTTTTATACCGCGTTCCGCGCACATCATTATCATTAATTCTCTGGATTTTACTTCTTCTGGCGCAATTGTTGCCAAAGACGCAAGAGCGCGATAATAGTGAATGTTCTGAGCCTTTGGCGCGACAGTAGTTGCGAAAAGTTCATTAATCCTCTCCAAAGATCTTGAGGCTGATTCCGCGCGTATGATAGTTATTTTGAGCGCTTTTGTTTCTTCTGGAGTAAATGTGCGCGCGCCCACTACGAATGGAGTAGTAAAGTTAATTCCATAAGTTGTAAGATAATGAAGTATCTGTGTTAAATAGAATTCTTCTCGTGACATATTAGCAACTGCCGCGAATGATTCTATTAATGTTCTATTAAAAGTTTCGTTGTTATAACCGTAAAAGCTTATTGCTGTTTGCGCGATAGCTTTAGGAACGGAAGACATAGGTAAATCGTTCTCGTCTATAAATATAATACCGCTATGCAAGAGCGTGTCACAAGTCATAACATGCTCGGTTTTGTGATTGTCTGTTGTTACTGTTTTTGTAAGAACTAAAAGCGCTATCTGCTGCATATTTGTAAATGTAATGTTATTCATATAGATTGTATCCTTTCATTTATGTATTTCTTAACTTTTTCTATAATTATTATAACAAATTTTTTCGAGAATTTGAATATGGTTATTATAAAACAGAATGTCATTTTAAAAGGGATAATATCTTTCTGACGCTACGCTTTCACTATTCGCTTGTTGTACTCAAAGATAATAGAGTTTGTTCGCTAGCGCTCACTGCACTCTATTACTCTTTTCGTTAGCAACGTCTCATAGTGAAAGCTACGCTTTACTAAATTATGAGAAAATGGTAAAATCAGAATAGTCCACTTTTTTAAAGTTCCATGTCTCAGAATAGTCCACTTTCTGACTCTCAAAAGCGATACGGTTAAAGACCGCGCAGTGAAAGCAGTTGAAAAACAATGATGAATAAGAATGTTGAAATTTTCGGACTCCTAATTAATATTAAGACTCCGAAAATTTCAACATTTCAGCGAGTATAGTTATATTTATTGATTTTACTGCGCGGCCGCGTCATTAGG